TTATCCGCAGACCGCCTTTCGGCGGTTTCGTCGTTTACGACTCATCAGTGCGGCTCACCAAACACTCCCCCAATCAGGGCGGTTAGACAGCTCGGTAAACTCTCGCCCTTTGCGATCTGCCTCGTCTACCTCGCCATCATCGGGGAAGTCAGACACATCCAGATCGTACACATCTACATCGATTCCAGCATTTGCAATGACAGATTGAACCAGGCCACCGCGAACCTCCACAGCTGCCTTGACATCAAGTTCTTTCTCTTGAATTTGCCACTGTTCATATTCGCACTTGCAGTCATCAGAAATTTCAGCCTGGTTTTCGTCGCAAGTCCAATGAAAATCTTCGGATGGTTCTGTGAGATCGTTAATTCCCCAACTTTCAAGGGCGGCGCGATACTGTTCTTGCATTACCTCCTGTGCCTTTTCTTTAGTCAGAAAAATATCTGCATCTGCATCCCACATAGAGGAAGTGTCCTGTTTATGCACCAGCATGTAAACTTTCATCATTAACACCCTTTCAGCTCTTTTTCGTGGATTTGCCACTGGTCATATATGCAGTTGTAGTCATCACAAATTTCAGCCATATCGTCCCTACAGCTATACCTTTTTGCGGGGAGAGAGCCATCCATCGGATCGGCAACATATCCATTGATACAGCCTCTACTTCTAAAAGCAGCCTGATACTGTTCACGCATGACGCGCTGCGCTTCATCTTTTGTGGTGAAAACATCAACTTCAGCATCCCATTCACATCTATCATTCTGATAGACCATAACATAAACTTTCATGTTCTGTTTCCTTTCACAAAAATATGAGAAGAAGCCCTCATTATTTGAGGGCTTCAAACTCATTTCATTATTTATCGAGCAGCAACCAGGCTGGTCATACGGTCAAGCAGCTTGTGGCCGTCCATGATTCTTCCCCAGTTGTTTTCCTGGTAGGTCTTGGAGGCACGACGCGGAGCAGAGTGAGATACCATGTCACTCATAGCGTTTACCACGCCCCAGGCCGTGTTTAGGAATTGCGCAATGTCCGGGCGAAGATAGCACACCATAAACTCGTCCTTGGCCTTCTGAACACTGTTCTTTTTGCGGTCAGAATCGTCATCGTCAACAGGGAACATCTCATCCAGCAGCTTGTTCAGCTCTTCATCGGTGACTTTGGTATTTGCCAGCTTGTCCGCATACTCCGCCAGCTCACCCATGTACGCATCGGCCATTTCCAGGCACATACGCGCCTCCTGCATCTTGTGATCGATGTCCCCAACATGTTTGGTAGACCAGCTACGCACAGCGGAATTGAGCGCCAGATTCAAAGTGTTATTGCACACCACACGGATAGGGGTCATGCACACGCGGATAGAACCGCTTCCGTCATGCGTGTTAGAGAAACACAGGTACGGCTCCACATCATCGCCCACGATCTTCTGAGCAGGCATCCGCGCCAGCAACCAGATTTTTTTGCCATTCTGGAGGCTGCCAGCAGTTTCATAGCGAACATCGCCGCCAATCAGCTCGTCGGTAAAGCTGAACGCCTCCGCATTTTGCACGATCTGATAGCGGTCAGACACAACACCAAGGACAGCGCCGTCCGAGCTGCGGACATTTGCCTTGAAGTTTTCAATCTTAGCTCCGCCGCACACCTGAATACTACGCTGCTTGACCTCCCAATCCAGGCCGGCCAGCCGCAATGCGTCAGCACTGGTGGGCGCTTCCTCAACGCAAGTCCCAAGGCCGTGCCACGGCTTCTCACGAACATAAAACATAGTCTCAACATTTGCTGCCATTTGAATTACCTCCTAAGTATTTTGGTTGTAGGTTGTAGGTGAATTTGTCTTCCTATTACATCTACCGCTTGAGCGCGGAAAAAATAAACCAACTGCTAAAATTTATTTTTCATCGCACAGAATCAAGACTTCATCCTTGCTCCAGCCATTCTCTTCGCAGACCTTCCAATCGTCCTCCGAAAAGTCCAGGGTGGAGCCGACGCTGCTATGGTAGTCCATGATAGCATAGGGGAGACCTTCATCCTCCCATTGCCAATCCAATACGCCATAGCGCTGGAGATACCACGCCTTGCTTTCTTCAATTTTCTTTCGCAGAGTAATCATCAGAACACATCCTCATCCAGCAGAATTTCCGCAATATTGATGGAATCCACACCGGTCATATCGATTTTATCAACCAGCTTTTTCATGGCCTCCTGCCTGGAATTTGCGGATACGATATAGCCACGCGCCTGATTGCAAAAGCGGACAACGACGGAGAATTTCGGGATATAAACATCCTCCATGAATTCCTCTTTCGTCAGGCCGTCCACTACATCCTTGCCGCAAGCGGGGCAGGGGCAGAAGGTGTGGCCGGGGGCAACCTCTTCAGACTGCAAAATGTCGGCGGAGAACCAGCGCCCGCAGCCCTCGCAATTGGTAATGGCATTTACTTCCCACTCTTGATCGTGGCACTGCTCACACTCGATATATTCGCGGTCAGTCCCCTCGTTGATGGTATAAACGGTATCTTCATCCTCATTGATAACGCGGCCGCACACAGCACAAATCTTAATCTTCATTTGAAAAGCACCTCCTATTATATCTACCGCTATAAATGCGCAAAAATAAACCGCTTATAAAAAATAAGCGGTGAAATATGGGGTAGGGTTTTTGAACGGAACCCTCCAAAACCGTATCGTATCAGGCCGGCACAGCTTCCACCTCCGTCTCATTCTTTACAGCGCTGAGCCGTGCCTTTTCAGCGGCTTCAGCCGCAGCCTGACGCTGCCGGTCATACCGCTTGACGCGCTTCTCAAATTCCGCATCGGAATCCATCGGCATGTTGCAGGTTTTTCCGCCAGCCTTGCCGATAACTCCCTTGGCAGGAGCGGCGGGCATCACATCGTTTTTGAAAACCACGCCATGCACACCGGCATACTTGCCCAGGCCAGACTTCTTCAGATTGCTATTCATATTCAGTTCCTCCTTATTATTTCTGGGCATCGCCCATTGATTCACAGAATTCCTTAAAGGTTTTATTTGCGTTGTATTTCTCGATGAACGCATCATACTTGGAGATTAACTCCTGGGTATCACGACTGCCCTCCCTTAACTTGAGAATTTCATCCTCCATGGCCTTGTTAATATTGCTTCTGATGTAGTGGCCTAATGAAGATGAATCAAAATATGTTTCCCGAACGACTTTGCCATCCAGCAAAATTTCTTCAAACAGCCTAACATCGTATGTAGCGTCTGAGAAATAATGCACAAGGTAAAAAGTGATTGCATCGTCCAGGCTGGAATACTTGCGGGATTGATAGCGATCCCACGGCTCACCATGGTTGAAGATCCCCTTGCAGATGTAATCCCAATCCTTTTTGTTATTCACGAACTCGACGGTATATCTTGTTTCAATATTCACGGCGCTGTCCTGGTAGGAAACCATGAAATTTCACCTCCTATTATATCTACCGCCGAATCCAGGTGAGAATTTACTCACCCTCAGAAAAATTTTCGTTTTCAATATCTCCGCCGATGCTGAACACCTCATAGGCGGCAGACTCCAGGCGGCTGATAGAGGCCGTGGCGGTCGGCTCCCGCTCCTTGATTGCGTCCGCCTCTGCCGTCATGATGTCATTCACCAGATTGAACGCATCCACAACGTCATCATCGGAAACAATCAAAACGGAATACTTTCTTTTAATCTGCTCCAGCGTTTCCTTTTTCAAATACATGGTTACATCTCCTTATGAAAATTTTGATTGAATGTATCAGAGTATGCGGCAACGCCATTCCAGTCATCGTAGCGCACTTTTTCCTTTTGTCCGCCGCACTCAAAAATCAGGTTAGCTCTCGGCTCGCTGCCGTCTTCAAATACCCGGCGCTTTCCGCATATATACCACTTTGCAAACGGTTCACGCCTGGACACCTCGCGCAGATAATAGCGGCCATCCTCACCGCGATACACCTGCCGCCCGGTTCCCATCTCAACCTCAACAAACTTGACGGGGATAATTTTGTCCGGGTTTCTGGCCTGGTCATTGTAATAATTGTTTTGCGACACTTCCAGGCACCACATATCCATAGAGGAATAGTGCTGAAGCTTGACATTTTCTCTTATGTAGTCTTCACCCAGGCGCATATAGGTATCAAGTCCCATAAAGAGAACACCAACATGAGAATCATCATCAATGGCCGTGATTTTTACCTTGTCATCCAGACACGACGGACGCATCCCGATAAGCACATATTCTTTTTTGTCTCTGTCCGTGGGAGAAGAAAAGGAAACAATCATTGTACCATCTTCCTTTCGTACTTTTCGATCTGCCGCATGGTCAACCACTCCGGCTTTCCATCCTTGGGAAAACTATTCCAGATTGCTTTCATGTAGGCGATCTGAAGCTGCACACTTCCAGCCCACAGGTATTTCTCAACCATATTGCCAAAGCCCAGGAAATACTCGCAGTCCATCTTCATCCTGGACAACAGTTGATAGCGGAAGATTTCATCCTGATGGACAACCAGGTTGATTTCATACTGCTGCCGCTCAGAAATTGGGTTCATAACATTGCAACTGCATTTCGCAGTCTTCATATTCAACATTGCAACCACCCCCTATTATATCTGCCAGGCCAGAGTTAAAAATCTTAACCTTGAAATAAAAAAAGCGGGGATGACTCCCCGCTTTTTATTTCAATCCACAGCATACACCAGCTCTACGCCGTCACGGTCAGCGAAAAACTTTTCGGCCACCGGACAACGGCTGCACAGCGCTCGATTGCATTCACCAGGGGCGCGGCAGGCCGCACCATTCACGCCGCAAATCTCAGGGACTTCTCCCTTTGCGTGAAGAACAATGCGCTTGCCGGTCAGCTTTTCAGTAACCAGCCGTTCCAGATACCGCAGGGCGGTTTTGTCATCGCTGAAAATCTGAGTCCCAATCTTCCATCCCCATCTGCTTCCATAATGCTCAGGGTCTTTCTCTACGGGGATCTCATCGCCATTGCTTAAATGAATCATCCAGTGCTTTTCGTCCAGCACCTCCGCATTAAGATAAAGGCTATCTGAAACATACATCTCGACCATGATACAAACCTCCATATCTTTTTGGCTTCCTATTACATCTAACGCACGACAACGGCAAAAATTAACCAGTAAAATAAAAAAACGACGCAGATTTTCTGCGTCGCATATGTATTCCTATTCAGTTTTCTTATTCGCCGGAGAGAATGGCATCCTTAAAATTTTCCACGGCTTCATCTTTCAAAATCTCAGAATAGTGGGTGCTGATAGCGATATATTCATCCGAAAGACTTTCCCTGGTAGCGGTCAGAAGATTGTGCGCCTCTTCCACGGTTCCGCCAAACTCATCCGCAGAAAAACCCTCTTCCACGAAAAAATCCACCATTGCGGCCTGGGCAGACTTCAGCGCATCTTCCGCACCCGTCCCATCCGCATAGGAATTCCAGGCGGACATCTCATCCATCGCCAGATTGAACAGCTCATCATGCTTTTCAACCGCTGCTTCCGCCGCTGCTGCAATTTCTTCCGTGTTCCCGGACTCAATGATATCATACATTGTAGTCCGCTCTTTCTGTTCTGTTACAGAGCAGGCGCACAGAAAACACATCAGCATGACAGAAATAAAAAGACAGCACTTCTTCATCTTTCCGCCCCTCCAATCGTGGTAGGTGATAGCACCATTCTATCACCCCCACGACGATAAATCAATCTTAAATCACACCAAGGTTTTTCAGGGCGGCTCGTCCAACGGTTTCAATATGAACATCGTGGCATCCGTATTTATCATACCAGGAGCAAAGCACCTCCGTGCCGACAAACGCCCTCAAACAATCCCAGGCCAGCCGGTTTTCAAATACCTTATACCGCCCGCTTGCCTTGAGCCTGGGCGCATAGGCTTTAATCTGGTCAATATTCTTTTGAAAGACAGCTTGAACGCCGTCCAGCTCAGCTTTTAGCTTCATACTCCTGCACCTCCTGAGCATCCATTTCCCTGATGTATTCGATTTTTGCGCCACGCAGCTTCCATGCCTTGATATACTCGCGGCCACGCTGCCGGGCTTCCGTCTTATTCTTTGCGGTGCATTTCATCTCACCGCTTCCTCCGTCCGCATCGCTGATACATACGGCATAGTGCTTCACATCGTCCACAATCTCGAACGAAACGCCCTCGATAAAGAGGACGGTTCCGTGGCCTGGTAGAAAAGCGGTTCGCCGGCCTTTCCACTCAGGATGATCGCCGCGAACATCTTCAAAGGTTCCGCGATACGCTTTCGGGATTGCAAGGTATTGAGATTTTGTAATTCGCTCCATGGTTTTATCCCTCCTATTATACCTACCAGGTTAAAACGGAGATAATTTACCATCCATCAAAGATTTATGATGGAAATGGTGAGGTCAAACAGATAGGCTTTTATCTCGTTGATAAAGCCCTCTTTTGTGTCCACCACATGGAAGATAAACTCCTTTTCAATCCGCCTTTGCAGACGCTTCCACTCCCAGGTCAGCACCAGCTTATTGGGATAGTTGTCAGCGATAGATGGAGTGATGGTAAAGGTGCTTTCACCAATCGCTGGGAGAATGTCATCCGTGAACGCCTCCAGCGCCAGGAGAATTTCATCCAGAATATCTTTCCGCTTTTCAAGAATCAGCGCTTCATTCATTCCAATCATTTCAACCGCTCCAATCCATTAAATTTTGGTTTCTGTTATATCACACAGTCCAGAACGACAAAAATTAACCGAAAAAATAAAAAAGGCGGGGGAATTTTTCATCCCCGCCAGTCTGTTACATGATGAATGGGCTGTTCAGCTTGTCGCGCCCCTCTTTCATCAGAGCCAGCGCCTTGGCATCGTCCACCGTGGAAGCGATTTGACAAAGCACCTTGTAATTCTTCTTGGGCTGCTGCGCCCCGCTATCCACACGATAGCCCAGGCCGTTGCCGCGCATCATATCCGTTCCCTCAATCGGTTCATACACCTGCACATGAATAGAGGGCTGCTGCGCCACCGTCCGAAAGTTTTCCACCACATCATGATATCCAACCGTGACGCGGAGAATCCGCCCATCTTCCAGCTTGATATCTCGAATGGCCTGCTTTTCGCCCCAGGTGACAAAGTGCATCACATCCAGCTTAAAGCCGCCGCTCAGTTGCCCGTTCCACTTTTCGATCTGCGCCCTCGTGATTTTTGCCATGATAAAATCCTCCTATTCTTTATTCAACGGCGATCCGCTTGCAATCGCCGGAAAGAACACGCTCCAGCTTGCTTTTTACGCTGCCAAGGTTTTCCGCCTGGAGCTTTGCCATGCCGCGCTCCATCTGGTTCGTGCTGCGCCGTGCCACCTGCTCGTAGTAGTTGATGGTCAGCTCCAGAGCGCTCACCGTCCAGGTGATTTCCGTTTTCGTCAGCTTTTCCATTCATTACACCTCCAGGCCGCGCCGCATCTTCATGCCGTCCACAACGGCGCAGATCGCGCTCATTGCGTCCATATAGGCATCCATTTCCTCATACTTGCCATCCGCCCGGCTGCTGCTCGACCACTGCCCATAAAGCATCACGGCCATATCACGGATGTTTTGCAGCTCAATGTCCGTCCGGCCATCCAGCTCCAGCACCTTCTTGACTTGCGCCGCCTCTTCCTGGTCAATCCAGCCACGCTCTTTCGGTTTGAAGTTTTCCTTTAGCTCCATGATGGAGTGAAAATCGGTTTTGGTTGTCATGGTAACATCTCCTTCTGTTATATCTTCCGCCGTTCATCAAGGGGAATTAACCACAGATGCAAATTTCTTTCGTGAAAATTAAGTACAGTCCAAAAGGCAGGAGAAGAACAACCGCCGTTGCATCCCTATCTTCCGGGGTCTTTCCAGTAGCGCACACCAGGCAAATCAGGATGGAGAGAAGTACGAAAACCAGCCCATAAAGTTTCTGTTTCCGCATCAGCTTCCGCCGCTGTTCCCGTGTTTTCCGCCGCATCATCCGTGTGTTTTCCATTTTCTGTTCCCTCCGTCTGTTCTACTTATTAAAAGAGATTCACACCATCAGGCATGATATAAAGGCTGCTTCCGCTATGCTCGACCTTCCAGCCCTCCAGGTGGTAGGCATCCACCATGGGCAGGTAAACGGGATTCTTCCAGCCATCCACCACCAGGCGAAAGTCCAGCCCATCCACCAGGACGGAAACGACTTGACGGGAAACGGTGCCGTCCGTGATAACCACCAGGCCACCGGACGCAATCCACGCCGCCAGCCCCATTTCCAGCGTGGGAAGCTGTTCCACACTGTTACAGCGCTGCATATCGTCATCCACCGCGCCCAGGTTGAACACACGCCCCAGGTAGTAGCGCCGCGCCTCGTCCAGCGTCCCATTAAAGCCAGTTTCAAAGCTATCGCCGTTTTCAAAGCCGATCTTGAAATACAACATGGAAAAATCCCTCCGCTTTATTCGTAAATCTTTCTACTATACCATCCAGAGTTAAAGGGCAGAAATTTACTAAGGCATAAAAAAAACGACACGGATTTTTCCGTGTCGTATATCTGTATTTACTTTATAGGTAGTTAATGTATTCGCATGTTTCTGCCACTAAATCCAGTCCAATTACACGCCCATTTTCAAGCTCATATTCATAATTCGTTACCGAACTTGACATATATTCATTATTTGAATAAACAGATTGATTTATAGATTGACCAGGAGATAGAGAAACGGCCAGCGTCCGTGAATCAGATCTTATAATTGTATTGTCGGCATCTGTAAAACAGACAGTAAATGAAATTCCAGATATCGTTCTATCACTATTATTTGTAATTGTCCAAGTTTCATTATATGTTGTAAAACTTTCCAGTGTTTCATCGATATACCTGGATTCTTCATCCAAATGAAAACTTAAAACATTATATGAATCAAAGTCATTATCAGAAACGCTACCGCATCCAGACAGGCCACATAAAACCAATACACCTAAAACAAAGGAAAACAATTTTTTCATGCCATCCACACCATCCAAATTAACAGAATATAAATCTTTGCTGTTCATGCTATGGAGAGCTATCCACACTGTTCATCTTCAGAAATACATTTGCGAACATATTCCAGAAGAACAGCTGATATTGTTTTCCCTCGCCGCTCCGCATACGCCTTAAATGCTGCGTGTTCCTCCAGGTTGACAGTACAAGCTATATTCTTTGTGTTGGCCTTGTTCCACTTTGCGCTTGCCCGCTTTTGTGCATCTGTGGTTGCCATCTTGAATCCCTCCTATTATACCATCCAGCGATAAAACCGAATAATTAACCTGAACGGCAAGAAAAAAGTTGACAATATACTCTAAATGTTATATAATAGGTATATAGAAAGAGGGCGGATGGTCGCAACATCCGCCCCGCCTGACAGACGAAAGAGAATCCATCAGACACGGGGCAAGCCCCGCCTATGGCTATTCTACCACGGATGCAGGAAAAAAGAAAGAGGGTTTTTCCATGTACGCCATTATTCAGCACAACAGCAACTTTCCAGATCGTGACACCACAATTAAATTGAACGCATCCGTTCACAACATCGGCTTTTCATCCGTTAAGTTTTGCAACTGCCTTTTCTTTAAGCTGTTCCGATTCCCAAGAAAAGAGCTTTTGCAACATATCCAAGAACGGGAATACGGGGAAATTGTTCAAGTAAAATCTTTCATCCGTGTTTGCATCAAGAAACAGTATACAGCCGTTTGTTTGGTTGTCCGCTATTCCATTAGAACCGCTGGAGAATCCAAGAACCAACATGTTATCACGGAAAAAGAAATGGTTTTCAAGGTTCAAGCTGAAAAGAAAGAGTTAATCGCCCTTGTCCGTCCTTATCTATCCAGACTTTACGAATCCAACAAGAAAGAGGACGCCGATCTCATCCGGTCTTATTTTGAAGAGTATGTAAATCCTACTTCCTTATCGTCCATCGCAAGCAGAATAACAAGAGACCAGGAAAAACGGGCGGCTGCAATGTTAGCGGCCTATTTCGGATTTTGACCATCCATTATACCATACATCAATCATATCCAGAAATTAACCAGAGGCGGGGAGAAATTCCCCGCCATCTGTTTTTCTTTTGGGGATTGATTAACTTATTCCTTACGCCGCCACCATGCCAGAGGCCACCAGGTCAGCGCGGATTTTCTTCAGCCGCTTGCAGACAGCCGGCTCAGAGATTCCAATCATCGCCGCAATCTCTTTGCTCAGGTATCCATCACGGATTCCCTCAATAATCATGCGGTCTTTTTCGTCCCGTCCGTTCACGAATTCATCCAGCGCCAGCCGGGAAACGACGGCGGGTTCCGTGTTGTCCTTGCGGTTCGTCGCTACGGTTTCCAGCGCGTCCACCTGTTCGCCGTTCTTGTCGGTGATGGTATCCACACGACCGCGCCCGCGCTTGATATCGTCGTTGTAAACCTTGCGGATAGCGTCTTTTGCGGAGCGATACACCAGAGAGGTGAGAGAGATATTGACCTTGCCAGCCGCCGCCCGCTTTGCGTTCAGCGCTTCCAGATAGTCAGCGTCCAGCCGGTCCGCCAGCTTCAGCCACGCCTCATTCACCAGCCCATCAAGGCCATGGTATCCCAGGAACCACGCTACAGTCTCGTTATACTGCAAATAGTGATCTTCCGTGCTGTAGCCGATCTCGTTCTTTGCCGCCCGCTTGACACAAGCCGTCAGCATGTTGATCTGCTCTTTCTCGCTCATCGCCTGCCACTGGTTCAGCACATTAGCGTTCTTGACATGTTCCCACGCCATTTCAAGGCAGATGGAGAACACAGGGCGCAGGCCGTCCGGCTGCTTGTTGGCGTGGTAAATTTCCCATGCCTTGCTCATAACGTCGTGAAGGTTGTATTTCATGGTAAAAGCTCCTTTCTGTTTACACGCCATCAAAGCGCCACTTCGTTTATCTTGATTTCATAGTCCTTACCATCTGCAAAGTCGCGGATAATCACGCTGTTTGCATCTCCATCGACGATTTTATAACCAGCTTTTGCCAACGCCGATTCAATGATATCGAAAATATCTTTGTTCACGGTTTAAGCTCCTTTCAAATCATCAGGCGGTTTGCGCCGCTGTTTGTCCTTTCTTTTGGGTTCCCACGACCCCCGCAGGGGTTTCGGCTTGTTCCCGTCAAGCTCTCATCAGGTGGGCATCAGCTGAAATAGATGTTATAATCGTTTTTGGTGATGTTCGGGTTCCCCTCGTACACGCTGTAAATAAAGCGGCTGTTTTCGACTTCCTCGCCGTTTATGTACCATTCGCAGGAGCCTTGCCAGCATCCCAGGTTTGGGAAGTCCCGCCGGTTCGTGATAACTCCCGTTGTAATCCCTACGGCCTCCAGCGCCTCATACATTGCGCGGATTTCTTCCGGTTCACGCCATCCACCAAAGCGGGAGGCTATCCGGTTCGCCTCTGCAATCTGTTTCCGCGTCGCTCTCATATACAAGCCCCTTTCTTTAAGCCCCAGGCGGAGCGGGGACAGCGCCCCGCCCGCCGTGATTGATTAACTAATTCCTTAGATGAAGTACATGCTGCCGTTGTACTCAAGCGCCACGGCCTCTTGACCCATCTCGTGCTTTAGCTCGTTGCAGAGGGTAACAACATCGTCGATGTACTTTTCAGCCGCTGCCGTATCACAATAGGCGAAAACCATCGTCGTTTTCTCAGCCACCAGAGCGCCGTCCTGAGCCACCCAATACCCACGAGCGGGGGAGGAAGTAGCACCGCCGAAACACTCAGACAGCAGACGCGCCACGCGCTCAACCTGCGCTGTATTGTCGATCTCCTTGTTGATGTCCACCGTCGCGGGGACATACACCGTGATTTTGCTTTTCAGGGGGATGAGGTCTTTCAGTTTCATTTTGCCGATCTCCTTTCAGATTGATTAGCTGGTTCCTTTCTTCCGTCCATCCGCCGCCCGGCAAAGGGGAGGCGGTGAGCTGAAGTGGATTAACTATCTCCTTAACTCTGGTATCATTATACCGCACTTTATGGGCGACGTCAAGAAAAAACCGCTCAAAATTTATCGCTTTTCGCTTGAATAATAGCCAAACCTGCAAGGCTTTATTTGTGCAACATGACGAACCGAAAGCCTGCCAGATCGACACACGCCAGCCCCGGCCAACCACCACCGCCACGGCCTGGACAGCCCAGCACCTACCCCACCCAAGGCCAACACCCAGCCCCAGCGCATAGCAGGCCAGCACCAGAGGACAGCAGAGGAACGCCAGCACCCAGGAGAGAGGGCAGAGGGAGACAGCAGCACCAAAGCCCAGAGACAACACCCGGGAGAGGGAGAGGACGCAAGACAGGGAGAGGACAGCGGCCAGCACCTGCACCCAAGGAAGCCAGCACAGCAACCAAGGCCAGCAGGAGAACAGAGGGACACCCAGCCGCCCCAGCCGATGCAATCCCCCAGCCAGCCAGACAGCAGAGCCAGCGCCGCCCAGGAGATGGAAGGGAGAGGACAGAGAGACGGGAGAGAAGGGAAAAAGAGGAACGGCCAGAAAATGACAGTAAAAGAGCGCCGCCCAGCCTGCACCCCCGACAGAGCCAGCGCCCAGGCGCTCCGGCCATACTGCCAGCAGTCCCAGCATACACGGACAGAGGACAGCCCAGGAGAGCGCCAGAGAATAGGGGAATCAATTCCGCTTTTGTGGAGTATGCAGAACTGCCCTTGACCAACGCCACCCACGCTATCCCAGGGGAGGCAAGGCAAGGGGGATACTTTACATTTTGAGCGCCACCGCCACGGCGAAAAATCCGCCTTGTACCCCATTCTCCACACCTCTAAATCTTTCACCCAAACAAATTCCTTACATCACCACCTTGTTCATCGTACTATTCTTTGCCTTAAAGATTATTCGAGAACGGGTTCGACTCAATAGGTTGATCATCGCCTATTTCTTTGGAATCAAGATTTCTTTCAACATCTCCTAACGGGTGGATTTGGCAAGGAAATCTGCGTTGAACATCGTGTTATATTTTCACCCTTGCCTTATAAGGAAGCAAATAATCAACTTTTTCACCAGATTTCATTGACAAAGACACCCCGCTCTGCTATAATTATAAACAAGGAGATACCGTAACTTTTGCCCGTACAGCAACGGTAATTTCCATTAGTAAGAATATAGTTAAATTATCTTTTATGGAGGTATCACTATGGAACAGTACACCGAGAATGCAATTGTTACGGTAGCACTTCACCCTGGCCTGGAACAGTTCTTCAAGCAGCAGAGACCTCACAATTACAAGAAGAACGAACGGCAGACCGTATACCCTATCAAGAAGCATGAGGAAATCATTGCTATGGCGAATTGGCTTCTTGAGCATAAGGATCGGAAGTATGTGCTTGCCTTTACACTTGGTATCAACCTGGGACTCCGAGCCAATGAGCTTCTGTCCTTAAAGATGAACCAGGTTTTCTGCCCTGATGGATCTGTAAGGATGAATGATGATATGGAGGACACCTCTGACGGCATCGAAATCCTACAGAGCAAGACGGGAAAGTTTAGAACGGTGTTCCTTAACCAAGCTTGTAAGGATGCGTTGGAGTGGTGTTTCCCAGAGAGGGGGAGCTATTTACATTGTAATGGCTACCTGTTTCCCAGCAGAGAGGGAGGTTCTATTCAAGTCGGGACTTTTCGTAAGGTTCTGAAAGATGCGGCAAAGGCATGTGGAGTGAAACAGAATGTTGGAACCCACACTTGCCGTAAGACATGGGGCTGGCACCAGTACAAGTACAACTCTGATAAGGCGAACCTCGACATTTCGATGCTTCAGAGAGCTTTCGGACACAGTTCGCCGGAAGTCACCCTCAGATACTTGGGGATCACGGATGAGGAAGACAAGGCTCTGTATCGAAACATGTGTATTCATGTTATTTCAGACAAAGGATTTGAAGACCATGGTTTTATGAGAACATGAGTAGAGAGGTATTTTTCTATTCGACAATAGAAAAACAATACATGTATCCCCCACCCACTCTAAAAGGGAAGCACTTTTCAAAATTACTTCATCAACGGCTATTTCCACTGTTTTTTAGGGGCGTTTTGCTGAGTGGTTTTCAGCAAAGTTTACATAATTAACTCTCTGTAAGGTCTAAAAGTCAAAGGAGGACGACCCATTGGACATTAAAATCTGCGACGCAATTATGGGAGCGGGGAAGACCAGTGCTGCTATTAACTACATGAATGACTCTCAGGGGAAGTTTATCTTCATTACTCCGTATCTAAAAGAGTGCGACAGAATTATCGACAACTGCCCAATAAAGAATTTCAAGTCCCCAAAGGATAAACCGAGAAGCAAACTGCTCAACCTGCACTTCCTTTTGGAGCGAGGGTTCAACATCTCCAGTACACACGCTCTTTTCGCCAGCTATACGGAAGATACTATCCGTCTGATCAAAGAGGGACATTATACGCTCATCATGGACGAGGTATTTGAAATCGTGAAAGAGATCAATGTCTCTAAGGGCGATGTGATGGATCTCCTTGCGAATGGATACATCGAAATCGATAAGGAGACTTGCCGGGTAAAATGGCTTAACGATAACTATGTTGGCACAACTTTCCAAGACCTTATGCTGAGAGCTAAGGCCGGCACACTGCTCTACTACAACGACACATTCTTGTTCTGGATGTTTCCTCCTGAGGTGTTCCAGGCTTTTGATGAGGTAATCGTTCTGACATATCTGTTTGAAGCGCAGCTTCAGAAGTATTATTTTGACATTAACGGCTTTTCGTATCGATACATCGGCGTGGATCAGCGTAACGGCAGCTTTTACTTTTCGGAAACAGGGAATCAGTTTACCAAGATCCCAGGTCTAAAAGAAAAAGTACACATTTTTGACAACAAGAAGCTGAATAGCATCGGAGACGAAAAGTTCGCTTTTTCTTCCTCATGGTCTGAGAGACATTTCCGAAATCCAGTTTCGTGTACGAAAATGCGTGATGGGTTATACAATGTTTTGCGGCACCACTATGCTGGAAAGAGCGGGAACAGTATGTGGACTGCGTTTAAGGCTCAGAAAGATAGGATTACGCCAAATGGATTCAAAAATTGCTTTGTTTCATGCAGTTGCCGAGCAACCAATGAGTACAGGGAGAAAAAGAACCTGGCCTATTGCGTGAACATTTTCTTTAATCCTTTCTTGAAACGATATTTTGAGGAACATGGATGTGTTGTGGACGAGGATAAGTATGCGTTGAGCGAGATGATCCAGTGGATTTGGAGATCCGCAATTCGTGATGGATATGAAATAAATATCTATATTCCGAGCAAACGTATGCGAAATCTCTTGACAAATTGGCTAAATGAGGTTAGTATATAAGAAAGGAGTTAGTTAATCTAATGTGTGAGTTTTGCAGGAAGTACAACTTTGAATTGGCTGCGGCCAAGGTGGATGAAACCGGCGCATCGATTTCGGTTTCAGGAGGCCATTGGCGTTTCCCAAAAGAGCTTCAGTTCAAATTTTGCCCAGTGTGTGGTAGGCGGCTTGATCCGTACTATTATGAGGGCATGTATAATGAGCAGGCGGAACGGATCTTGATTTCCCACCTAATGTATCTTGCGTTTTCAATGCCGATTGAGTGGGTTAGAAAGAATGGGGAGGGTAGCGACTTTCAAAAGGCGTATGGGATGGCGTTGGACGCTCTGCGGCAGGGAGGTGGTTAATTGGAAAGAGCGAAATGCTATAAGTGCAAGTATAGGGGTAATGTTCCAGGCGATACGCATAGCTGCTGCCGATATCCTGGCAATGATACGAATTTGTTTGCAATGTTTGAGCAAACAAACCTGGTGCAAATGATTAAGCTTGGCATCAAAGCTGATCGATATGGTTTTGAAAATGGGTGGTTTATGTGGCCTGTTAATTTCGATCCGATTTGGCTGTTGAACTGCAATGGATTCACACCAAAGGATGGTGAAGCATCGGATGGCGAATAAGCTTATTTCCGGCTATATTAAGCAGGCCACGCAGGAAGCCTTTTTGCCAAGTTCGTTGAGAACTGAGTTTGGCGAAGCTATGGCTGTAGAGATCAGCAAGGCATATAGAATTGCGGATAAGACAGATGAAGCGCTTGGATGTTTACTCTACGAGCTTCGTCAGGCCGGCAGTGACGAAGACAGAATGAGGTTGCTGGATTCAGTATGGAAGCGGCACTATGAAGTGGCCGCACAGAAAATCATAAAAGGAAATAGTTAATCAATCTTTATGGAGGGAATCAAAATGCTCACGATTGAAAAGCCCGACAAGAATCATCCGTGCAATGGTTGCCACTACTGGCGATGGATCGGCCTGTGCCAAGCGTGTAACTACTGTCTTTTAACCGGACACAAACGAGGTTGCCCCGCTGGAGCTGGGTGCGATAAGAGAGTTCCCATGGATGAGGAACTCAAGAAGAAAGAGCAAATCAGGCTTTTTCACTACGGATATTTGGAGCGGGGAGTATGATTCCTTTCGGATCGATTGAGGAATGGCGTGGGGCAGTCTACCAGGGCGTAGATTATGGATGGCGGTTTGAAGTGTCCACATGGGGAAGACTCAGGAACGCCAAAACAGGCCATGTGTATTCTTTCGGATATGGAGACGGCGGGTATCTGCAAGCATGTATTTCGATCAACGGGAAAAGGCTTAATGTCCATGTTCATCGCTGTGTGGCAGAGACCTATTTACCAAATGAATGCGGCTATGAGATTGTAAATCATCTTGATGGCTGCAAGCAGCACAATGATGTTTGGAACCTTGAGTGGTGTACCAGGAAAGAGAATTACTTTCATGCGGTTGATATGGAGTTGATTGATTACGATGTCCCGTACCGAATTGGGTACTTGTCCCATATCGGCGCTTATGTTGGAAGCAGTAATGGAATGTCTAAGTTGACAGAGGCGGATGTTCTATATATTCGCCAGAACTATATTCCAAAAGGCAAGGGGCAAAAGTGCAATCGGAAAGAGATTGCAGAGATGTTTGGTGTTTCGCCAAACCTTATCTCAAAAATAGTCAGCGGATCTATATGGTCGCATGTATAAAGTGGTAGGAGGTGAACGATATCGGACAATTTTTCATTAAGATGAACGGAGAGGATATTCGCATGATTTTAAGCGGCGATAAGTCGCAAATGCGTATTCCAGTCCGACAATCTTCAGAGACGGACGGAGATTCATCCCCGCCGTATAGTGTTGGAGATATTTTAGGCATAAAGGAAACCTGGGCTTATGTGGACGGCAAGTATGTTTACAGAGCAGATTCAGAAAATGAAACGAAGAAGATTTTATGGGTGCAGTCTACCAGGATTCCAGAAGAGGCGATAAGGCTATTCCTTTCTATTAGGGCTATTCGTCAAGAGCGGCTGCAAGATATTTCGGATAACGATATTAGGGAAGAGGGCGTATGGCTCCCTGGTGTTATAGATCCCAGATTTGCATTTTCGGATAAGTGGGATATGTCGCTTAGTAAACCGATGAGAAATCGATACTCTTGGGATGACAACCCAATGGTTTGGGTTTTGGAGTTTGATAGAGTTTCAGATACAGAGGTGGAACATGACGGTATTTGAATTTCTTTCTTCCTCCAAAGAGAATATGGCTAATTTCATTTGTGATCGTGCGGTTATACCTCCGTGTGATTTGGTCTGCTGCAATACTCCATGTAACGCAATTGACGGTTTTAATAAGACTGCGAGAGATATCTGCATGAACAATATACTTGAATTTTTATCGCGGGAGATTGGTGCAGATGGATGATATTAGAGAAACCTCAATTGATCATGCAGCAGGGGAAAACTATGCGACTTTGTTTACCAGTGAGCGCAAATGGATCAATTATATTTACAAATTGAAAGAGTCTCATCCTGATGAAGTAGACATTCGGCATGTAAACAACGACGGAAGCCTGATCGCACATATTCCAGCGTCGTGGATGAAAGTAAAGCCGAAAAAGAAAGTGGTATTAACAGAAGAACAAATTGAAGCTTCAAAGGCGCGTCTTGAACGAGGCAGGCAGAAAAGATTAAGTATGATAGGAGATGATGCGCATGTAAGTTCAGAAAGGAGCGGTGAAGATGAGCCATAATGATAAATGCGCCATCTGCTATTGGTATGGAAAGTGTAATGAAGAAAATCCGTGTGATGATTTCACACCGATTGACGACAGTTTAGATGAGGATTTCTATTCCGATGTCGTAAGGGAAAATTACGAAGAGTATCAATTGCTTGTTGAAGAGCAACAGTTGTAATATACATGCTTTTTATATAAAAATTGTGGTGATTCTAATGTTTAACTTTAGGAAATGTTCGAGATTGGAAGAAGAACGAATCGCTCTATTGCAAGAAAAAGAAAGGCTTAATGATAAAATCCATGAGCAAAATCGTCAGTTATCTGATTTGAAACACGATTATGAGTTAGCTTGTTCTGAAGTAAAGAGACTTGCAGATGAAATCAGTGCTAAGGTTGAAGATTGCCATATTGGGCCTTGGTGTGATGGGTGCGAGCACAAAATGAAAGCTGTCATGAAAAATAGAGAAATAAGATATAATGGCGGATGGGTAAATACAATTGATGAGGAAGAATCTGTTGTTTATTGTGGAAAGCACCTACACGAAATGTGTCCAGGGTTTGAAAAAGAACATGTCCCACATTGGGCAGTGTAAGCGATCATTATGATTTAGATCTATTGGTAAGGAAGTGAATTTTACATGGTAAGTAAAACGGATTTGCTGCAAAAGACCAGTGAATATATGGATTATCTTGCAGAACACAAGAAAAATGTTCAAAAAGCCTGGGACGAATTGAAAAATGCTACAATGGGCGTTCCTCTTCTCCAAAGACCTTATATTGTGGATGAAATGAACTGGAGAATCAAGTGTCACGATGACAGCAAGTTTTCAGAAGAAGAGTTCGTACCGTATCGTCAACACTTCTATCCTGTTGATGGTGAGCAGGTTGACCAGGCTGCTTTCGATAAGGCGTGGAAGATTCATTGCGGAAGAAATGACCACCATTGGCAATACTGGGTTGATGAGGACGGCGGCTTTATTTCCTCATATAGCGTAGACACAAAGATTTGCGCTTACCTTGAAATGATTTGTGATTGGCAGGCAATGTCGTATGTTCTTGGAGGCACGGCAGTGACCTATTATGAGGCCAACAAATCTTCAATTCAGATTGATCCTTATTGGAGAGAGTTCTTTGAAGAGGTTCTTGCTCTTCTTGGTGAGTATTTGACATCGAAACAGTGAGGCTGCGTACATGAATAGGGAACAGAAACGGGAGCAGCAGAAAAATTTAAGAAAGCTTGGGATCGACAAGCGCTCATTTGATGTGCTTGTCGGCCTACAGGCAATCAAGAAGTCAACACAGACGATTCAAAGCGGAGACAGAGTGAAATTAAATGTTGACGCAATTAGAAATGGCAAAGATTATGATCGCCTTTCTGATTTGTATAAGAAATTTGTTGCTGATCATGAAGACGATGAGTTTACGGCGATTGTTGATGACGGCGTTGGTAAATATGGCAACCTGTTTTCGTTGAAAGAAGATCCTGCCGGCTGGTTGTTTTGGAGCGGGGATTTAATCAAGGTTTGACTGTTAGGGGGAGATAGGTATAAGTCTCGATAAGCAGATTCATATTTATAGCTTTGATACCAGTGCATTTTATACAGATGAAGAAAAGCAGTTGGAAAAAACAATTAACGACCACTGTTTATGCAAGAATAGGCTAAAGGCTGAGAAAGAAATCCTATCTGAGTACCACTATAATGGCCTATCTCTCGAAAAGGCAGAGGCGAGGTATCGCAAGCTGTATAAGATACCAAAAGATTCTCCGGTTTGTATCGGAGACAAAGATAGAATTCGTCAGATTACGAAAGAGATAAAAAATCACAATAGCAGCATTAAGCCACTAAAAGATGAATTGCTTCGTCTGTTACAGTCTCACAGAGCTACAAGAAAGCTTCGGGACGAATATGTGGTAGACAAAAATGTGATTTCAGTCTTTGAGTCGATGCTGACCAGGACGCTTGGTATGCAAACTGGACAACTCTACGATGATTTCATGGTGATCCGTACATACTATTTTGATGTGATTGAAGACCTAATTCTTAACGGATATTTTTACAATGGAGAAAGATATGTGTGTTTTACTGCGTCTGCCGGCCAGATCAGGACGAAGAAGACCGTATTCATCAAAGAGAGTGTGTGGAAGAAACACCAGAAAACGCTTATGTGCGGTCTTACTGTAGATTCGATCAATGAGCATGGTGGAATCAATATCAACAAATACCTCGCATACCTTGCTTTGTGCAATAGTGCAACCGATCCCTGGGAGGGATTTGATATCACGAAGTCTATCGTGGTAGACGATATGGAAACGATGGTTCATGGAGTCGTTGATTTTATCGATCATAGGACATACACTGCGGAGCGGAAAGAAATGGACATCCCGATTACCCATACAGATGGGTGTGGGATGGTTCTTCCATCGTGCAATCAGAAGAACACCATGGTACGGCTTCCTTGGGTAAAAGGTCTTCTTGCCGTATTCCCATATGACAAGTTCATTATGGAAGCGGATCAGAAAGAGCCTGGTGTCCGCCATGGCATAGTAAAAGATATCTATGGGAAAGAACATGATATTCTTGAAGAGGGCATACAGGTTATTTTTACGAAGAGCCAGTTCAAGATGCACAAATACTATTCAAGCTGGGAAGAGTACATTGCGATGTACCAGAAGTATGGGTGTAGCGCTGGAAAATGCAACGAGGAAGAGAATTTTTTGCCTGATGCCAAGCTGAACTACCAGATGCTTCAGACATTGACTGATATAACGCCGGATGAGATTGAGCAGCTTGCGGATCGTTCGGTCAATAAGATTTTGAAAATCGCGTCGGACAGAGAGACGATGCTTGATGTGTTTGGGGCTTCGTCCCAATATCAAAACAAGAACGCTTTTCAGGAGTGTTTAAGTATATACCCAGAGCTTCTTTCAGACCCGTACACCAAAGAGATGCTGCGGCAAATCAAGAAGAACCTGGTTAAAGAGGGTAGGGCTGCGAAACTGGATTTATCAGCAAAGTATATGTTCCTCATCCCTGACCTGTATGCTTTTTGCCAATGGCTGTTTCTTGGAGATAAAGACCCGTCTGGCCTTTTGAAAGACGGCGAAGTGTCGAGTTACTTATATCGAGGATGCGAAAAGCTTGACTGCTTGAGGTCTCCCCATCTATACAGAGAACATGCGGTAAGAAAGAATGTTGTGACGAGGGAAACAAAGAAGTGGTTTACTCCAAATGCGTTGTATACAAGCTGCCACGATCTTATCTCTAAGATTTTGCAGTTTGATTGCGACGGAGATAAGAGCCTTGTGTGCGCTGATTCATTGATTATCCAGATTGCGGAGCGGAACATGAAAGATATTGTGCCGCTGTATTATGAGATGGCAAAAGCCGGAGCAGTCATTGTAACGCCGGAAGAAATCTTCCATGGGTTACGGGCTGCGTGGACTGGTGGAAATATCGGAGTTATCAGCAATGATATTACGAAGATTTGGAACAGCGACGACGTTGACCTTGATGCAATTAAGATCCTTTGCATGGAGAACAACTTCTGCATTGATTATGCAAAGACGCTCTATAAACCAACCAGGCCAGACCATATCAATTCGAGGCTGTCAAGAATCACTGGAATGAAAGCACCGCATTTCTTTGTTTATGCAAAGAATAAGTCGTCACACCAGGTTCAAAAAATCAATTCGAGCGTGGTCAATCAGCTTGATAAGATTGTGCCTAACAAGAGGATGTCATTTTCGGCCAAAAATATTGGTGCGTTTCATTACCAATATATGCTTAGCGAACCTAACAAAAAGGTTTCAGTATTGCAAGATGTTATTGATTTATACAATGAGGTTGAAAAGCAGTATCGGTATTCAATTAGCTTTTATGATGACAGTGCAAACTTTGCGTATGTGAGTGATAGTATCCTTAACAAGTTTGAGTCTTTAGGATATAGCATGAATGATGTTTGTGACACGCTGGTTAAATACCTTTTCCATATGAAGCAGAGCAAGAGGAAGAATGTTTTTTGGATGTGTTTCGGAGATGTGGTTCTGGAAAACTTAAAGAGAAATGTTCCTGCTGGATCAATTCAGTGTAGAAAATGCGGGGAGAGGTTTGTACCAACAAGTCCACAGCAAAAGATCTGCACAAAATGTTCTTCATATCAACCTGTTCTAAAGCGGATTGTGAGATGTATTGATTGTGGAAAAGAGTTTGAGGTAAGTAGTTCTGTCAGAAACAAGAAGAGGTGTGATAAATGCCAACAACGAAGAGTGAGAGAATATGAGCGAGAAAAGAAGAGAAAACAGCGAAAAACTGTATGAATGTCCCCATGTTTAATTTCGATGTTTCATATACGGAAAAAGCCGTTTTTCAACGGCAAAATATGCTTTGCCATAATTGGCAAAATCGCATATTTTGTCATTCTGGATTTGCAAATCTAACCGTTGATTAACGATTGTTTCACATCCAAAATAGAAATGTCCCTTTAAGGGAAGAAAACCGTTTTTATTAAGATATTCGGTATCTCCTGTCCGTCTGGCCGTGGGAATACTCACGGCCTGGGACATTTTTATGAAAAGGATTGATTTATTTTATGATTCCAGTAACAAAGGAAGAGGCAAAGTTACTCCGGGAGCTGTACCCAGAGTACAAGGTCACGCGGACAATGGTTCAGGATTCAAAACGCCACCATTACTATGCAACAGAACATGAGGGAATGATGCGGGCGATTGCTGATACGAACTATGCTGCGGCCAACATCGTTGCGCAAATCGATAAGGAGAGAGCGCTTCGTAAGAAACGAGCAGAATTGCAGGAGCGAAAATATGGCTGATTTCGAGCGGAGAGAAAGATTCGACAATGCCATTATTGATCTAAGCGATATGACAATAACGGAATATACGGATTGCGATACGAAGTGCTATGACCTTATGAATTTACTGAAAAGATGGGATGGGGTGGTTGGAATAAACTTAACCATTGAGCGTTGCGTCCCATTACCACAGGATGGGAGGGATGTAGCTTGAATCCGAAGTATAGCCAACTGGAAAATGAAGACTCATATGAATATGGCCTTAGGCTGATTGAAACCAAGATAGAGCAAAATCCGTCTGATCTTGAGTGGTCAGATATTGTGGATCTTCTTGGACTCGATGTGCATTATGACAGCCTTAGAAAAGCGGCCAATGTAACCCCTTACTGTGGATATCGGGTTATGAAGTATTTCAAGGAGAAATACGCAAGCGAGTCATGCGGCGAATCGTATTTGGACGAGCTTGACCAAAAAATGTTGGAGTTCAAAAAGGAACGGCAAAGATTTTTTGACCAGAGAAACGCACTTAACAAAGTCGTGCGAGATATGGCAAGACGGGATGAAAACCAGGAGATCCTTGAGAGAGCTATTGAGAATGGTGTTTTGCCTAAGCTTACATATGCCCAGAACAATGTACAGCCCACGGAGCAGGATCTACTCGTGAGTCTGAATGACTTGCATTTTGGGGCTTGCGTCGATAACTATTGGAATTATTACAATTCCGATGCCTGCCGCATGATGCTACAGGACTACATAGGGAAGATTATCTCTATTTCAAATCTGCATGGGGCAGAGAATTGCTATGTATGGGCAAACGGGGATCTCATCAGTGGAAATATTCATAAATCAATTGCCGTCTCAAACAGAGAAAATGTGATTGAGCAAGTTGTCGGTGTTTCTGAACTGATAGCAGAGTTCTTGTCAGAACTGAGTCCATATTTTAAGAATGTTTATTTCTCTTCAGTGGCAGGAAACCATTCTCGCCTGGAAGAGAAAGACCTTGCATCCCCGCATGAACGGCTCGACGATTTAGTTGAGTGGTATCTAAAAGCGAGGCTGCAAAACTTTCAGAACGTTGTGTTTGACAACTACGAAAAAATTGACGACACCATGTATCTGGTCAATATAAGGGGCAAAACATACCTTGGTGTGCATGGAGATTACGACGGATCGCCAAGCAAGGTACAGTCTCTTCAGACCATGGCGCAGCGTCCCGTGTATGCGATTTTGTCAGGCCATCTGCACCACAACAAGATTGATAATGTGCAGGGAGTAAAAACGGTTATGGCCGGCAGCTTTCTTGGCATGGACGATTATTGTGTGGGGAAGAGGATCTATGGCTCGCAGCAGCAGTTGGTTTGTGTTTGCACATACGATGGGATTATGGCCTACTACGATGTTGACTTTGATACAAACGCATATCGTCAACAAAGGAGCGAAATCGTGGCGTGAATATCAACAAAACAGATTTAATTAACGCATTGGCAGAAAAGAAATCGTATAAGAAATATGCGATCAAGAATGCAATTGACGATATTTTTGAAGAGATTGCAGAAGCTCTCGTTCGAGGGGATAAGGTATCTATCAGAGGGTTCGGGACATTTGAGCCAAAGATGTTCCAATCTCATCCAGCCGTTCACCCTGGAACTGGAGAACGCATTATGGTGGAAAGCTATAAGAATGTCGTTTTCCGTCCAGGCGACGAGCTGATCCGCATGGTAAGAGAGGAAAAATAAATCGGGGGAGCAAATCCCCCGATCAATTTGGCTGAGTAGAGAAGGTGGTATTCTTGCCTGCCTCATAAGCAGGAGACATTGGTTCGACTCCAATCTCAGCCACCAAAAAAAATAAAATAATTTTGCTAATTCCTATTGACAAATGCGTTTCTGTCTGGTATAGTAATACATGTCAACAGGAGATAGCTAATCAATCTCAATCTGCTGGCGTAGCTCAGTTGGTAGAGCAGCTGATTTGTAATCAGCAGGTCGGGGGTTCAAGTCCGTCCGCCAGCTCCACAATGAATGAACCTTGATAAATCAATATCTGAATCATGCTTATTATTAACTCAGTGAATAAAGCGTGTCAGCGCTCTGAGACGCACAGTAATTTCCGTTTGGTTGAATAGGGATACCTATTCGATTGGGCGGCTATGGTATAGTGATATACCGTAGGGAGGCGGAAACCACCAACAAAAATGTGTGTTGCCAAGAGTTGTCGCTGCAAAATGCACGGAACTTTCGGGCGTAGCAATAGACGCTCCCAGTGGGAGAATAAGCCTAAGGGGTTATGGTGTGGCAACCATAATGACAGAGGTAGGCCAACAATACGCTCCGTCTTGATGCAGAAGAAATTCTGCTATAACGAAAGTCGCCGGTTAAAGTAGCCGTATGACGGGTTTGAAGATGATCTTTTCTATATCAAATATGGATTTTGTAAAAGAAAATTTCTGAAAGAACGGTGAAATTTGCGGGTAAGCATTCCCGCACAGGTTTATGTACGCAGCATGGCTTATCCTGTTGCGATACTGGGGTAAGAAGTTAGGGGTCGCTCCCCGAAGCTCAGACTTATCTTCCTGGTGGCAGAAAATTGTAAGAAGACAATGGAGGTAGGGTGAAGACCCAGTGATAGGTATGATTGAGCTATTGATTTTTTCAAGGAGTTAGTTAATCTATTTTAAGGGAGAGCAGTTCTATGAAGATCAGCATCAGAGAGAAAGACATTGGTATGTTTAAGGCTATCGATGTATCATGTAAGGATGGCGTGATTGTTCTCGACTTTGACTGTGCCAATTGTGGAGTGCCTATGGTGAACAGTAGGCCGATTGTCCCAGTTCCAATGGTGTCCCCGCTGAAGGATCTTAATCATCTTACATGGAGTGAGATTGAGGCAATTGGCGCTGCGGGAAAGGCTCGTGAGACCTTTGCGCTTGGTGCCACAAAGAAAGACCATATGAAGAATGGCTATGATGCTGAATGGAAAATCATTGGATTTGACCATGATGATCTGGCCGACGGAAGCGGCAAGGCACCGATTTCGTGGGATATGGTTAGGGCTTACAAAGATGAGTGGTCTATGAATGACGAGGCCACAAACGCCGGCGGCTGGGATTGGTGCAAGGCAAGAAAGCGGATGGACGGAGAGCTGTTGTCTCTTTGCTCTGATGAGCTACAGGCTATTATCAAGCCCGTTATCAAGCTGACCAGCGCTGGCAGTTGCAGTAAGGATATTATCAAGAGTATCTGTAAGCTGTGGCTGAAGAGTGAAAAGGAACTGTTTGGCCGCTGTATTTACTCTGCTCCAGGAGAGGGACACTGGTATGAGTATTATCGTCAGGAGGATGTACCATACTTTGCACTTGATGAAAATGGAGATCGTGTGTGTCAGTGGCTCCGCTCCGCCTATTACGGCATTAGCAACCGTTTCTGCTCTGTCGGCACGGATGGCTCGGCCGACTATCACTATGCTGACTGGTCGTGTGCGTTGCTGCCCGGCTTTAGTTGCTAATCTTTTATCTAATCTGCTTCCGCCTCGAAAGGGGCGGAGCAATATGGGGCTGTAGCTCAGTTGGGAGAGCACCTGCCTTGCAAGCAGGGGGTCGTGGGTTCAACTCCCATCAGTTCCACCAGTAAACTGTGTTGGTTATGTTGACGTTTGAGTGGTTAAGCTCATTACTTTACTGCAATTCCAGTCAAAAACCTATCGGCCATGGACGAGGTTCTTCGGACGCACGGTGATAACGAGACATAGCTCAGTTGGTAGAGCGCACGACTGATAATCGTGAGGTCGGAAGTTCAATTCTTCCTGTCTCGACCAAAATTTAATATGGGGCAGTAATGGGTTCGACGGGGTTTTGAGAGTGCAAAACACGCAGGTATGATACCGCCGAAGGGTCAAAATAAAATGAAACGACGAAACTGTTGTAATGATTCATCCTGCTTTTGCTGCTTTTGCAGAAAGCCGGATTGCCGCTTGAGATAACTTGAGCATCCAAAACAGCGAACCTGGCCTGGTAAACGCTTGAGGATAGAAGAATAGGCCATTTGGTTTCCTTGTTACCCCTACACAAACAAGGTGGTGGAGGCGATACCGTTCCGGTACGCCCTGGGTAAGATTTGCTGGCATCGTGGCACCCGCCGACAAGCGAACGCTTAAAAGCTGGCTATTGCGTAAGAATGTTTTGCTCATGTAGGAATTTCGGACGCGGGTTCGATTCCCGCCTGCTCCACCACTTATCTGGGTGTACGTCAATTGGTAGACGGCGTGATTTGGGGTCACGAGGTTGTGGGTTCGAGTCCCACCACTCAGACCAACAAAAGCATTGGAGGAAATACAATGGATCGATTTGCTGTTACAACTGAAAATGGTGTAATGCATCTGTATTATCCTTCGATTGACGATGCGAAGAGGTCATGGCCTAATGCGAGGATTGAGCCTTATGATGACGATGGCTACCTTCGATATATAGATCTCCTGATTGACGCAGCGGACGACTCCTGCATTGATTATAGAGGAAGAACGGTTTTGCGACGATTATTTCCATGGGGAGAATTGAAGCTGCGACTTACAAGAATGGGCGATAGCTGGTACGACATGTGTGAATTTCAAGAACAAAACAACAACGCCCATATTGTGAATTTCATGTGGACTTTATCAGATCCAAAATTGGTATGGGAAAAGTTCTTTGGGTATGAAGTTAGATATGAGTTGCTTCAATGTGTATGTAAATCCTACGGACAAAGGCCAATAAAACCAAAAGAACTAAAGGGTATGAAGCCAGTATTCGGAGTCAAATTCATAAAGCTGAAATCTCAGGTGTTTGTGAAAGACAATGATATCTACATATATCATAACGAATACTTTTGCCCTGAGATGCCGATTGACCCAGCGGATTATGGAACCCCATTTTCATACAGAGCGAATAAGTATCTTGGTAAAAACGCATCCAAGAAATTCATCTATGATGATAATTGGGGGTCTATTTTACTTCATAATGTGGCATGGTGCAAGTTCGTAAACTTTATGAAGTTATTTGAAATAATGAAGCCAAATGATATTGCTCTCCTTATGAGAGATAAAACATATGATTTTCATAATTTCGATAAAACCAAGGGAGATGCATTTCAATGGCTTGTGTTCTATGAACAGATCTGCAATGGGATTGTGGATCATATGAAGTGATTTATATAAGGCACGAACAGCAATACTTTTGTAATTCTTACTCTTCAAGAAACAAAGTGTGCCTTGGATGTTGAGACGCTAACAGCAATATTAACAGAAACAAAAAAGATGATTTGGGTTTATCTTTGTGTAAGCTCTTGTGCTTATTTTCAACAATGCGTCTCGTGGGATGATATTGGCGTGTAGCTCAATTGGTAGAGCATTCGGCTGTTAACCGGAGGGTTGCGGGTTCGAGTCCCGCCGTGCCAGCCAAACTAAAAAGCAGGATAGAGAGCTTTTATAGCGTGATCGCAGAAGGACACTCACAGCAACTTTACTACACATAAATTGGGCTTATGAATGTATTAAAGTGTCTTGGCGAATTGCTATTTTTGGAACTATCCATATATTGCGGGGTAGAGAAGCGGCTATCTCGTCAGCCTCATGAGCTGAAGATCACAGGTTCGAGTCCTGTCCCCGCAACCATGCCCGCCCAACGAATAGAGCAGAGACTATAAACGGAATTGGGAATTGAAACCTTTGCATCTGGCAGCAATGAAGTTCAGCAGGTTTTTGATGAAACCGCCGCATTTAGATAGCGAATATCTGAAGGTATGGCCGATACCTTGAATCGGTCAGTATGCTCGATTAGCTCAGCAGGGAGAGCGTGTCCCTTACAAGGATGAGGTCGGCGGTTCGATCCCGTCATCGAGCACCATAAGAATAGTATTTTTTGGAGGATATAATGTACGAAGAATACCCTGAGGTATACTTTCCAGAGCATCATAGAGCTAAGAAAAATGGATGTGTCGATAGGCATATAATTGAGGCTGAAAAAATGATAGGGAGAGAGCTGAAAGAAGAAGAGGTTGTTCACCATATAGACGGAGATCGTTTTAATTATAATCATGATAACTTACTGGTATTTGTAGATCAGACGAATCATGCAAGATTCCATAAAACTGGTAGGTATGTAGAAACAAATGAGAAAAGAGTTGTTTATTCTCCAAAAGAATATATAGATAGGTGTGTTTTGTGCAACAAGCCGATTGGCATTACAAAACATGGGAAATGTAGAGACTGTCTTTCTAAAGAAAGAAGAAAAGTTAATCGCCCATCTGTCGATGAATTAAAGTGCTTGATAAGCAAATGCAGTATGTTAGCCATAGGGAAAATGTACGGTGTGTCTGGCAATTCGGTTAGGAAGTGGTGCAGATCGTATGGAATAGAGTATAGGAAATAAGTTTTGCATTTGTGTTGGTATAGCTCAAATGGTAGAGCGTCGGCTTTCCAAGTCGAATGTTGCGAGTTCAAATCTCGTTGCCAACTCCACCTGGCGCACTTGTGACTATCTACTTGACAGGTTGTTGCCAAAGATGCTTTGATCGCGGGCATCTATAAAAATAATAGTCGAGCCTTTGGGGAGTTGGTGAATCCCTCGGTAGCCCACAGCCCGTTAGTGATGTAGAGCCAAGTGGGATATACCCTGGCATTTCTATTGGACGCTTTAGAAGTGGCTGCGGGCGACGGCCTAACGCTATGCCAGGTTTATATGCGGGTATGGCGGAATTGGCAGACGCGCCAGACTTAGGATCTGGTGGGCTATCCTGTGCAGGTTCGACCCCTGTTACCCGTACCATAAAGAGCACATACAGCAATTTTATACATGGAATCAACTTTTAACTGATCAAACCAAACAAGGTGCTCTGTGAAAATTAGCTGGCGTGGTGGAATGGCAGACGCGGCGGACTCAAAATCCGCTGGTAGCGATACCGTGTGGGTTCAAGTCCCACCGCCAGCACCAACTATGATACCGTAGCCAAGTGGTAAGGCACTGGGCTGCAACCCCAGGATCATAGGTTCGAGTCCTATCGGTATCTCCATATGCGCCAGTAGCTCAATTGGATAGAGCATAGGACTTCTAATCCTAAGGCTGGGGGTTCGATTCCTCTCTGGCGTACCATCCGTGTGGTAGTAAAAGCACGATCAATAAAATAACTACGCTCGTTTGTCTCTGCCACAAAGGACTGGATGGTATGGCCTGGTCAGCGAGAGATCCTGTTTGGAGAATCGGGAGTGCAGGCACGATAAAAGTAAAACCCCGCCTTTCGGCGGGGTGAGAGGGTCAAAGCTTAATGCCAAGTTTTTCAGCCATTTCTTCTGGAGTCATGTTGGCGGAAGCTTCTTCGATAATCTTTTTCATCTTAGCGGGTCGAAGAAGTTCTTGTTTCTTTGCTTCAAGAGCTGCAATCTTTGCGTCGATTTCTGCAATTTTGTCTTCCACAGTGCGACGAGTGCGTTTTGCTTTTTCTTCAGCCATAATACATTGCCTCCAATCGATTTGGTTATTACATTTATACCATACTTTGATACAGAATGCAACATCCGATAAGAAAATATTGGGGTATCGCCAAGTGGTAAGGCACGGGACTTTGACTCCCGTATTCGCTGGTTCGAGTCCAGCTACCCCAGCCAACTATCATAAGATGTTGGTTCGGTTTTGTGCAAAAATGCTCCCATCCTCTAACTGGAATAGGAGGCTGGCCTCTCAAGCCGGTAATACGGGTTCGAGTCCCGTTGGGAGTACCAAATGGTGCCGTGGACGAATTGGTAGAGTTGCCGGCCTTTCAAGCCGGAGTTTGCGGGTTCAATCCCCGCCGGCATCACCATGAAGAAAGGGAGATATTTGTGCCAAGAAAATCTTTGACAGAAAACGCAGGAAGTAAACAGAGATTAGTACGAAAAATTCCGTCCTCAGAAAACGGATTGGGCGTACACTGTACGACAAAATGCGGGCAGGAATTTCAGATAAGCCAGAACAACGAAAAGAAAAAACATACACTATGGAAGATCGTTCCTGGCGGATTTGAGAAGATTGCCACGGGTGACTCCCCGTATGATCTATACGATAAAATCCCATGGGACAAGTAATGAATGCCGTTATGGTGGAATGGCAGACACGCCAGCTTGAGGGGCTGGTGGGAGCAATCTCGTATGGGTTCAAGTCCCATTGACGGCACCAGTATGGCTCCATAGTTCAGAAGAGTAGAACGCCGGCCTGTCACGCCGGAGGTCACGGGTTCAAGTCCCGTTGGAGTCGCCAATATAGGGGTTTGGTGCAATGGTAGCATGACGGTCTCCAAAACCGTTGATGAGGGTTCGAGTCCTTCAGCCCCTGCCAATAAAGACACATACAGCAATATCACATATTTTAAGTATTCTTTCAAACCATCTCCTTTCTTTCTACCTCCCTTTCTCTATTGTGTCTTGTTATGGCTTTCCATGCCGGTATAGCTCAATTGGCAGAGCAGCGGATTTATGCCCCGTAGCGCCAGATAAGCGGCAGGTTGCAGGTTCGACTCCTACTACCGGCACCATGCGCCACGGTTAATGGCTAAAATTCTACCGGCAAATAAACAATAGAAGCCCCGCATAATGAAAGCGATTTAATAGGGTGTTCGGCGCTAACACATAGGGGAGCGCCAGAGTCGGAGAGCTGGGGCAGTCTGTAAAACTGTTGCTTTCGAGCTGAGTGGGTTCGACTCCCACCTCCCCTACCAATTGAGATTATGGAGGATTAGGTATAGAAAGATATTGTGTGAATTGTGGGTGTAAAATTTGCAGAGAAAACACATCTGGATATTGTATCGATTGTCTTAGAGCCAAAAGAAAAAGAGAAAAGATAGAAAGATGGCTTAAAATAGGAGATGCAAACATAGGTGTATCAACAACATTAAGAGGGTGTATCAGACAATATATTCTGGACGATCAGAATGGTAGATGTGCTATATGTGGTATAGATAATTTTTGGAATGGAGAGCGTTTGAATTTTATTTTAGACCATATAGACGGGGACGCATCAAATAATTTTAGAAATAATTTGAGACTGATTTGCCCTAATTGCGATAGTCAGCTTCCTACATATAAATCCAGAAATAAGAATTCTGCGAGGGTGTATCGTAGAGCTTCTTAACATACGGCGGAATACCGAAGTGGTCATAACGGCGCAGTCTTGAAAACTGATGTGAGCTAACTACTCCCGTGGGTTCGAGTCCTACTTCCGCCGCCATACTCCATATACCATGTTGTATATTGGAGCCAGGGAAATCGTATGGTGATTTCCCTCTTATATGGAACGATAGCTTACGAGGTCTGAGCGGCGGTCTGAAAAACCGCAGGATGATGGATCGTTACCATCTCGTTCCACCATAATAAAGACATGGACAGCAATTTTATTTGGAGGAATAAAATCACTATATGATGATCGTGTCTTGTGCCTAAAGGGAGTCACCAACTGGCGTTAAATAAGTGGGGCAACCGTGCAAACCGGGTAAACTTAATATGCGCTCATAACTCAGTTGGTAGAGTAGCTGCCTTTTAAGCAGCGAGTCGTGGGTTCGAGTCCCGCTGAGCGCACCATTCTACGACACACTTTTTGTGTGTCGCTTTTTTTATTATTGCCGAAAGGAGGAAATGGAGTGGCAAATGATTTGAAAAAGGGAGCCGCAGCAAAAACGCAGCGCCCTGAACGAATGAATTTGGAGAACGACGACAAATACCCGTATCATTGCAGCGCATGTGGTAAGGGATATATGCGACAGAAGGATAATTTTAATGTCACCCCGTCTCCTTATTATGCAGGTAATGGCGGTTATCTTACGATTTGCAGAAGGTGCCTGGATAAATCCTTTGAATACTATCGTGATGAGGTGTTTGACGGAGACCAGGATAAAGCGATGGAGCTTTTGTGCGCGACGATTAACACCTGCTTTGATGAAGGAGCATGGGCAAATGCCAAAAAGCACCCGTCTCCAAACAGAAGTAAGGTAAGCCAATATTTTTCCAAGTTGAATTTGGCGCAGACAAAGGGAGCGTCTTATGCAGATACAATTCTTTACCGCAGAGCAAATAAAGTCGAAAACGCAGAGACAATTCAAGCGGTAAAAGATAATCCCAAAATTATGACTCCGATTGAGACCATCCAATTGTTCGGTCTTGGATTCAGTGATCAGGATTATGAAACGCTGCAATATGAGTATGACGATTGGGTGAAAAAATACGGTGAACCTGAGGATAAGCGCCAGGACGAGCTTTATAAGAGCCTTTGCTATTTGAAATTGCAGTTGCAGAAGTCCGTGCAGAACGGAGATTCTGGAATTGGCGCATTGGCGAAGACATACAAGGAATATATCAATGCGGCGACGACTGAGCTTGAGGATCGCCGGCAGAAGAAGGAAGAGTCCGTCCAGTTGAATCCTCTTGGCCTATGGGCAAGGGATATTGAAAAGTATACCCCGGCGGAATTCTACAAGGACAAAAAGTTGTTTAAGGACTTTGATGATATAGGAAGTTATTGTTCTCGCTTTATTTTTAGACCTCTGAAAAACCTCCTAACCGGATCAAAAGAGCTTGATAAGGAATACAAGCTTTCCCAGGAGGAATGATGTGATGAACTATGATGTTTTAATGGATGAGCGGCAAAAGCATTTGCACGAACATTTCCCGTCTACGCACTATTTGCACAAAGTAGAAAATGTTCAGCGTGTACTTTTGTGGCTCACTTTTTATAGGAGAAACCCATCGAGGTTTGTAGAGCACTACTTTGGGATTGTTCTTCATCTATATCAGCATATCATTCTTTATCTGATGGAGTATTTTCCAAGCTTCTGCATTGTAGCCGCCCGTTCCGCAGCAAAGTCTTTCCTTATTGCCGTGTTCGCCTGTAAAGAGGCAATCCTACGGCCTGGGGCAAGGATCGTTGTGGCATCGGCTACCAAGAAACAGGCGAGACTCATCGTGTCAGAAAAGATAAAAAAGGAGCTTTTGCCAAAGTCGCCGCTGCTTGAAGCGGAGATAGACAGTTTTAAGGACAACCAGAATGAGATTGAGGTTATTTTTAAGAACGGAAGTTCTATTGTAGTTGTTGCCGCTAATGAGAACGCTCGTGGTTATCGTGCGACCGTTATGATCTACGAAGAGTTCCGTATGATTGCGAAGAATATCATTGACAGTGTTCTTTCTCCGTTCCTATTTGTTCGGCAAGCAGACTATTTGAAGCAAGAAGAGTATGCCGGGATGCAGGAAGAGCCTAAGGAAGTGTATATCAGCTCCGCATGGTATCAGAACCACTGGATGTGGAATCTGATTCAGACATTTACAAAGGATATGTTGTCTGGTGGTACATCGTGTGTTATTGCGATGGACTACAGCATTGCTTTGAAACACAACATTAAAACCAGGAACTTCCTAATTAAAGAGCGAAAGAAACTCGATCCGATGTCCTGGGCGATTGAGTACGAGAACCAGATGATTGCGGAAAATGCCAGGTCTTTCTTTAACTATGATCAGTTGAACCGAAACAGAAGACTAAAGCGGGCGTTTTATCCGCGCAGAAATGATGAAGCTCTTTTGAAGCAAAAGAACAAATACGATATTCCAAAACAGGTGGGGGAAATCAGAGTATTGTCTTGTGATATTGCAATGGAGGGCGGAAACGATACGGATAACTCTATCTTCTCCTGCATCAGACTTTTGCCAGAAAGCCAGGAGCATAAGGTGATGGACACAGCCGGCGAGCATATTACGGTTAAAAGAGGATATCGCCGTCAGGTTGTCTATATGGAGTCTGTTCATGGAGGGGAGACCACTAAGCAGGCTATCCGCATCAAACAATTGTATACGGATTTTAACGCCGACTATTGCGTTCTCGACGGACGTAACGCCGGTATTTCCGTTTATGATATGCTCGCAAAGGTTTTGTTTGATGAAGAGAGAAACATTGAATACAAACCATGGAAATGTATGAACGACGAAAAGGTTGCGAACAGAATTCAGATTGCCGGCGCTGAAGAGAATGTATATGTCATTAAGGCACAACTCGAAACGAACAGCAATATTGCTGAGTCCATGCGTAATGCTCTGAATTCTGGGATGATCGACTTGCTGATCAGCAATACTGAGGCGGTTGATGAGATTTCTAATTTTATCCCAGAATATGCGACTGCTGATGTTGAAGCGCAGCTATTCTTTGAAAGACCCTATATAGAAACGGTTGCTTTAATCAATGAGATGATCAATCTTGAATATGAGCGAGGCGATCAGACTGGGTTGATCAAAATTATGAACAACAATGACCGTAAGGACAGATACACCTCTGTTTCTTACGGTAATTATTTTGCCCAAATGCTTGAACATGATTTGTTGTCCGATACGGCGGAGTACGAATATGTTCCACTATTTAACTGAAGGAGGTGATGAAGTTGCAGAGTGAAAAGAAATGGTATCAGTTCTGGAAACGAGACCGTGTGTACGAGGAAAATGCTGTCGTTAAGGCTGAAGATCATACCCACGAGTTCAATACAAGTATTGGAAGCGCATATATCAATATGCTTTGCGGGTCAAGCGAATCTCCATATACCATTCAGGAGATCCGTGCTTTTACGAAAAACCCAATGAACCATATTACGGAGCTGCGCAGAATGGCAAAGTGGGCTTACCGAACGAATGGCGTTGTGTCTGGCGCAATCGACTATATGAAGTCAATGCACACATTAGATGGTGTTATTGTTTCTAAGTCACGCCGGCCAGATGGCAGAAAGCCAAGAAATTATCGTTCCAATAAAGCAAAAATGGAAGGTACACTAAGCACCATTCGATACAAGCAAATTATCCGCGATGGTATTTTCAAGAATGCCAATGATGGTATGTATGTCGCTTACTTTGAAACTGCTGCGACCACACCAGACTATAGAATGGCGCTGACTGATTATGAAATCCAGAATATAACGGAAATCAATGCGCTTGGAATCAATGCAATGGTAATCCCTCTTCCTGTTGAATATGTGCGGATCATTGGAAGAAAGAACAACAGTTATGTTGTCGCATTTGATTTGAAGTATTTTGATTATTTCACGGAGGATGCAAGGAAGAAAAAGCTTGCCGGCTTTCCAAAAGAGATCCAGGATGGATGGCTGAAAAAGATGAATGGGGAGCTGAACGCAGATTGGCTTGTTCTTGATAATACAAAGACAATTGTAACGAAAATCAAGAGCGAGATTTCTGAACCATACGGAATCCCATTTTCTATTGCAGCTCTCGACGATATTAGCTACGCTCAATATTTTATTGATACGAAGCGAAATGTTCTGGACTCTGTAAACAACCAAATTGTGTATGAGACATTCCCTGAGGGCAAAGATAAGGGGACATCTGCTCTGAGCGAAAAACAGCAGAGACAGCAGCATGATTTGGTCAAGAACGCACTTTCCAGCAAGAGCAGAAACGGCAGCAGTACATCATTTTTCTCTCTTGCGAGTGGGACAAAGCTTGACAAGATTTCGTTGGATGTTTCTTTGCTTGATGAAAAGAACGAAAATTCGATTGTAGATTCTGTAAACAAGGATATCAGTGTGAGCGCCAGCGCTCTTGACGGCAGCAGCACTGGGAACTACTCTACAGCGACATTGAATTTAGAGCTTGTCGCAGCAAATGTGTATTCCTGGATTGAGGATATTGTGGACGAGCTGAATAAGTGCATCAATAAAAATATCATTAAAGATCCAAGTTGCAGAGTCGAGTTTTATATTCTGCCAATTACGATGGTAAATCGTGATCAGATGGTAGGGTATATGTCTGATCTCTATGCAAGAGGAAAGGGAAGCCTATACGCATGGATTGCGTCTACTGGAATTAACCCGGACAACTATGTTGCGTTGATGGACTATGAGCTGGATGAAGACTTTGAGAATAAGTACCCAGTGCATAGGACTTCTTTCACCGTGACCGGTAAAGACGATCCTGAATTTGAGGATCACAACAAAGGCGGCAGACCACCAACTAATAGCGAAGATCCTGCTGCCGTGCAGCAAAAGACAAACGGTGGTAACAATATGCCGAAGCCGTCAACGGGGTAAGGGGGTGAGAAAATGAATAGATGTATTCCGACTGGTAGAATTTTTGAACTCTCTAATGAACGCCAGATCACGGGAAGAAGAAAAATCAAGGTAGTTCTTCACGAGATTTTCTCTAACCATGATGAGTGGCAGGAGAACGGTATTTCCTGGGATGAGACCTATACACAGCAGACGATTGACTCCGTTTCTAATATGTCTTTGTGTGTTGAATTTATCAGCGAAGACAGGACGCTACCATATGGGCATGGGCTAACTGAGATTGCCGATATGCCTTATATGGAAGATGCGACTGTCGTTGGACACTTCGAGCGCGGTTATATTGACGATATCGAAATTGACGGTGTTACAAAAAGGGTTTTGGTTGCAGATGGATATGTTGATGAAATGAGATACCCTAAGTTTGTAGCATGGTTGAAAGATCGGCTTGAACATGGAACGGTCAAAGGTTCTGTGGAAATTGTAGGTAGACCAGAAAATGAAAATCGTATTATTTACGATGGCGGTTACAAAGAGAAAGGAAGAATCCCGCAAATCTATGATTATAGCGGGTATGCCATTCTTGGTATCAGACCGGCAGATGATACGGCAATCGTCATGGAGTTAAATAATAAATCACAAGAACATAAGGAGGAAACAGGTATGGATGAGAAGATGATGAGCCAGGCAGTTGAGCTTATCAAGTCTTCTGTAACTCAGACCATTAACGAGTTGAATAATAAGAGTGGCGAGTATGAGAAGAAGATTGCTGAGCTGAACAATGCGGTGGCCGCAAAAGACGCTGAGATTGCAGAGCTGAACGAGAAGTTGAACACTGCCAATGCGTCTGTTGCTGAGAAAGACCAGGCTATTGAGAGCCAGACCAATGAGCTGAATAGTCTGAAAGAGGCCAATGCCGCGCTGGAGAAAGAAAAGAAGATTGCTGAGCTGAATTCTGCTCTGGCGGAGTTTAGCCAGGAAGAGCAGGATCTTGCCAAGGCTGAGATCGAGGCATTTAAGGCCGATCCTATGTCAGTTGAGATTAACAGCATCACAAGCAAGATTTGCGTGGAGATGGTTCGTAAGAACAAAGAGACACGCACAGTCGAATTGAACAACTCTGCTCCCGACATTTTCGGCGGTGTGAACTCCCCTGAAGATGACGGCGATGTAGACATTTTTGGCTAATTAAGGAGGGTTAAAGGAATGAAATACAAGACTATTGGTGCATTTAAGAATGTGCAGAATATCCCATATTGCAAGGCAACTGAGGATATGAAAGTAGGTATGGGCGTTGTGCTTGACCGCGCCGCAAAGACCGCATCTTTGGCAGAGGATGATACCGCTGCAAAGGCTATTGTTCACATTGTCACCAACATCAATGATAAGCCTGAGCTTCACAACAGCCCTGAGACTTATGTGGTGAACGCCGGCGAGTATGTACGCGCTGATGATCTGAGAACCGTGAACGGACTTGAGATTGAGTTCGCTGCGTTTGAGATTGACGGTGGGACTGATGGCCTGGCCGCTGGCGATGCTTTGGTATTTACCACATCTGGCCTGGTGAAGAAGGTTGCTGACGCAACTGGCTATGCAGTTTCCTTTAAGGTAATTGCTAAGACCGCATATATGGACGATGGCATTCTTGCTGAAATCGTTGCTCAGTAAGAATTTTTGTTTCTAAAAGGAGGATAGAAGATAATGGATAAGATTTTTGAGCTTAACACAGTCAACAATGTGAAAGACTCTGTTGTTGGTTCCAAGGTAAAGGCCACTTCTCCAATCGTAGAGGTGTTCTCTGCTCTGGCACAGGGTAAAAACCCCGCTGTTGACGGTAAGGTAGTAGATAAGGCTGTTGCCTATATCAAAGAGTTGGCTGGCCGCGCAATCGACGGCGATCATCAGGCAGTGTCCGAGCTGAACGCAATTCAGCGTTTTACCATTGAGCCTAAGCTGATCGAGGCTATCAAGATTTTTAACTTCATGGGTACATACAGATCCCTTCCTTACGACACCGTGCCTATGATGAAGACCTATAAGTATGAGAGCATTGATTCTCGCTTCCAGGCTTCAAGCGGCGATGTGCCTTTCGCTACCCACAGCTTCCGTGAGTACCCAATTGCAACACAGACCATTTCTGCCGGCTATGCGGTGGACTATCGTGAGTTGCAGAGCGGAAACTTTGACGGAACTGTTGCTGAGGGTATGGCTCAGGTACAGACTGACATGCAGAATAAGGCTGTGTACTATGTTATCGCAAAGCTTTATGATGCACTGAAGAACGCAAAAGGCGTAAAGCACTTCGCTGAGAGTTCTGGTATTACCCAGACTGCCGTTGACGATATGCTGAAGGTAATGCGTCGGTACGGCAAGACCAATATCTGCGGCGATTACGCTGTGGTTTCCCAGTTGAATGATTTCGCTGGTTATAAGACTTTCGGTGCTTCCACCATTCCGTTTGGTGCTGATGCGGTTGCCGAAGAGATTCGTAAGACCGGTTTGCTCAGCTTCTACAACGGTTCTAATGTGGTGGAGCTGCCAAACGCTCTTGATTACACCCGTTTGAATGAGGACAAGACTTCCTATGAGCTTTATATGCCTCAAGGTTTGCTGTTCTTCATTCCTCAGGGCAACATCGCACCCCTCCAGATCTTCCGTCGTGGCGGACTGACCACTATGACTGGTGACGATATCGTAACCCGTCAGCACCTGACCCGTTTCGACATGGAGATTGGTGCCGGCGTAGCAGAGGGCATGGAGGATCAGATTGGTCTTCTGTCTGATACCAATTTCGAGGTTCCTACTCTTTAATAGGAATTAGTTAAGTTATCTAAAAGGGGAGGGAAATACTCTCCCCTTAATCTTTTTATAAGGAGCGAAAGAAAATATGGAATTAACAGATAAGGTTGCAATCAACAATCTGTGTAGCTGGGCGCTTTATTTTAAGCGTGAAAATGGAGTGGGTGATATCCGCATCCCCGCAAATGCAAAGAATTTTTCCCAGTTGGATGTAGCTGAGGTTCAGATGCAGATTCAGCGCGGCAATCCTCTGTTTGTAGGGGATGGCAGATCCAATCAGGGGGATCACGCTCGTTTGTTTATCGTGGACGATAAGCAGCGTAAGGAGCTTCTTGGATATGGAGAAGAGTCTGCCCAGGATGCGGTTGTTCTCAACGAGGAATCTGTAAAGGCTCTTCTGGCGATTCGTGGGAAAGACGCATTTCATGCAAAGCTGAATGAGTTTGTAACCACGCCGGCAGAAAAGAAGATGATTGTCCAGATTGCAAAGGAGTGCGGCGGAGACGATGTAGCCGCATGGAAGATGGCTGCAATTAACGAGCTTGCCGACACAAACACCATTTAAGTAAGGAGGATGAGGTATGGATCAGCCTACTACTTTTACGGATATTGAAACAAGTTTTCACTCCATGCCTCTAACGAAATATAGGATCGATCCTGGCCTGGAGAAACAGTGGTTAGAAACTGCGATTGCAGATTACGAACTCGATCTAAGCACTGTGCTTGAATACGACAGTGAAAGCGGGTCGTTTGCAAATAAGCTTGATCGCCCTACAGTTCGCATTCTTGCTTTGATGATGTATGTCAGTTACCTTCAAAGAGAACTTAGCCGCGTTATGGCTCTCAACGGTATTTATGCCAAAGATATTCAGGTTACTGGAGCAGACGGAACAAAGCGGGTGACGAAGCAAGAGCTTGATAGTGAGCTTAGCAGAGTGAACACAATGCTTCATAAACTCAAAAATAACTGCTTTGATTAAGGAGGGGTTGCAATGCCAGAATCATGGTATTTAATGTCCCAACCTTTGTTTAACAGCGGTTTTGAGGGCGATGAATTCTCTGCATTTGCACAAGGGGGATTTGAAGAAATTTTGGATTCTCCCCTTGCGGATGAAATAGAGATTTATGAGAAAACTCTGTCTGCTACTCCGGTTTCTGCACGTGCGATTATACAAGGTGTGACAGCGGACAATTATAACAATAGTGTGATGCGTCAATTTCTTTGTAAGATTGGGACACTTCGGAGCGGACAGTATATCAAGGCAAGAGGCCAAATGTGGCTTGTTTATTCGCTCCCTGATAACAATAAGATGTACGAAAAAGCGATTGCTTGGCAGTGCAAATATTCAATCAAGTTTGTTTCACCGACCAGCGGAGAAATTGTTGAGTATCCTGTTTATGATATCAATAGTACGCAGTATGGCTCTGGTGAAACATCTGAAGACCATTTGACGCTTGGCACATCGCAGCACTTAATTTACATCCCATATAACGAAGAGACGATAAAGCTTGACAGTGGGTTTAGGTTCCTCATTGATAAAAACCGTGATAACCCAACTGCATATCGTCTGGCGCAGGTTGACCCTGGCGGATATTCCTGTGGGAAAGATGACGGCCTGATTCAATGGACAATTGTTGAAAGCCAATTTGACGAGAAGACGGATAGCAAAGAATTGATGGTGGCTGACTATTTTGGCAAATCGGAGTTGTCTAAGCCAGAACAACCGTCAGAGATTGGTTATTCAATTCGCGTTAATCCAGATGGTGGAGACGCATCTATCATATTTGGAGAAACACTAAAATCTTCCGTTATTATTTGTAAAGACGGTGTAGCTCAGAGCGGATTGCCATTTGATGTAACAATCACCGATGGCGCAGAGTTTGGAACAATTCAGTCTGTTGATCAAAATGGCTTTGTGCTGTATGCGCTGAACAATCGTGATTTTATTGGACAAGAGATTACAGTTGAAATCACAAGCTCTGAATGCGAAGCATCGAGCAAAACAGTATTTACGGTTAGGGGGTGGTATTGATGTATTTTGAACAAGTCCCTGAATACAGAGATACCATCATGGAGAGCATTTGTAAGTGCGATGCCATAATTGATTTGATTCGGCCAACTGAAGCCCCAGAGATGAGTGCAAAGGAAATGGCCTACAAATATATTTTCCCTTATGATTTCATTGTGGGGAAGACATCTGAAGTTGGAACTTATATTTGCTTTGATGTTATCGCCCCAAGAATTATCAATCGCTCATTCTCAGATTTCAATATCTATATTTGGATTATTGCCCATGAAAGGACTATGAGAACCCCGAAAGGGCTTGTGACAGACCTACTGACAACTGAGGTTGACAAGCTGATTAACGGGAGCAATGGGTTCGGCCTTGGTCGTGTGGAGCTTAAATCGTGGGATAGATTTACGCCGGCTGAGGATTTTCATGGGAGAACACTTGTGTATCGCACAGTGGATTTCAATAGGAAATAACATTGGAATCAAGAGATCTTGATCTGAGATTGTGCGCAAAAGATCCTATTTTTGTTGACGGAGTTCCTATCTACCCAATTTCAATTAAGGAAATTTCTCGTATTGGCTATACAAAGTACAATACTGATATCCGCTTTATGTCTTTGAATGAAAGCGATATCGGCGCTTTGCTTGGCAGGGACATATCCGATATAGGCTCATTTAATTATCTGGTCGGCAATGCGATTCATGATAAAGAGACTATGCAAATGATGTTGTTTTGGCTTTCCAAAATCACACATAGTAAGATTACCTTTTCTGGGAAGAGACTTTCTTTTGTCGGAGATGGGTTCGAGATCACAAAAGATAATTTTGATGAAATCCAATCTATTGTTAGACTCAGAAATGGCTTACAAGGGATAGAAGAAGAGGAAGAAAATCCAGATAACGAGGCTGCTCGTAGGGTCTTGCAGCGGAGAAAAGAAGAGCGATTGAAAAGGCGGAAAGCAAAGAGCGGCGGAGATGAATCCTCTTTGACGCTTGCTGATCTGGTCAGTATATTGGCAAGTGGAATGGGAATGACGATGGATGAAATCATGGAGTATGATTTGTACCAATTCAATGATCAGTTCAATCGTCTGAAAATCATGGAGGATTATGAAGTTAATGTCCAAGCGCTTTTACATGGCGCTAAAAAAGAAGATGTAAAACTCACGCACTGGATCACCAAGATCAAGCGCGAAGAAGAGTAGTTTGGAACAGTCTGGGAAACCAGGCTGTTTAGTTTTTTTAAGGAGGTATTGTAAATGTCTAACGCAAAATTTGGCGCAAAAGAAGTCATGGACGTTGTGCTCTATGATATGGAGACAAACAAGCCTGTTATCCAGTTTGACAGCTTGAAGACTTCTTCAATTAGCGTAACTTCTGAGAAAGTATACGCAAGAGGCGGTAAGGGCAACCCTAAGCTGATTACATGGGAAATCAATAAGGAGGCCACTCTGACCATTGAGGACGCTCTGATTTCTCCGAAGTCCCTGGAACTTATCTCTGGCATTGCTCGTAAGGTTGGCGTACAGACCATTCGTATGAGACAGACTACAGAGTATGATGAGAACGGCGTAAATAAGGGCAGCATGTATCCGCTGAAGGCTGATTCCACCGGTAAGATTACCCTGGCATTTGAGCCTAACACCACAGCAGATAAGATCTTGGTGTACCCTTATGATTCTGACTGCGAAGAGACTGCCCTGTACGACATGGAGGGCGCTCAGCTTTCAGGCAAGGAGCTTACGGTTGCTGCGGCTAAGGATCAGCGTGTTGTAGTGTACTACGACTATGACAGCGAAGAGACCGCCGAGACCTATGTGATCGACGCAGAGCATTTCAGCGGTACATACAAGCTTGTTGGAGATACCGTGCTCCGCAACCAGAAGACCGGTAAGGATGAGGCATTCCAGGTTACTATTCCGAACCTGAAGTTTACCTCTAACCTTGAGCTTGGTTTTGCTGCCGAGGGTGATCCTTCTACCACCACATTTGAATGCGAGATCATGCGCGACTCTGATACTGGCACCATGATTCAAATGGTGAAGTATTAAGAGTTATAGATTTGAATATAGGGAGGGCGAAAGCTCTCCCTTATTCTTTGAAAATGGTTTGGAGGTATGGCAATGAGATATAAGATTTATGTGAAAGATGTTCTTTCCACTGATAGCGGTCTATGTGTTGTAATTGCCATTCTGAATGGTAAAGACACTCAAATTTGTCTTCCTAAAGATTGCGGAATCGAAAAGTACATTGGAGAAGAGGTGTATTATGAGATTAAGGGCAAAAAGGTTCGTATCTCAAAAGCGCATCAGCCGCAAGTCTGTGTAGAGACTCCTATTGATGAAGAAGACGAGAAAGGGGAGGAATAACCTCTCCTTTTTCTTTGTTTGGAACGGAGGATGGTTTTTATTAAAATCCTGGCTATTGACCAGGCAAGAAATGGAGCGTGGGCGATATTTAACTACGACACAAAAGAACTTGAAACATATGGGACATTTTCGTTTGGAAACAAGAAATACACTTACGCAAAGGCGATTCTTGCCATAGAAACATTAGTTGACGAACTGATAAAAGAGCATGATATATCCGCTGTGTTTATCGAGGATATTCAATTGCGTGTAAATGTTCAGTCGTTCAAAAAACTTGCTCAGCTACAGGGTGTCCTCGTTAATCTATTTGAGAAAAACGAATACCTGTATAGCTTTGTTGCTCCTACGCAGTGGCAGAATTATTGTAAAGCACGTGGTAGGACTTCAAAGGAAGTAAAAGAAAAAATAAAGACCCTCGAAAATGCTGGCAAGAAAGAATCTAAAATTTTATCGATCCAGTTTGTAAAAGAAAAATTCCATATAGATACAGACAACGATAACTTGTCTGACGCTATATGTATCGGCCATTATGCCGTAAATCATTTTGAGATAGAAGGGAAGACGCTTCATGTCAAAGAAAAACAATAAGATTTCCATTAACGCATTGGAAAAATACTGCGGACAATTCAATACAGAGCCGCAGGATATTGAGATCCATTATGGGGAAGATGAAGTGTTTACTTTTACAGTAAAGCCACTTTTGACCATGGATGAGTCAGTGAGGTTTATTGAAGAGGTCGTGCGGGAGTGCATCATGCCAGATGACATGCTGATTGTGCCAATTGCCCGCGATTTTATCACAAAAAAGAACCTGATGACATATTACGCAAACTTTACTATGCCGGAGTCGCAAAGCAAAACCTATGACCTGGTTATGGCATCGACTGGAATTATCAATGCAATTTTGGACAATATCGACATTGATCAGTTTACTATGATCCAGCGGTCAATTGATGAGCGGATTGCATTTGAAGAGCAGAAGATGATCGCAGAGCAGCAAAGCAATGTTCGGAAGATTACTGAGGATGTTTCTGAATTTGTTTCTAAGATGTCTTCATTGTTTGACGGCATTGATCCAGAGCAGATGGATGGGTTTATGACCAGCGTAAGCAAAATGGCACAAAATACTGAGATCTCTGCTCAAAGCTTAGCGAGTGCGTTTTTGGAGAGCAGAAACAGTAAAGAAGACTAAAACACTTGGAGGCGCTTATGAAGAAAGCATTTCTTGAAGATGAATTTATGGATGTTGAAGATCTGATGGAGACAACACTACCCCCCCCTACATTACTTGAGTATTATAGGAGATTAAAAGATCGTGAGATTTTGTGGAATGACTTAATCGACGATGGCATGATCGACATTCCTATGTATATTTTGAAATGGAATAAGGAGGATTCTGGATTGCCAGTTGAAAAGCGAAAGCCAATCAAAATCTATATCAATTCTGATGGCGGAGCTGCAAATGTGACTTTGTATACAGCGAATGTTATTTCACTCTCCAAAACACCAGTTATTACTATCGGAATGGGAAGAGCTTACAGCAGCGGTGGGCTTTTGCTCATGGCAGGCCATAAGAGATATATTTTTGACTCAACCTCTATTTTGATTCACGATGGCTCGACTGGAGCGGTAGGTGATACGGGCAAGGTGTTGGACAACCTGGAATTTACAAAAGAGTTCGAGGCAAAAGTGCGGCAGTTTATTTTGACGCACACAAATATTCCAGAAGACCTAATTGATCGCAACTATCGCAGAGATTGGTTTATGTTCAGCGATGAAGCAATCAAGTATGGGGTTGCAGATAAAATTGTTACAGATCTTGACGAAATTATTTAGGAGGCCACTTCATGGCGCGAAAGAATACTATTTCATATCCAATTAAGCCACAGCCGCCAACTACCCTGGATGATAACCCATTCTATGGTATTCAGTGCGACGAATATCAAAAGCAGTTTCGTGATGCAATTTGGAACCCAGAAAAGCTGATTGTGTTTTGTAATGCAAAAGCCGGAACTGGAAAAACAACGATTGCCACCGCGACTGCAAACTTGCTCTGTGAATATGGGCTTTATGATGGAATCATCTATATCGCTTCCCCGACACAAGAGCAAAAGCAGGGTTATCTTGCAGGATCTATCGAAGAGAAGTCAGAGCCATATTTTGAGCCATTTTATGAGGCTTTACAAAAGATTGGCGTTAATCTGAATACGGTACTTTTTGATAACATTCTTAATGAGAAGAATGGGACAGCTTATATCAGATGCTTAACGCACACATTTTTGCGTGGGGTCAACTTTGAGAATAAAGTGATCATAATCGATGAGGCTCAGAATTATTATTTTGACGAACTGATGAAAGTTTTAACTCGAATCCACGATAATTGTAAGGTAATTGTGATTGGGCATGATGGTCAGATTGACCTATACAAAAATCCAGAGCGCACGGGCTTTGTACGATACATGAAATGGTTTGCAGAAGACGACAGATGTGCTGTGTGCGAGCTGAAGAAGAATTATCGAGGATGGATCAGCGAACACGCAGATAATTTGAAATACTTTTAACTGAAAGGCGGAATCCCGCCTTTTATTATTTTGCGAGGTGGGACTATGCCAAAATTCAAAAGCACAAAAGAGCTTGTGGCGTATCTACAAAAAACTGTAGACAGAGTTCTTACAGAAGATGTGTTCCCAGTTATACAACAAGAGGAAGTACAGGCGGTTGATGATGTCGTTTACAGTATGCCGACATCTGGATACTACCAAAGAAGATACGATTATGAGGGTATTGGAGATCCAGATAACATCGTGATAAAGGGCGGAGCCGCAAAGAATGGCATTATGGCCGTTGTAAACGAAACAGATCCGAACCCATATTTGAATGGTAGAAGTGGGGCAAGAGCTACTGTAAATAAAAGCTTGCCATATGTTATTGAGTATGGAATTGGTCAACCTGGAGATCCAGGGTATGATTATTGGGCTGGAAAACCAAGACGGTTTACAGCAACTACAATTGATCGTCTGGATGCTTCTGGGGCGCATGTGATTGCTTTGAAAAACGGGTTAAGAAAGCACGGAATAAAAGTGCGATAAATTTCAAAAGGAATAAGTTAATTTACTTTTAAGTGAGGTGATTGTGCGTGGATGAACTGCAAATTCTGCTGAAAGCGATCATTGATAGCGATAGCGTCACATCGCTTGACTCTCAGTTGTCCAATATTGTTAAATCTCTGAGCGCATCGCACGAAGTAAAGCTGAAAGTAGCCGTTGATGAGACTTCCATCAGAACCACGCAGAGCCAGCTACAATCAATCGCTAAGCAGGTTTCTTCTGCTGGAAATAGCGGGAGACAGGTACAACTCAAAGTCTTTGACGCTGCGCAATTACAGGCGGACGGTCAGAGATATTTTACTGGTGTAAGAGATATTGTTTCTCGTGTCCAAAAACAATTCAGTAAGCTTGGCAGTGTAGATGTTGTCAATGTGTTTAAGGACGCACAGGGCGATATTCAGAGTTTTACCGCAAGTGTGACTAAGGCTGATGGAGTTGTAGAAAGATTTAATTTTAACCTTTCTAAAATTCGTCATGGCTCAAGGACATACAGCGGCTTTGTGCAGGAAAACTCTATTTTGTCTGATAAAAATGCTGGTACAAATCTTCAGAAAACACTTGATTATCTGAACCGAATTGATAACAAGATTGCGGATATTACCAGTAGGACTCTCTCCAATACGGCAAAGCCACTGCTTGCCGATATGGAGCAGTATAATCAGTATCAAACAAAGCTAACACAAGTAAAAAGTAGAATTGATGAACTCCGCAAGGCAAATACAACGCTGTCTGCGGATCATAAACGAGAAATCAATTCTATGGTGGCTGATTTGCAAAGATACGCACGGGAACTTCAAACCTCTGCGTATGCGGCAACTGATTTGAATGCAGCCACATTTACAAATAAAAAGGCCGAACTTCAAGCTGCCTTGCAAACTGACATCCAGCGTTGGCAAAACTCTGGTTTGTTCGGCGCTGATTTCAAGGCGGCTGTAAACGATGCGAAGCGAATGCTTGACGAGGCGCTCGATCCAACCGATCTTGATGCGTACAGACACCAGTTGTCGTTGCTGAATCAGCAATTTAAGCAGATGAAGCTTCAAAATACTGCGTCTGGTAAAATCCTTGACGCAGATAGGTTGACTTCAAATATTCAGACTGCGCAGTTGCGTATTCAGAATCTGAAGAATACTTATAGCTCATTTGTAAATGATCCAAATCTGTTGGCAAAATGGCAACAGCTCTTTGACGAATCAAAGATGATCAGTAGCAGTAAAGAGCTGACAAATCTTAACGCTAAAATTCGTCTGTTTGAGCAAGAGCTGATCAGCGCCGGTAAACACAGCAGATCGCTTTGGGATGACCTAAAGGCAAATGCCGCAAAGATGGGTTCATGGATGGTGCTGGGCGGCGTAATCGCCGGCGTTATGCGCGGTGTAACCGGCCTGTATGACGCAGTGGTTCAGCTTGACAGTGCTATGACAGAGCTGATGAAAGTAACGGATGAAACCGACGCTTCATACGAAGCATTTTTGTCCGACGCTGCTGACAAGGCGGTACAGATTGGTACTACATATGCCGATTTTGTAGACTCTACAGCATCATTTGCACGTCTCGGATATAATATGGAAGATGCCTCTCAGCTTTCTGAGGTTGCCAATATCTATGCTGTGGTAGGCGATGAGGTAGATGGCATTGAAGGTGCTACCAACTCTATCATTTCTACTATGAAAGCGTTTGGTATTGAGGTTGACGACACTATGAGTATCGTTGATAAGTTCAACGAGGTGGGCAACCGATTCGCCATTTCGTCTGGCGGCATTGGCGAGGCCATGATGCGAAGCGCATCCGCTATGGCAGAGGCAAACAACACCATCGACGAGTCAATCGCTCTGATCGTAGCCGCCAACAATGTTATCCAAGACCCGGATGTTGTTGGTACAATGTGGAAGACGGTTTCTATGCGTATTCGTGGTGCGAAGACGGAGCTTGAAGAAGCCGGCCTTGAAACGGAGTATATGGCTGAAACAACCGCTTCGCTGCGCAAAAAGATCCTTGGACTGACCAATGTTGACGGCAGCGGCGGATTTGATATCATGCTGGACGAAGAGACGTTCAAGAGCACCTATGATATCATGCTTGGGATCAGCGAAGTTTGGGAAGATATGAGCGATATCGACCAGGCTGCTTTGCTGGAGCTATTGGCTGGTAAGCGGCAAGGTAACGCCCTGGCTGCGGCCATTACCAATATGGGCGACGCTGTTAAGGTTATGGACACCTCTCTGAATGCTGAGGGGTCTGCCGTTAGAGAGCATGAGAAATGGATGGACAGCATTCAGGCCAAGCAGCAACAGTTCCAGGCTCAATATGAGGTGTTTGCAAACACTATTTTGAGCAGTGATTTGATCAAAGGTGTCTTTGACGCTGGTACTGGTTTGCTTGGGTGGCTTACGACATTGGTAGATACGGTTGGCGCATTACCCGCCGTTTTCGCTACTGTAATGCCATTTTTGGATAAGCTCAATTTGTTCCGAACAACAGATCAGAAAAACTGGGGCGGCTCTGGAACAGGTATTGCGTTTGCATGGAACGCCCAAAAGCTTGAACTTGATAACGATATTAAGCTTTTGGATGAATATAATAGTAAGATTGCAAATCTCGGAACATCTACGGGAGATCTAACTCAACGGCAAATTGTATGGAATGATACAATTGGAAAAGGCAGTGATAGGCTGCGCAGTGCCGTAAAGGTTTCTGACGATGCGACGGTGTCTTCTAAGGCATATGCCTCTTCAATGGAGCAGGCAAGCATAAAGACTACCCTTATGGGTGTTAAGTCTAAGGCCGCTGCAATTGGTGTTCAGGTACTTAATACAGCGCTTAATGCGCTGATCGGTCTTGGTATTGGTCTTGCTATTAACGCAATTATTTCTGGTATCACTTCTCTTGTCAACAAATCAAAAGAGGCTCGTGAAGCAGCTTTGGAAGCTGGATCTGCCGCAGTTCAGAGTTCAACCGAATTGTATGATCTGGCATCCTCTTATCTTGAGATGAGCTATGCTGTTGAGGCTGGAACCGCATCCCAAGAGGATTTGATGAGCATTCAGGATGAGCTTGTTGCTTATCTGGAAACACAAGGTATTGCAGTACAGAACCTTTCTGGCGATTACGATACTCTAAGACAGTCTATTGTTGAAGCCGCAAGGGAGCAGATGCGCACAAATATTTCCCAGGGTATTCGTGCTGCTGATATTGCGAAAGAAGATGCAATCGGAGAGCTTGAAACATGGCTTGGCGGAAACAGTCTGTATTCATCTGCTAAAGAGGGAGCAAAAGAGGCTTTTGATTATCTCGACAGCCTTGGTTTTTCAGGTATAGATACTGGTACAAAGGGTGGAACTCTTGTACTTCCAAATAGTACAACCACGGATTTGTTCAGCGACATAACCTTTGACCAGTTGATGGAGAACTATCGTTATCTCGAAGACGCGATGAATGCGGTGAGAGACGAATATGGTTCTGAAAACCCCGTCTTCACAATGCTGGCCGACGCTTTCAATACTTATGACGAAGCATTAAAAGACGCTATCGAGCGGATTGATAATGCGAACCAGATGATTGCGCAAGACGCTCTTCGGGCTGCACAAGCGCTTGATCAACCTACCACGGTTGAAGAGTTTGAAGAGTTCAGAAGCCAGATGATTCAGAATATTGAAAACACATCTGGTTTTGATGATGACGGTACATATACTGCTGAGCAGTTGGCAGATAATGTTCTTGGTTCAGATGAGCGCTATGCCGATCTTCTTGCAGAATTGCAGGAGAGGGAAGCTTCTGCCGAAGCCGTCAATGAGAAGATGCGAGAAATCGCAGAAAAGCTTGTTCCAAAAACATATGAGGAACTTACCCCAGGCACTTCCGCACACTTCCATGCACTGGATGCGTGGAGCGCTGAGGTAGAGGGCGTTAAGGACAAGTTGGAAGCCCTTTCCGATGAGGAATTTGAAATCGCATACAATGCGGTTATCAATGAGGGCGCAACCACCTGGGAAGACATTACTGCCGCTATTGAAGAATACAATAGCGAGCAGGCCGTAGCAACAAGAAATGCTGAGAATTTGCAGCGCAGCATTCGTGGTATGTGGGATTCGGAAGATTTCTCCGATACCAAAGAAGAGTTGATTGCAATGTCCCAGGCGGTGGACGGCATTACCCCACAGAATATCGAAGAGCTTGCTTCTGAGAGCAGCGTCCTTGCAAGTATTTTGGAAGAGGACGGGATGAACGCTCAGTTCCTATCCCAAATCCTACAGAATATGGCCGAGGGCGGGGATGGCGTGTCCCTTGTCACCGCCGAGGCTTTGAAGCTGAATGATGCTCTGGACGGAATGGTGGACAAGTTCGACCAGGTGACGGACGCAAAATCTCGCTATGATGCGGCCATGGCTGTGGAAGAGAAGGACACCGACTTCCGTTCTTATGCAGAGGCGTTTGAAGAGCTGAACGCTCAGTTCGAGGCCGGCACCACCAACAGTAATGCGTTCTGGGCTGCTGCTGAATTCCTATTCGGTAGCGAACAGTTGAACACATGGGGCTGGAGCGACGGTCTTGATGAAATCTACGACGCAATGCAGCGCAATAAAGGTGTCTTTGAGGACGCTGAGAGCGCCGGCGCTGGGTTTATCGAGCGGCTCTACGAGATGTCAGAAGCAGGCCAGTTGGTCAATGACGAGGGCGAAAAGCTCATCGAGATCAGTAGGGATGCCAGTGGTGCATATGATTTTGATGTTGACCCAGAAAATCTTGAAGAGATTGCAGAGAAGATGGGTATTACAGAAGAGGCGGTGCTCGCCTGCTTTGAAGCCCTATCTATGTGGGGAGATATTGATTTCTATGACCTGACTGAAGTTTCAGAGGTTATTGACGAAATCGGACTTTCCGCTGAAACGGCTGCTGGTAAAGCAATCAATGTGGATCGCCTAACTGAGCAGTTGATGACGCTGGGCAAAACGGATAAGGAAATCTATGATGTTTTGTCTGCTCTACAAGGACTTGATGGCGTACAGTTGTTCAGTGTGTCAGGTGATATTGACGCAGTTACCACCAGTTTGCAAAACCTTGGTCTTGCTACCAGTGACGATTATACTATCACCATCAATTATGAGGGACTTGGAGATCTGCTCGCCAACCTTGGTTACACCAAGGAAGAGGCCGAGGGACTGATCACCAAACTTGGTGAAGCAGACGGCATCACCCTGGCAAATGCAGATGGTGAGGTTAAAGATGTCAGCGATGCTCTTGCTTATATCGATACTATTACCTTCACCAATGTTACAACCTCCATCAATGGAGTTGAAACGGCAATTGATGATGTAGATAATTCTACAACAGACAACGCTGTTTCAGAGATTGATGGTATTGGCTCTGCCGCCGAAGATGCTGCGACTAAGGTTTACAGCATCGGGACAGCTATTGACAGTGTAAACGGAAGAACCGCTACAGTATATTATAATGTGCAGCGTAAGGGCGGACTTCTTGGAACAATTGGTAATTTGCTTGGGTTTGCAAAAGGTACATCGAGTGCGCCGGCTGGCGAAGCGCTCCTTGGTGATGAATACTCTCCAGATGGATCGCCAAAACCAGAATTGGTTGTGTCGGATGGTCGAGCATACCTCGCAGGTCTAAACGGCCCGGAAATTGCCAACTTAAATGCTGGAGACCAGGTTTATACTGCGTCTGAAACGAAACGGATTCTAAGCCGTTCTGGTAAGCGTATTACCGGCACAATCCCAGCATATGCAAGTGGACGTATTACCACAAGCGGTCTGCGTGTTGAGACGGATAAGACTGGTTCAACAGGCACACCATATACGCCAACCACAACTGCTACCGTTACGGTGGAGGCTGAGGTTGACGATGAGCAGCTTTCAGAAGAGATGGAGGATGCCATTAAGGAAATCCAGGACGAGCTTGACGAAATCCTTGGAAACTATGAGCACGACATCTTTACTCTGGAAAGAAACGATGGTACTCCAGAAGAAATCATTGCAGTTTATAAAAAGATGCAGGACACCGTTCACCAGTATGCGGAGAAATACCGCGCAATGGGATTGGACGAGAACAATGACTATATTCAGGATCTTGGAGAGCAATGGTGGGAGTATCAGGACGAGATCGACGATATCTTACATGGTATTTATTCTGATGCTGTTGAAGCACATGAAAATACCATTGAACTTTTGCAGCACCAATATGATGACCTAAGCGATAGTAAAAACTATCGTGACATGTCAACCAATCTGGAGCGGCAGCGCCAAGAACAGCTTAGAATCCAAGAGCTTGCCCATGAGGAAGCACAGAGATTACGGGCGCTTGGTGTAGATGAAAATGATGAGGCAATTCAGGAGTGTATCGATGCTTGGTGGGACGCTGAGGATGATATCAAGGAAATTAACGAGTCTATCGTTGATAATGTCCTTGAACCGTTTGATGAGTTTATCGAATATGCGGATGACTTTGACCTTTGGGATCGGTTTGATTTCACAAAAGTAGATTACCTAAGGCAAAAGATCGCCGCACTGAATCGGTTGCTTGAACAGGGCGTTCTAACTCTAAGAGAGTACACGGAGCTTTTGCGCGAAACTCAACTCGATATTTATAATGAGCAGAAAGACGCTATTACAGAAATCATTGAAAAGACAATGGAGCTGGTGCGTCAGGAAGCCGAAGATAAAATCGATGCTCTGGAAGAACAGATTGATGACTACCAGAAAATCATTGATTTGAAGAAGGAGTCTCTTGAAGTCGCCAGGGATGAAGAGGATTACGAGCGTGAGGTTGCAGAGCGCGTTGCCGAAATTGCAAAGGTGCAGGAAAAGATCAATCAGCTGAGCCGCGATGATAGTCGTGAGGCTAATGCCGAGCGGCAGCAGTTGGAACAGGAGCTTGCCGAACTTCAAAATGATCTCGCTGATTACCAGGCAGACTATGCGTATGATGCGCAGGTCGATGCTTTGGATAAGGAAGCTGACAAGTTTGAAGAAACCAAGGACAACGAAATCGCCAAGGTAGAGGCCAGCGTTGACACTGAGGAAGAGGTGTATAGAGCCGCTATTGACCGTATCAATGCAGACTGGGATCAGCTATACCAAGATTTGATTGCTTGGAATAGACAGTATGGAGATATGATCGATGGGGAGGATTCAATTACATCTGCTTGGCAGACTGCTATGCAGGCGGCTCAAGAGTATGGAGATATTGTATCCGCTCTCAATGGTATCAATAATGATATCGCCAATGAGCAGCAAGGTATTCTGGATCAGCAGCAGGAAGATGCTGAAATCAGTGCCATTATGTCTGAGATGTACGCCAATGGTCAAGCATGGGGATCTGCATCTGATGAAGAGAAACAGCGCCTCGCTGATGAAAACCTACGGCTTGGCAGACTGCTTGCCCCATATGGCATTAACGCTGTCCGTGGTGATGACGGCGTGTGGTATGTAGACCGTGTTGGCGGTGAACAGCTGTTCCAAAAATATAGACAGTATATTTATCACGACGGAGGAATTGTCGGAGAGGACTCATTAAAGAGCAATGAGGTTTTTGCCAAGTTGCAAAAGGGAGAGGCTGTATTTACCAGTAAGCAATATAAAAATCTGTTTAGTCAGATTGGTGATACGATTACTGGTGTTGTAGATTCCGTTGTGCGTAGTCTTGCAACAGCAAAAGATACCACAGCGGCTGCGATTCAGTCTGTAACCAACAATGAGAACACAGACAATTCTATGGGAGAGATCCGTATTGAAAACCACTTCGAGGTTAAGAATGCGGATGAGAAATCGGCAAGGGAGCTTGCAGAATATTATTCTGATCGCACTATTGATAAGCTTATGACCGCTGCAAAGCGAAAGGGCATGAAGAATAGTATTGGAAGTCACATGCTCCGATAAGTTAATGCGGCCACCGTAACTGGTGGCCGCTTATTTTATAAAAGAAGGAGGCTTTAGACATGGTTGTTGATTTTGCAAAGGTCAATGTAAAAGAGCAGCCTCTACTTATTTTACAAAACATGGATGATACACCGATTGGTGTGCTGAAGTATGCTTTTAATGTGGAAGCAGATCTTTGCTATAACGAGGTGTCAACGCTATCGTTTGAGCTTCCTGGTTATGTGGACGGCAAACAAACTCCAAACTACGAAAAAGTAGTTGGAATGAGAATCATTGATCTAAAGGACTACGGAAGATTCCTTCTGGTAGATCCTAAAACAGAGAGCGATGGAGTTCGAGAAGTTAAGAGCTGCACCGCTTATTCTTTGGAGTATGAGTTTACTTTCAAGAAACTTGTGCTTTCAGCCGGCACATATAACCTATGGAACCCGATTGCGCCAAATGATACGATTATTGGAATGATACTTGACCTTATGCCATCGTGGAAAATTGGTCAAGTAGATGCAACACTAATCGATAAATACCGCACATTTGACGATAGCGGAGACCAGAATATATATAACTTCATTAAGTCAGATTTGCAAGAATCCTATGGTTGTGTCTTTGACTTTGACACATATAATCGTCTGATCTATGTTCGTGATATTGCGAATGAGCCAGAGACAACGCCGGTGTTATTCTCAATGGACAATCTCATTAAAGAAGTCTCTGTTGAGGAAGACACAGAGAGCATCGTTACGCAGCTGAGTGTGTACGGGGCGGACAATGTTGATATTAGAAGCGTCAACCCAATGGGTACAACAAGCTTAATTAACCTGGATTATTTTATGACGCATGATTACTTCTCACAGGATATTATCAATAAGTATGACGATTGGAAAGAGACATTTCAATCATATCAGAGGTCTTATTTTAATCTTACTGTAGAAGAGGCGTTGAAGACTGCTCAACTACTCACGGAACAGGCCGCTATTACAACGCTTGAAGGAGAGCTGAAAAGCCTTGAGAATATCCAGGCGACAACAATCCAAGCAATTGCCCAAGGAATGAAAAGTCAAAGCGATCTGAACAAGGTGAATCAGGATATCTCCGCTAAGAAGAATGAAATTACTGCAAAACAGAATAAACTCGAAGATATTCAGGCAGAGGTAGACGAGCTTGATGAAAAGATGCAGGCTATCAATGAAAAGACAAAACTGAGCGCATTTTTCACAGAAGACGAGTATAAAATCATTGATCGGTACTTGAAAGAGGATTCTATTTCTGAAGACTCTTTTGTCGCCATTGAAGTCGATTCATTTGATAGCGCTGGAGAAAGCATTCCTGCAACTGGTTCAATCTTCAATATTATGGACGCTACAGTTACTAAGGTAACAAATGAAGCTGGAAAAGATATTTACTCTATTGTTGGAGGCAAGATCGGATGCTCGACTTCTGGATTTGTATTGAATGCGGATATCATTCGAGCGTCACTTGATTTTGATGAAAACCACGATCTACTTTTCACTGCAAGACTGTCAGCTGGTACATTGAATGGAGAAACATTCCCAAGCGGCTGTGTCTCTGTTGCAGGAACTGGTAGCACTGTTACATCAAATGTCGTACCAGATTCCAGTGTCGGTGGCGCAATCGAAGAGGGAAGCACTATCTCCTTTAAGATTGGCGATGCGGATCTATACTTCACTCGAAGCACAACGGAATATGAAAAACGAGCTGTTGAGTGGGATTTGCTGGACTATGGTGTGGAGCTGATGGAAAGAGTGTCTTATCCATCCTATACATGCAGTCTGGATCTGGCGAATTTTCTTGCGATGTCAGAGTTTGAACCATTCAAAAACAACCTTATCTTAGGCAGTAGATTGTACTGGCAGAAATCAAGTGGAGAGGTTATGCGTCCATATTTGATTTCTGTAAGAATCCCGTTTGAAGATTTGACGGGTTTTGAGGTTGAGCTGTCAAGTAAGTATTATGCAAATGGGGATGGGTTTAACTACATCGATCTGATTGAAGACAGCAATACCGCAGGGAAAACATTGGATAGTGGCAAATGGACATATAGCCAGTTTGTAAATAGTGGTGCGGAAACAAGCCTCAGCAAATTTACAAAAGAGGCGCTTGATATTGCCAAGAATAACATTCTGTCTTCTTCTGGTCAAGATATTTCCTGGAGTGAATCTGGCTTACGGTTACGCAAAAGAAAAGAGAACAATCCAGAAGAATATGAGCCTTATGAGATCTGGATGAATAACGGCCAAATCATGTTTACAACAGATAACTGGGCAACCGCTAATCTCGCTATTGGTCAAATGAAAACAGAAGACGGCGGGATTATGAGCGGTGTAATTGCAGACAGTTTGATTGGTAAATTATTGGCTGGAAGCAGTCTCATCATCGAAAGCGCAAAAAAAGACGGCGACATTTCTGTGTTCCGCGTGGATGGGAACGGTGCGTCTTTGCACAATGCTATTTTTGATATTTACAATGGCAATCAAGTGCAGATCACTCTAAACCCATATTCAGGATTTGCGATTGGTAAGTACCCACTGTACTCAGGAGACGAGTATACAATTGATGAAGATAATGCAAGCTTCTGGGTAGATATCAATGGCAATGTTCACATCAAAGGGACGCTTGAGGGGTGTGATGGAAAGTTCAGCGGTGAGCTTGTTGCTGCAAGTGGCCGTTTCAAAGGTGTTGTACAGGCTTCTGATTACCAGGATTTGAATGGCAGAAGTATGCTGACTTCAAGCTATAAATTCTCTCCTACATACCTGGAGCTAAGGGGGCTTACTATCAGCAATGGCAGCAAGAATACCCTTGTCATTGATAGCGCCGGCAATATTACAATGGATGGAAATATCACACTTGGCTCTGGCTCTCGTATTAACTGGAATACGGTCACGCAGCTTGGCACTAATCCGCAGATTTCAAACCTGGAAGACGATATGGATTACCGCCTAACGCGGATCAATACGCAGCTCGACGGCGTATATGAAGAGATTGATTGGCTTTCAGAGAATATGTGGACTGAAAGAGAAATTAGAAATATTTCGTCCACAGTGATCACAGACGAGCTTGTGTCAGCTCCCAATATTAAAGGCGCATATATTCAGGGCGGAACGATTCAGGGTTGCGACTTTTTGTTTGGCGATTATGGGGTTATCTATGATGGATATGGTAGCGACGGTGTGAGCAGGACTGACTTGGTGTACATTGAGTCTACAAGAGGAATTGCGATTGTCGCAGATGAAGGTATGGCGCTTAGAGCCGGGAATGGTATCTGGATTCCAGACGATGTTCATATCATGGTAAATGGAGATTATGTGAATTTGGGAAGCGTCATTGAAGATTTACTTGCAAAATAATATGGAGGTCGTATGAAAGAAATCATTAAGAAAATTGATGCTGCTGTCCGCGTCTTAAATAATATTGAGGTCAAACAGAAGCAAAATTTGTTGAATATGGGTGGGGTCATCGACCTTCTGGAGAGTGTCATCGTAGATCTTCAGAAGATGGACATTGAGGCGACGCTCAATAAGGAAAATGTTGAAGGAGAAGAAAAAGAATAATATATATCCTCAGGAGGTGGTGCAATGGCTTTTTGGGGTGATTATTTCGTCTATGATGGGATACCATGTACGGAATTTGGCCTAAGACTCTATGAGGTGAATGGTGTTACACCGGGGGAGGCGAAGTTTTCTGTGGCTTCTGATATTTCTGAAGACAGAGTTTCAAGTAGATACCGTCCGTTGTTTTATGGTGTTACACAAAATGAACCTCTTTCATTTAAGATGGTCTTTGGAGCCGACAAAGAGCTTGCAAACAGCGGAGGCTTTTTTGACGCTTGGGATAGAGAGGCAATCAGTTCATGGTTATCGCCATTGGATGGATACAAATGGCTTGAAATTGAACAGGATGACATGGAGCAGGTTCGCTATCGCTGCATCATCGAAGAATTAGAGATGGTGGAGATCGGGAATCTGCCCATTGCTTTTTCTTGCACTGTGAGATGTGATTCCCCGTTTGCATATCAGTATCCAGTGACATACTCCTATACATGCCAGGGCAACACCAATATTTTGCTTAGGAATCTTGGTAGTTATAGGGGAGGATATCAACCAAAGCTCAAAATCACAACGAATGGTACAGATAGTATCAAAATTATTAACCATTCAGACAACGATAGAACTTTTGAATTTACGGGACTCCCTCAATCCTATTTCTTGGAAATAGAAGTGGATAATGAAAATGGGGTTATCACAAATAATATGGATCTAAATTTATATCCGTATTTTAATTTTGAATTTTTCAAACTTATTTGCGGAGACAATTCATTAGAAGTTGTTGGCGATTGTAAGCTTGAAATCACATGTGAATTCCCGGTTAGCGTAGGAGGATAAGCAAAATGATTAGTAAAGTTTATGATCTGCCTGAAATTTCATTTGTTGGCGGGGAGACACACGATCTGCGCTTTCATTTGTTTACGGACACAGGCAGAGTTTTTAATGCCTCTGGCGCAAAAGCGACATTTTCAATTGTGTATTCGGTAAATCGAACAGGAGCACCAGTGCTATCAAAAGCAATGAGTGTTATAGCCGATGATGATGGAATTGAAAGCATTCTTGCCGTTACACTGCTCCCAAAAGAGACCGTCGATTTGTACGGGAAGTACATCTACCAGATTACGATCCAAGACATGTCTGGGGAAACGGATATCCCAAGCCAGGGTATTTTGGGAATCACTAATAACATTGATAAAAAGGTGATTCGTTAATTTTGTTAGGAATAAGTTAATCTATTTGCAAGGAGGATATGAAATGAACACTACATACTTTCTGAATCAAGTGATGGGAAATTTGTTTAAGACAAAGGAAACTCCTGCACTTCCAAGCGAGTATTACATTGGCCTAAGTTCTACCGCTCCAAATATCAGTGGCGGTAATGTCACAGAGCCTCTTTCAAACTCTGGATATAAAAGAGTGAAGCTTGAGAATTTGAGTGAGCCGGCAGATGGTGTAATTACAAATGAGCAGGCCATTTCTTTTGATGAGTCAACTGCAAACTGGGGAACAATGTCCCACTTTGTTATTTATGATGCGCTGGAGGCTGGAAATCTACTTATGTATGACACCCTATCCACCCCTCGTAATGTTGAGGCCGCAACTATCGTAACGATTAAGGCAAACAGCCTGACTTTGACTTTGAGCAACCCAGCTTAATTACGATTAGTTAGGCGGTGGAGAGATGGCGCAAACATACAACATTTATCTCCGAAAAAGACTAACTGAATTTGACCTGATTATTAGGAATTTGCCATATCGTGACGGCCTCGTGATTTACAACCGCATGTATCTTGACGCAATGGTGAACTATCTATATTTGCAAAAGTTTATTGTTGGTGATACGGATACGAAGCTTGTATCAGAAATTGATAATTTGTTAGAACGAGTCTTCAATATCTTTTCAAGCGGGATGGAACTTTGTGCAGAACTTGAGTTGTTCGCAGCAAAACCAACTGGCGGTTCAACAGAGCTGGTTTTAACTACAGGTAAAGCCAATATTGGTGAAGAAAGCTTTAACACATTCCAAAATGTCACACAGCTTTTGACAAACACACTGAAGTACGATATCGCAAAATCTCTTGGGTCTGGATCAACGGAAATGGAGCTAAGGACAGCTCCAGCGTCTACTTTGAAAGAAGCGTTAGAGAAATTTAAGAACACTATGCTCTTAGACTCTGACGCTTCTACCTCCGCTATTACCCATGGTGAAGCAGAGACCGATATGGTTCTGACTACAAACGATTTTGATATCTTCTACATGCTATCTGTAGAAGGAGAAGCAATGATGAATTTGCTTTTCTCTGCTGACTTTGAGATGTGGTATACACTTGGGACAGGCGATAGTTCGATGTGCTTGACGGTTGAGAATAGCGGTGTGCAATCTAAAAAGTTTATGACGTATGAAAGCTTCCTCAATCTTGTTTTGGAGATAGGGAATATTTTGCAGTGTTTTATCTTCCCGGATGAGAGCGGATCTCTTCTATCTTCCGAACTAAACATCGGAATGAAAAGACATAGGTTGCTTTCTGAAATGGATAACTTAACACTGTCTGAGCATGACGATATTACATTAGAAGAATTAGACTATGTGATTTTGGCGTGACGAAAGAAGAAAGGAGTTTTCGATATGTCAAAAGGTACTCTTGGTAGTTTTAATGGCACTACTACTGCCAATGTAAATATGCTTGATATTTTTAAGCAAAATGAGATGGCGGCACATGAAAATAGTACACTTGCGTTTACCGATCATATGGTAATCAAAAAGATTGGAATTCAATGTGAGGCGGGAACGGAAGTAATTATCAATGGATGCGAGATCCCTATTGTGTCTGGAGTATTCGAGCTTGGTTTTGGTCAAGTGGATATTACAAGTCTCGTGTTCAAAGAAGAGAAGTCAGTGAACATCTACTACATGTATTAAGGAGGTGCTTTTCAATGGCCGATTTGCCGTTCTTCGGCAACTCTTCTTTTGGAGGCGGCGGAGGCATTATTTCTGGAAATCCAGTTGTAGATGCTGAGCTTGCAGAAAATGGCGACATGATTTTGAAGATGAGTGATGGAACAGAAAAGAACATCGGAAGTGTCGCTGGAGAAGATGGTGCTGTATACGTCCCACATATTTCGGAGCAAAAAATCCTAAGCTTTACAATTGAAGATGAGCCTGGTGATGTGCCAGACCCAGTTGATCTTAACCCGCATGATGAGTGGTCTGATATTGATGACAGTGAGATTGTTTCTGACTATGTGTGGGAGAAAATGTAACGCTATATAAACTCTTAGAGAGTGTTTATATATTTTGATTCTATTGTAAAGGAGGGAAATCGAATTGGCTAATGTAATTTTTAAGGTCGGTACAAAGGCGCTCTTTGATGCGCTGGAGCAGAAAGACACAAATACTTTGTACTGGCTGGAAGATGTGCAGGAACTCTACAAGGGCAATCTTCTGTTTGCTACTGGTAAGACGGCATCTGAAACCGCTGCCGGCCTGATGTCTGCTGATGACAAAATTAAGCTTGACAGTCTTTCTCCTGGTACATTGACTGGGCTTACTCCAGTAGATGCGTCAGTCATTATTGCTGATGGTGAAGACGGAAAGACAATCGGCGTACAGCTATCTAAAGAAGCTGGCAATACCATTGTACTGAAAACTGACGGTTTGTTTGCCGCAGGCACTCAAGCCCCAGAGTTTGCGATTGAGAAGCAAGGAGAAGCAACAGAAGGATACGCTGCAACTTATCGTCTAAAGAGAACTTTGGGAGATGAAACCACATATGTTGGCGACTCAATCAACATCCCAAAAGATTTGGTTGTGCAAAGTGGTTCAGTCAAAACAGTAACTGAAGCAGATCAGCCATATGAAGGGGCTGAGGTTGGGGATACCTATATTGACTTGCAGCTGAATGATAGCGCGTCTTCTCACATTTATATTCCAGCTAAAGGCTTGATTGACACCAGCGATTTTGTGGTTCAGGTAATTGAAAGCCAGAATGGAGAAGCAATTATCCAGAACGAGCCTACTGGCGGCGGTGCAAAATTCCATCATACTGATGGCACAGAGTCATTTGTTGGAGTAAACGATGGCGGCGAGAACGGTATGGTTGCCCAGATTTATGCTGATAAGAATGTAGATGGCAACTGGATTGGCTCTCGTATCAATGTGTATCAGAAGGGTATTTTCTATCATAATGCGGAGGACAAGGCATCCGCTGATTATGTGGCTGATGATCCTGAGCATGAGATTGCAACTATCGGGGATATCCCTGATGTATCTGGGGTGCAGGAAGTTATCGACTCTATGCCAGATGAAATCCTCAGTGAAATTGTAAATGTACAACGCACTGAAACCACTAATACCGCAGAGATCCGTATTTTTACGAAACAGGAAGACGGGACATATTCCCCCAATGTCCAGCATGGAGTTCTTACTTTGATTGGAGCTGGATATGGAGCAGATGGAAAGTCTGCTGCCGGCTTGATGTCTCTTGCAGACAAACAAAAGCTTGACTCTATTGATCCAGATAAGATTGAGAGTATTTCCGAAAGCCTCGTATGGGGAACAATGTAATTATTAGATAATTAAAGGAGTGATTGAATAATGGCTACTGTTGCTTTTAAGAAAGGTCTATTGGCTGCTTTGCCCTCCACTTATACCGAGGGTACTTTCTATGTAACTACCGACGAGCGGGCTATTTATTTGGATGTTGACGGTTCTACCCGTATCCGCATTGGCGACTTTCAGGAGTTCGCAACCCTGCAAGCTCTTCAGGCCAACACCAATCCCAGCACAACCGCTCTGTACTACATCACAGACCTGAATGTGCTGGCAAAGTGGAACGGTACAAGCTATGTGCAGATCAACCTTGATACTGGTGCCACCTCTATCGAGGTTGTTGGTGACGGCAACACTGTAACCGCCGCTTCTTACGATCCTGCAACTCGTAAGATCACCTTGACCAAGGGCGCTACTCACACTACCGCTGAGGATGTAAGCAACGCCATTGATCTGGCTATTGGTGAGCTGGGCAATAAGGAGGGCGACACCCCTTATGCCAACGTGAAGGAGTATGTGGACGATAAGATTGCCGATGTTGTTGCCGGGTCTATCGAGGGTCTGGGCGCTCTTGCCTCAAAGGACAAGGTTGCTGAGTCTGATCTGGAGGCCACTCTTGCGACCAAGATTAACGGAAAGGCCAATGTTGGTACTGCTGATGATACTTCTGACATGGATACCCTAAAGGGTGCTAAGAAGTACGCCGATGAAAAGGCGGCTGCTGTACAGACTGAGGTTGACGCGCTGGAGGCCAAAGTTGGTACTGTTCCTGAGAGCAAGACCGTCGTTCAGATGATTGAGGAAGCTCAGGAGGCAGCTACTTACGACGATACCGAGATCAAGGCTAAAGTTCAGGCCAACACTAATGCAATCGGTGTATTGAACGGCGAGGCCACTGTTGAGGGTTCTGTGAAGAAGACCGTTGCTGATGAGATTGCTAAGGTGATCGCTGATGCGCCTGAGTCTTTCGATACCTTGAAGGAGATCTCTGACTGGATTTCCAGCCACAGTGACGATGCTGCCGCAATGAACTCTGCCATTACTGCCCTACAGGGTATCTTGGATGGTATCGGTGATACCGAGTCTGGCGAGAAAGCCACTGTGGTTGCCTATGTGACCGATGCGATTGCCGCCCTGAACATTGGTGACTACGCTACTGCCGCTCAGCTGACTGCTTTGGCTGGCCGTGTGACTACCCTGGAGGGCGCAAGTCACACCCATGCAAACAAGGCTCTGCTGGATACCTACACCCAGACTGAGGCTAACCTGGCTGATGCTGTGGCTAAGAAGCACGTTCACGCAAATGCTACCGAGCTTGATAAGATCGCTGCCGGCGACAAGGCCAAGTGGGATGCCGCAGAGCAGAACGCTAAGGACTATGCCGATAGCTTGGCTTCCGACTACGATGCTGCTGGTTCTGCCGCAGAAGCTCTTGCAGATGCCAAGGAGTACACCGATACTGCTTTGACCTGGGGTAGCTTCTAATCGCAGATAGACAATTTCAGATTTCCCATATTTGGGGGCGGGATAACACCCGCCCTCTTTTCATTTCTCTGATACAGAAAGAAGAATGTTATGGAGTATTTTCTAAATCGAACTGGAATCAGGATAAATTGGACACAAGAACAGATCAACTATATTGCTGCCAAATATGAGAAAGATTATCAACCGATATCTGCGCTTGCGAAAGAGTTTAATTGCGACCCAGATCCAATTAAACGTGTGTTACGAGATGCAAATGTTAAAGTACGAACTCGAAGAGAAAGATATCCACGAATCTCCAACTATTTCCACGATATTGATTCGCAGGATAAAGCATATTGGTTAGGAGTTTTATACGCTGATGGTAGTGTGGATTCTAAGGACAGAATCAGTCTTGGAATGATTGACCGTGAGCACATTGAAAAATTTCTTCTTGCGCTTGGTGCAACTCGTAACAAGATAACGGTAGTTCGCCCAACAGGATTTAAGAACGCTTCTGACGTGTATTATGCAACGATTTATGATAGCGAAATGCGTACAGATTTAATAAATCATGGTTGCACACCTCGCAAAACAAAAGCCATAACAGATATTCCAGAAATGCCAGAGGAATTTATTTTTGATTTTATACGTGGATATTTTGATGGAGATGGGTGCATCAGTTTTGATGGAAATTGCAACCGTTATCGTATCTCGTTTGTATGTGGCTCTGAGGTGTTCTTGAAATCCATCCGATGTGCGCTTGGAGTTGAACATCTAAGTATAAGTAGAACTGGATCAAAAGGAGGCAGCTATTGTGTAAGCATATCATCACAATCTGACTTGCGCCGCATTATTACTTTGATGTACGAGCATTCAACAGAAAATACACGGTTAAATAGGAAATATAACAAATGCCAGGATTGCTTGTCCTGGCTTTTATTGAAGAATTAGGAGGTGTCAAAGATTGAGCCTTTTCAAAATTCTTAAAGGCGACAGCTCCCGTATCTCAACAGATGTAACGCCTTTCCATGACGGGTGGGCGTATTTTACCCCAGACGATGGAGGCTTTTATATCGACTCTGAGGATAACGGGGAGCAGAAGAGACATCGCATTAACCCAAATACAGGAGGCGGTAGCTCAGATGTTTCCGCCACTCTGCTTGCGTCTGCATGGAACGCCGGCCAACAGACTGTGGCGATTGAGGGCATGACCGCAGATACAGACGGTGTGGTTGGCATTAGCCAACTGATTTCCGACGCAGAGCTGGAGGCTGTAAAGAGCGCTGAACTCTATGTATGCGGACAGGGCGATGGCACATTGACGATTGCGGCATTTGGTGATGTACCGACTTGTGATATTCCAATCGTAGTGATTTTGCTTCATTGAGAAAGGGGTGTTGACCAATGAGTGAGACCCCTAATTATGGGCTTTATTTGGAAGACGATGCTTCTGCACGATTCCAGGATTGGCGCGAAAAAATCAATGGAACCGACAATTCCAATATGGTCAAGATCGACACTGCTCTTGGGACGATGGCTCAGAAAAGCGGAAAGGTGACTGGGACTCTACTTGCATCTGCATGGAGCGGGATTGACTCTCCGTTCACGCAGACTTTGGCCGTAGAGGGGCTTGGCGCAGATCAAAACGGAAATATTTCGGTGGCGCAAAATGCAACGATTGAGCAACGGGACGCAGCTCGTATGGCAATGCTTTCTGTCATTGGACAGAGCGAAGGACAGCTTACTATTGCTGCTGATGGTGAAATGCCAGACGTGGACATCCCGGTTGTAGTGATTCTATTAGGATAAAAGGAGGGACATCTAAATGCCTATTATTTCTAACTTTCCATCTGGTGGCGGAAATGGCGGAGGCGGGCTTCAGTTGGCCGCTGTCTCTAATATCGTCACTAAGGTTTCACATGGGAAGGTGTATGTAAAGTGGACTGATCCTGAAGACCTGGTTGTTGCCGAATCCACTTTGGCAGAGTGGGCGGGCACACTGCTTGTTCGCAAGGCCGGCTCTATGCCTGTCAGTAGACGCGACGGCACTGTGGTCGTAGACAGTAAGGTGCGCAATCAGTATCAGAACCAATATTTTTGCGACAGCGGTTTGACCGATGGCACAGTCTATTACTACAAGTTCTTCCCATATACAACGACAAACACTTATACCGAGCATGAGGATTGCGAGTTCACTGCAACTCCAAATGCTCCTACTATGGGCAATGTATCCAGCATGAGTGCAACGCCGGCTGGTAATGGTAAGCTTGCAATTAAGTGGACTGATCCAGCAGCTACCATTGTAGACGATGGACTTACCCTGGCAACCTGGGAGAAGACCGTCGTGGTGGTTAAGGAGGGCGAATACGCTACTTCTCCAGACGATGAAGATGCGGCCTATACCTATACCAGCACTACACGAAACGCCCATGCAAGCGCACCGTTGACCGTGACAGGGCTTACAAACGGCACGACCTATTATGTGTCTTTCTTCCCGGTATCTACGGATGGTGCGGTAAATGTAAACGCAAGTAATAGAATCACTGGAGAAGCTAACCGCATGGTGATCGCTACGGTTCCCTCTCAAAGTGGATCTCTTACTTATAACGGGAGTGCCCAGACTCCTACATTTAGCAACTATGACACAAACAAGATGACTTTGAGCGTCACTGGGCAAACCAATGCCGGCACTTATAGCGCCTCCTTTACTCCAAAGGATGACTATATGTGGAGTGACGAGACTACGGCTGCAAAGACTGTCAACTGGACGATCAATAAGGCCGCAGGCAGCTTGAGTGTGAGTCCGCAAACGGTCACATTGGACATGGAACACCCAACTGCTCAGATTACCGTTACACGGCCTGGTAATGGCGCGATTACCGCAGTGTCAAATAACACTGGTATCGTTACGGTCAGCGTAAGCGGGAATGTTATCACCGTGAACAATGTCAATCAGACAAGTGGTGACACCACTATTACGGTTAAGGTGGCCGCTGGTACAAACTATACTGCCCCTGCAAATAAGACTGTTACGGTCAACGCAGAGTTCGTCAGTGATATTCTGAACGAGAACTCCTGGGCGGTTATCAAGGCTGTTTCTGATAGTGGGCAGGGAGATAATTACTGGGATGTTGGTGATACAAAAACCATCGTGATCAACGGTAAGGTTGGTGCCACAACATTTAGCAATTTGTCCATCGATGCTTTCATTATTGGTTTCCATCACAATGCGTCAAGAGAGGGTAACAATCGTATTCACTTCCAGCTCGGCAAGATTGGCGGAAAGATGGTTGGCCTGGTTGATAGCAGATATAACAACAGCTATTCAAACGGAAACTTCTGTATGAACACCAGTAGCACAAACTCTGGTGGTTGGAACAACAGCTATATGCGTAGAACCATTTTGGGCAATACCAATACTCCGACAAATCCGTTGGCAAATAGCCTCATGGCGGCTCTGCCAGCCGATTTGAGAGCGGTTATGAAGTCCGTAACCAAGTATACGGACAATACTGCTAACGGTGGCGGAAACCAGAGTTCTTATGTGACAGCGACTACGGATTATCTATGGCTACTTGCAGAGTTCGAGGTGCAAGGCGCTCGTACCTATGCCAACTCTTACGAACAGAACTATCAGGCGCAATACCAGTATTACAAGTCTGGTAACAGCAAGGTTGCGTATAGACACAACGCTACCGGCAGCACGGCTTACTGGTGGCTCCGCTCCGCCCTTTACGCCAGTGGCAACCGTTTCTGCGCTGTCGGCACGGGTGGCTCGGCCGGCCGTGACTCTGCTGACTGGTCGTATGCGTTGCTGCCCGGCTTTGCCGCCTAATCCACCGCAGTGTATCCAGGATCTATCCCGCCCACGACAGTGGGCGGGTTCTCCGATAGGAGAGCCAACGGAAGAGACAGGATATATACGGCGGCGCTTCGCGCCGCCGCGATTTTTTATAATTTTCCTCTATTCTCTAAAGTGCTATCACTTGACAGGTTTATGACTGCATACAAAAGCTAATAATAATCCTAAAATAATAGCAAGTCATAGAGATGGAGGTTCCAATATGCCAACAAACAAACGAGTATTTACGCTGCGTCTTTCAGATGAAGTTTTCGATAAAATAGGGGCGCTTGCGGCTCGTGAACACCGCTCCATGACAAATTACATCGAGTATGTCCTTCTCAAGCATTTGGAGGAAGTCGAGAAAGAAGGGGCGGATCATATCGAGGAAGAAAATCTGAATAAGCGTAAATCCAGCAATTAAAAGAGGTGAAATATTGTCTGTACTAAAAGCAAAGAGAACGGTTAGTAAAGCTGAATTTGTCAATACGGCAAATCAGATTTATGTTGAAACACTCAACTTTCTAACGAGAATGTCTGCCAGGTATGCCCGGCTTCTGGCTGAACCAGTTGCTAAATTGGCCGGCGAGGTAGTTGACCACTGTGAAAAGGCCAACAGCATCTTTCCGTCTGATGAGCAGCGTATCAATTTAAGAAAGGCACATTTGTTAGAGGCAAGAGCATCTCTGAAAGCGCTGGATGTGAGGCTTACCCACTGCTATACCGTGATGATGCAAAATCCAGAAGGGTGTTTTACAACAAGCAGTGGTAGGCAGGTAGGCTCGAAACAGGCCATTGAAAAGCTTGACCGCATGGCGGCAAATCTTGGTGAGATGATTGACCATGAGGACGAGCTGATCAAGGGCAATATCAAGTCTGTTGGACAATCAAAAGCAAAGCAATAACTAAATTATTGGGTGTATGTCTGTAAAGGAGACTGTCTCTTGTTGACGCTCGACTGTAGGCTTACTGGTGGCTCCGCTCCGCCAATTACAACAATAACAACAATTTCTGCAATGTCAACACGGATGGCTCGGCCAACAATAACAATGCTAACTGGTCGTATGCGTTGCTGCCCGGATTTTGCGATGCGAGGTCACATGTAGTAACCGTAAGGTGAACGAAGACCTTCGCAAAAGGAGATGTACTTCCCTGGGTGAAAGTCCTTAAAACTGCCTTACGACGATCACACACGGACGCTGCTTGCATGGCGAAGAATTGCGCTACCTTCGTTTCATGTGTGGGATCAAAGTAGTTTAGATGCGCACCTACAAAACAACTATGCGAAAGGCGAAAACTTATTATGACAAGCGAAGAGCGCCACGAGGCGCGTTACCGTCGCAGAAAACGAAAGCGACAAATGAAACGATGGATGCGAAGCCAAGCTGTTGGGACACTTGAAGAAGTATTTAATTACCGCGATATGTTCTATTGGGGTAAGAAATGCTGCAATGGTGTAAGGTGGAAGCAATCAACTCAAAATTTCGAGCTACACTTGCTTTCTGGAACAGCCAAGAGAAGACGGCTTATTCTGGAAGGTAAGTGGAAACCAAGAAAATGTGCTCATTTTACTCTGCATGAGCGTGGCAAGGTCAGACCAATCGATGCACCGCACATTGAAGATCGGCAAATCCATAAGATCGAAACTAATAAGGTTTTGTCCCCGCTGTACACGCCCAGTATGATTTATGACAATGGAGCGAGTCAGAAGGGGAAGGGTTTGCACTGGCATTTCAAACGGCTGAAGAAACAGCTCTCTTGGCATTACCGCAGGTATGGTAGGGAAGGAGCGGTATTCCTGCTTGACCTCAAAGGGTTCTTCCCAAACGCCAACCGAAACTTGATCTATCAAAGACACAAGAAGTTTATTATGGATGATAGGTTGAGAGCGCTTGCGGATCTGATCGTTACGGAATCGCCATGCACTGTGCCTGGTAGGGGAATGCCGCTTGGTGTTGAACCAAGCCAGCAGGAGATGGTGTCTCTGCCCAGCGATATTGATAATTTCATCAAATGTCAGCTGGGGATTCACTGTGCCGGTCACTATATGGATGACTATTATATCATCCTACCAGATGTTGAAGAACTCAAAAGAATTGCCAGAATCATCATTAAGCGCTTTGAGATGGCCGGCATTCTGGTCAACAAGAGAAAGTGCAAAATCATTCCTCTTACAAAGCCATTCAGATTTTGTAAGGCGAGATTTACTTTGACTGAGACTGGCAAAATCAAAGTCAACGGGTGCAGAGACGGTGTAAAACGGGCGCGTAGAAAATTGAAGTTGTTCCATCGTCAATTCCTTGAAGGAAAGAAAACACTTCAGGAAATCGATCAGTACATGGAGTCCCAGACATCATATTATCGTACCTTTAACGACCATGGGAGGCTCCTGAAATTGAGAAGAATGCACTACGCTATTTTCAACAAATACCGTGAGGCTGCTCCGCTGAAGATGGCGGGATAAGGCTTCTACATTATACCTGCCAACTGAGGTAGGCTATAATTAACCTAATTTCATATTTAATTTTGGAAACACTCAGAGTTTTGTTCTCTGGGTGTTTTCTTTATTTTTGGAGGGTTTTTAGTGGAATACAAAACTTATATCACAAACAGACGCGCTAAGATTCAGGGCATCGGTGGGTATGTCAATCTTCCATATGGTACAGAGGTATCCGTGGATGGAAGATTTCTCTATTATCAGGGAAGACCAATTTGCTCTGTTACCAGCAACAATGCACACACCTACTTTTCTCAGAATGACGATGGGAATGGAGTTCAGCGCGGAAATCTTGTGAGAGCAATCAAGAATACGCTTGAGCGTAGGGATTCTAACTATCAGAACCGTTGGGACAAGGTGTGGGAGGATACACTTTGTCAAAAGTATAAGAAAGCGGGGCACGAGGACTATTGGCTTTGGAACCACGATTTCTACAACGCTGATATCGAAGACTTGAAGTATATTGCAAATCTGATTGGCGCAAAGGAGGGTCGTTAATGTATCGAATTATTAAAGTATCAGACGGTACGGAGATTGGTGTAACTGATGCTATCGAATTTATCCGGTATGGAAAGAACGGGTGTTTTGTGCCTGCTGCCCAGGACGAAGCTATTGGTGTGGCCTATAACTGTATCCCATATAACCTAATCGGCCACGATGAGATTGAGGGGGCTGATACAGTTGTTGTTTCTGAGATTGATGGTGGCGCTGTTTTAGCAAAGCAAGGCAATCTTGTAGACGATCTCATTCTTTCTGCATTGGGGGTGCAAAACTAATGAAAGAAAAGCTAAGAAACATGTATGAGGAAGGTCTGCTTGATACTACCGGCCTCTTAAATGCAGTGGCAAAGGATTGGATTACAATTACAGATGTCATTGAAATTGTGGGCGAGGACAACGCACTGTCTGTTGTGATGTCTGCGAAGCTGTCTGAAATTTCTAACGCCTGTAATGCGGTTATTGTGAATGGTGTAGACATCAAGTTCGGTGAAGAGACAGTTCACTTTAACTTGAGTATTGAGGATCAGAGTAATATCAACAACCTATTCCGTGTCGTTGAGTTGGGCGGCACAGAGTACCCGTATCAGGCCGATGGAGGCGTTTGTCGTATTTATACCGCATCCGAAATTGCAGCTATCTATATTGCGGCACAGACGCTTATCACAACTCAGACTACCTACCATAATGAGCTGAAGCAGTATGTACAGACATTAACCAGTGCGGAGGAAGTGTCAGCTATTCAATATGGTATGACCTTGCCAGAGCCTTATCTGACAGAGATGAATGAGAAACTGACTGTGGCACAGCAACAGATGCAAGCGATTGTAGATAGAATGCAGCAGGCCGCAGCAACCAATCAAGCGTGATAGCTTATGAGTGCTCGGTTTGCCATTAAAGAAGCGATTCTCGCTATTATCGGAGGGATTACCTATGTAATTATTGAATTGATATGGAGAGGGCATAGCCATATTTCTATGTTTATTCTTGGCGGGATTTGCTTCGTGGTCATCGGGCTAATCAATGAAGTGTTTCCATGGGGTCTTGGTTTATTATGGCAATCTTTAATCGGATCTGTCATTATAACTGTCTGTGAATTTATCACTGGTGTCATTGTGAATATCTGGCTTGGTTTGGGAGTGTGGGATTATTCTACACTCCCTTTTAATATCCTTGGACAAATCTGTTTACCTTTTTCACTCCTATGGATAATCATTTCATGCTTAGCGATTATTCTCGATGATTATTTAAGATATTGGATTTTCAATGAAGAAAAGCCGCATTACAAATTTGTGTAACAGGAGGATTTCTTTATGGATAACAAAACAAAACCTGCGCTGAACATGCGTTATTACAACAAAGAAATTGATGATGATCTACCCTATGTTGGTCATCTTGATTACGATGAAGAGACCGGATTTATCTACGACGAAGAGGGAGACGTTGTAGATGAGGATACCATTGCAAAATTTTGCGAGGGTGATGGTAAGGGCGACGATGAGGATGAATTTGAATAACCTTTGTTTTTATCGGGAGGTGCAAAAATGGCAAACGATAAAACAATTTGGGAGTTCTTGAAATCGCAAGGTCTGAATGATTATGGGGCTGCTGGGCTTATGGGCAATTTATATGCTGAGTCTGGTCTTTCTCCAACAAATCTTCAGAACACATATAACAATAAGTTCGGCATGACGGACGATGAGTATACGGCTGATGTTGACGCTGGACGCTATGGAAATTTTGTTCACGATAGCGCGGGATATGGTCTTGCGCAATGGACTTTCTGGAGCAGAAAGCAAGGTCTTTACGACTATGCAAAATCCACTGGAAGATCTATTGGGGATCTCACAATGCAGCTGGAATTTTTATTTCAAGAGCTAAGTTCTGGATATAAGAGTGTTTTGTCTACATTGAAGTCTGCGACCTCTGTGTTGCAGGCTTCTAATTCTGTACTGCTGCAATTTGAGAGGCCAGCTGATCAAAGTGTATCTGTACAGAACAAACGAGCTTCTTACGGCCAGAACTATTACAACCAATTTGCGGGCGCAGCCCAGGAAGGAGGGAGTGTTGGAATGAGCAACAGTCCACTCGTAGAATACACAAGAATTTCACCAAACAGATCATCTCCAAGAAAGAATGCGATTGACAGAATCTCAATTCATTGCGTAGTTGGTCAGGTTAGTATTCAGTCCCTTGGAAGTATTTTCGCTCCATCTTCAAAGGAGGCTTCTTCAAACTATGGAATTGGGTACGACGGAAGAGTTGGCATGTATGTGGAAGAGAAAGATCGATCATGGTGTACTTCTTCAGCGGCCAACGATAACAGAGCCGTCACTATCGAAGTAGCAAGTGACACTACAGACCCATACGCAGTGACCGATGCCGCATATGCTGGCCTACTGAATTTGGTGACAGATATTTGCAAGCGTAACGGTAAAAACAAAGTTGTCTGGTTTGGTGATAAAGCAAAGACTTTGGCTTATACGCCTAAATCAAATGAGATGGTTTTGACCGTACATAGATGGTTTGCAAATAAAGCTTGCCCAGGTAATTACCTCTATAATTTGCATCCGCAAATTGTAGCAGAGGTAAACAGACGCTTGGCAGGCGGAAGCGTAGACACTGGTACAGCTGTAAGCTATCAGGTAAAAGTTACAGCCGATGCCGGACTAAATTGCAGAACCGCTCCTATTAACGGAACTGTCATTATGGCCTATGAAAAAGGAACCATCTTGAATATTTCTAAGGAGCAATCTGGGTGGGGCTTTACAGGAACCGGATGGGTTTCTCTTGAATGGACAGAGAAGATCGCATCCACGACACCAGTAACGGAGGATGATGAAGATATGACTTTGGATACATTTAAGAAATTGATGAATGAGTATCGTGCAGAACTGAGAGACAACGATTGCGGAGATTGGAGCAAAGCTGCTCGTGATTGGGCAACATCTACTGGGCTATTTGCTGGTAGTGGCAATCTGCCAGATGGAACACCAAATTATATGTGGGCTGATATGCTGACCCGTGAGCAGGCCGCGCAGTTGTTCTATAACTTTGCTCAGAAGAACGGATTGGCGTAATCTGAAAAGGTGGTGTTGGTATGGCGGTTTCGAGCACCAGGGGGAGAAGAGTTAGACGAAAAGAGAAAAAGGGGTTGTTTGCCCATCTAAAAAACCTTGGGTTCACAAATCGCCTTGCTCTCTACATCATGGTATTTCTTGCCGCTGGTTTGGCCGGCGGCTTTTATCTTGCGGTGAAAAGCATCGCAACAGGATACACAGGAGCGCTTACATGTTGGACTGTAGTTTTCACGCCGATAGGAACTGCGTGTAGCATTGTTTTAGCTCGGATCGTAGATAAGAGTCGTGCTGAAAATACGAGCGCAGATGGTGAAGGAATTAAATATGCGGCGGCAAAAGCAAATCGCTTTGTCGCAAATACATCTGATTTGGGAAGCGTAGATAGTCCTTCCATTTGATATAAGCAACAGTATTCTGCCGGATGCTGTTGCTCTTTATTTTATAAGGAGGAAAAGGTTATGGAGTTGAATTGGGTAGAGATTGTAATCTCCATTCTTACTGGACTTGCCGCAGCTGTTCCGCTGGTTGTAAAGCTTGTGGAATATGTGCAAAAGGCAGTGAAGGAGAAGAACTGGAATAAGATGCTCGATATGGTCATGGATTTGATGCAAACAGCTGAGGGTATGTTTGAAAAGGGCGCAGATCGAAAAGAATGGGTACTTGCCATGATTAAAGGATCTGCGGATAGTATTAACTACGATATTGACATCGAAGCAATCAGTCAGTTAATTGATAGTCTATGTGACATGAGTAAGGTTGTAAATAACTCAGAAGCCCCAACTGAAACACCTGCTGAATAAAGGTTGGGTGTTCAAGAATGCTTGATTACATTGAATATTTGAACATTCCAGTAAAGGTGGCAATCGTTTTGATTGGCGCTTTTCTTATTATGCAGTTGGTAGGGGAGATTTTAGAGTTCAAAGGGAAGGTTGTACCTGAGTTTGTCAAAGTACGCAAAATCTTTACTCGTCGTAAAAAAGAGCGAGAGATGATGCAGAAAATGGAAAAGACTCTTGATCGGGTGCAGGCCACCATGGACGAACTCAATCAGCATTACAGTACGGATAATATTCAGATGCGCGACGAGTGGATCAAGAGGGTAAATTCTAAGCTTGACCAATATGATGCAAGCATGGCCGAACTTGATAGAAAGCTGGACAAAAACAATAGCGACACGCTTTCCATCCTCGTTGACAATAAACGTAATGCGATTATTAGTTTTGCGTCTATGGTTATTGATGAAACAAAGCCAGTGACGAAAGAACAGTTCAATCGTATCTTTAAGCTGTACGAAGAGTATGAGGCGATTATCAGTGCAAATGGTATGACGAATGGAGAGGTTGACATTGCTATTAGAATTATCAGAGAGGCATATGAAAATCATTTAAGGAACCATTCATTTATTGAAGATATTCGTGGATACGGTGTATAATGAATAGGGGAGGGGCTTAAAACTCTCCCCACATTTTTACGCTGTGGATTTGACAGAGCAGGCCGTGTGATATATAATGGCAAAAGATGTGGCTATTATTATATGGTATAGGCTTTTGCGCTGTGGCATCCAGATTACCACAAATTCTACCACATTTGCTTAACACAAGACGCAACAAGACGAACTCAAAATACTGAGAAAAGTTCTTGATTTCGTGTCTGAAAGGCGGAAATCACACATGATGAACAATGATGAAGTATACGGTGTGAAGTTCCCCACGATGAAGCCACTGGGGGACTAATTCTCTAAAAACACACGATATAGAGTGATTTCAAGCGAATTTGACACTATATATTGTGGTTTCGAGAAGGCCGGATTTTATCTTACCACAGCGTTACCACATTTGCCGAAAATACCACATGAAAATGTGGTAGAACCGAAAAGCAAAATCCGACTGAATTTAGGGAGCTGGCCTTGTGCTGGCTCCCTATTTTTTTTGTCAGAGAAAGATTAAAGGGTACAGAAATCCAATTCGGAGATCTGTACCCTATTTTTTTTCGTGTTGTCGCCCAGGATAGCCCAGGAGCGACGATTAGGGTTTGGGAGTGTAGTTTCACCTGTAAAGAGATTGAACGCTCTGAGAGCCGTCTACGGGCTTTTATTGAGGCTTGTTAAATCTGGTGCATTTGCAGTGTCCGTATGGATCGCTGTGTCGCAGCCAATAGCTACCGACTTCCACTGTACGACCACAGTTTTGGCAGAGACATTTCCATCTGGTTTCATTGCCGGCGATCCGTTCATTCTGCACTGGCTCGATTACTTTGAGATAGCCAAATGTCTGCCCTGTAAGGTCGTGCTTGAGCTGGAATTGGGAGCAGCCGCAGGATTTGGTTTTACCTTTTCTGAGACTGTCTGATAGGACGGATACTGTGCTCCCGCACTCACACTTACAAATCCACCTTGCTTTCCCGTTTTCAGTGGTAGTATCTTTCTGGATTACAGTAAGTTTTCCATATACTTTGCCTGTCAAATCAATGAGGGTAGGAGATTGCTTATGCCTCAAACACCCACATGATTTTGTACCATTTTCTTTGAGCAAATTAGTAGATGACACAATAACGGTCTTCCCACACTCACATTGACAGAGCCACATGGGGCGACCAGGCTTGCGGTCTTCTACTCTTTTCAAAACGGTAAGCAAACCGAATGTTTGACCAGATAAGTCAACGAGTTTACCCACAAAAATCCCTCCCGTCAAGATATTTTGATTTTACCTTCGAGATTTGCAAAGGACTGTTTTTTCACTTCCTTGGTAGCCTCGGCGTAGATATTCATGGTGGTTTCGATATCAGCGTGTCCCATGATTTCCTGGATTGCTTTGATGTTCTTCTCGACTTCGCAATATCTGGTGCAGAATGTGTGACGGAGATTGTGGGCGGAGAAGTGACGGATCAAAATAGGATCGCGGCCATCCTTATCGGCCTGAATAGTTTCGTCTTCAATATAGGCAGCACAAATGCGGTCAATGGCGCGGTTGACGCTGTGAGGGGATAGTGGATCGCCATACCGATTTTGAAAGATAAATCCCGTATAGCCGTCTATAATAGACTCATTAAAGCCTATGATTTCTTGCTTTGCCCATTCTGTGCGCAGCGCCTCTTTGACTTCTTCCAGCATGGGGACGATACGGGTGCCGGCCTCTGTCTTTGGCGTTTCAATATGGAAACGGGCTTTGGATTCACCCTCATATTTCCGATATACCATGTTGTGGTTGATGCTGATAATCCCGTCCTCAAAGTCGCAGTCCTCCCAGCGCAGGCCAATGACTTCACCAATGCGGCAACCAGTTCCCAGAAGAACAGTAAAGAGCGGAAGCCAGTGGTTATAAATTTTACTGCTTATAATATAGTCGATGAAAGCTGCCTGCTCTGCTTTAGTCAGAGCGTGACGCTTTGGCTTTTCCCAATTGTTGCTTTTCTTGATTTCTGCCATAGCGCCGGTGGCAGGATTGATGCGGATATAACCATCGCGCACGGCCATTGTAAAAACGGGGTGGATGATGGTGTGAATGATCTCCATGGAGTTAGGCTTAAATCCTCTCTCTCGGATGAGGCGGTTATAATAAGCCTTAACATCTGAATACTTAATGCTTGAGATTTTCTTCTTGCCAATATCGTCCTGGACATACTTCTTGTACATATAGAGATAATTGGCACGAGTGGATTGTTTCAACTCTGGTTTATTGGAGATATAGAGGTTGAAGAGATCGTTCAATGTTGCCCTGTTTTCTACGGTGGCTTTGATACCATCTTCAAGGTCACGGATGATTTTCCGTTCCTTTTCTCTAAGGCTCAGATCATCCTTACAACCAGGAGGGAGGCGGTCAGTTGGCACAAGCCGTCTGCTGTATACATCGTGCCGGTTGCCATCTGCGTCGGTGTAGGTGAAACGATAGGTGCCATCTTTGCGCTGAGTTTCACCGTCTTTAAGGATACGGCCTTTATTGTCGGTTCGTTTTTGGCCGGCCATGACATTCTCTCCTTTCGTAAGATTTAAGAAAATAAATTCACTCTGTAATTACATGATAAAGCAAAGAGCGAAATTCGTCAAGGGATAAAATCACTGAAAAGTTACTTTTGAAATTTAGCGTTGATTTTATTCGTGCATTAGTTTACAATTAAGATAATAGGGGAGGGGAAAGCCCATGATGACAGAGAAGATCCGCATTGCCTTAATCAAGCAGAATAAGAGTGTAAAAGACCTTGCTGCTGCCATAGGCTGTACCTCTCAAAATCTGAGCGGGAAGTTCAAGCGGGATAACTTCAGCGAAAAGGAATTGGTGGAGATCGCTGAGGCACTGGGATACCGCTATGAAGGTAAATTCATCAACAAAGAGACTGGGGAAGAGATATAAAACATTTGTTCGAGTTCTAAAGCTTTATAAACGGGGTGCAGCGCACCCCGTTTTTTTACGCAATAATAACTGCCTGAATTGATCCTGCCTCATCTACAAAAGATGATTTGGCCGCAATGACAGGGCGATTAGCCGCCTTTGCCCAAGGGTTCACATAGAGACCAACATCGCCGTACTTTTCCTGGATCTCCTGCAAGTCTCTAATGATTTCAGAAATCTTTGCTGCTCTGTGTTCACCTTTTGTCTGACTCGGCGGTATAGTCGTAATTTCGCCTGTTCCATTACACATACTGCATTTTCTAATGCCACGAACCCCAGGAGCGATAGCAACATATCCCGTTCCGTTACACTCTTCGCATTTCAAAATCAACACCCCATTTATAGACTTATTTTTCTGTAAAATGTCTATCATCGCGTCCAGTTCGGTATCTGAAATGGCTGGCACCCTATCCCATACGGGTGTTGCTCTAACCATCTTCAGGTATTCAATAATTCCCATAAAAGAACCTTTCATTTATCTTTTCAGAACAGCATAACAATAGCAGTGACGGCTATTTGCGACATATGAATGAGCTGGTCATGCCATAGATTTATCTTTTTGCGGTTTGCTTTCAAATCGTCTACTAAAGCATGGACGAAAACATTGAGCAAGAAGTATACCAGGAAAAACCAGGAGATGTTGAACGACATAGTAACAGCGATAGGGAGCATAATCATAAATGCCCAACTGAAACTGTGCATTAGGAGCGCCCAGATGTAGTCGTATTTGTATAGAGGCTGCGGAGCATTGTCCTTCCACCATTTCTTTTGCTTTGCAGAGGCCAGCCACCCTTGTAGGTAGTAGTCATCAACGATATGGAAGAAAATCATCCAGAGAACGATAAAGGCTTTACTCATATCCCAAACCTCCTACAAGCACCATCGATATCAATGTGATCTCCAGGCTTTAGAGAAGGGAAGAGGGCGTTGTTGATGTCGGCAATCCAACCATTTTCACTATTGCCAATGCCTACAATATCGCTGTTCTTGATGTGTTCTACATATTCCGCAGTTGGGAATAGGTTCTTGATTGCTTTAATAGCTTCAATTTCCTTACCAGAAAGCGGAGTCGTTTTTACAATACGCTCTGGGTAGTTAATAATCTGGCTTAAAGCTTCTGCTGGGAGCCTACCTTCGTCGCTTACAATATCGCCATTTTCATCTATGCGGCAGGTTCGCGTTATCATCGTAGAATGGGATGTATATGTAATGCTGAATTTCTCTCCGACTTCAACACCAAGCACATTACAAATCCTTGGTTTCACCATATCGTTATCTGACCTTTCATTATCGGTGTTGTTTTGCGTCAATGTGGTCATAATTTCATACCCCATAAGATAAGCGGCTTTATACGAATGGGCAACAATCCATTTCATGCTACACACTCGCAACCCCTCGTTTACTCCGTTAAGATTACAGTCCGCACATTGGCAAGGACACTTGAACGCTTCCCATGCACTGATGATATCCGGGTATTCATTTCCGTTCTTATCTACAAAAGTAATTTCAACCATTGTTGTAGCCCTCGATAATTTCATCCAGTGTGACAACCTCGCCGTCTTTGAGTGACGGGAACCAGTCAGCGTCAATAACAGGGTTGACTACATCGAGTCGGACACCCAGTACCCCCTGTGATACCACCTTGCACTCTGGGAAAAGCACTCGAATAGCCTTTGCTCTCTCCGCCTCCTGCTCGGTAAATCGTGGCTTTCGGATAATGTGCTCAGGATAATCTAATGTCCGTAGCAAAGCAGATGTAGAACCAGAAACATTCAAAGGGCTTGTGGAAAATGTGCCGTCATCCATAATCCAAAACTCTACATCTCCGAACCCCTTGATGTAAAAACTTTCTCCTGGCTCAACCCCCAACACCTCGCAGATTTTAGGCTTGTCCATATTGTCGCATAGGATTCGCTCGTTGCCCTCTTCAAAATACTTTTCCCACTGCTCTGTAGTGGAGTCTATGTTGTTTATGTCGATATCATCGTCCCATTCTACTTTAGCGCCCACCTTTTCATCCGCAAAATGAGTAACACAGCTTATTGAGATCCCATCCAGAGCATCGTCTTTAATAAGACACTTGATTTCGTTTATGGAAAGGTTTTCTTCCAGATCGCATATATACAATGTCATTTTATAAAGTTGTGCCAAAGCCATCACTCCTTGTCCATCTTTGCACCGCAGTTAGGGCAATGTTTCGGCTCCCAATCACTCCATATATCCGCGTCTAACCCCTTGAATTTATCTTCACCACATATAGGACAAATTGGGTTCCCTGGTTCCCACCTCCCATGCCTCACCTCCACCACATCGGAGGTAGGGGTGTCCCACAGCGCACTGTAAAAATCCATCATGGACTTGCACTCGTGATCCAGGTTGCCAATTACATTTTTTATCGCAGAAATAGCGACATCCCGTTTGATGTACTCACTCACTTCGCAAGACATCATCTCTTTAGGACGAACAACATCGGGTTGCTCACCTATTAGATCGAGCACATCTTTTAGACAAACGAGCCTGTTTTCATTCCCGTATATATCTGTTAGGTTATCCTTTAAGGCACCAGCATCAATCGGTTTCATTCGTGTTCAAAGCCCCCTTAACCAACATTCCAATTTTATTTCTCAAGTCCTGCCACGCTTCTTTGGTAAGTGGCCTGGAGCAGTTTGGGCAGTATGGTATTTCTGGCTTTTCACCATACGCCCATCTGCTTAAAGATAGGCCGAAAGTAGAGTCCTTACTAATGGATAGCCCATTCAAAGCCTTTCCTTTGCATAATTCACAGCCAGGCCACATCTGCTCCAATTGTTTGTATTCTGGAACTGCATGGCATAATTCATCAATTTTGGATTTCAGATCTTTGTTTTCTTTAACCGACTTGGCATAGTCGCAGCTATGATCACAATTCTTGGTATAGTGCTTCCCAAACCTAAGCCAGCAATAATCAACACATGGATTTATGATATCACCATCTTTCACTTAAAACACAGAATTCATTGATCTGTATCGACCTCAAATGTGGTTGCGAATGGGCATTTATGCTCACAAAATCTTATCTGACCATCTTGTTTACATATTCCGCATCCTTCACCATATTTATTCATAATCCACTGACTATCATCCCAGTATTTACAATTTCCGCAAATTCCCATTTTATCTCCGTTTTACATTTCTGCTGGAGAATCATAGTTAGAAAGGTCTGCAAGCTTAAGCCTAATTCCAGTTATTGTGATAGTCGGATTATCTTGGTTATACCAATTAAGAACCGATATATCTAAGTCTGTCTCTGGATATACAACCAACAATTTTCCTTCCTCTAAAGCAATTCTTGAAGCCCAGGTAAACACACCCTCTATTGCCCCTTTACATAGTGGGGAAAAATTGATGGCGTTAGAAAAAGCTTGTTGTATATCAATAGATTCTTTGTCTTTTAGTACGTTGATTAAAAGGCTTGCAACTTCTTTATATTTCTTTACACTCATATAGCGACCAATTGTTTCAGCATCAGTCATTATTTATGTACCTCCAATTGATTTCTATAGGCATATCTTGTACAATACGCAATTCGTTTGTTGCTCCAATCTGGATGCTTGTGCCTTATACAAAAGAAGATGATGCTCCGCTTGTTACTGAGTTTCTTCATTGAGCTTGCTTTCAAAATATTCGATGGCAAGGCTATACGCCTTTTTCTGTTTGTCAAAATCTTCTTGGGTCACATCCTTGAGCTGGGATAGCTGCTCTTTGAAAAGGATATTTTGCCTATGGAGCTGAATTGTATTTTGAGTAATCCTGACCACCTGAGTAATTACCAGGATCGTCACCATGATTGTTAGGTAAATGTCCATATGTCCTCCAGTAATTTCTTTTTAGTTCCGATATTTCTTGATCTGTAAGCGTCTTGTTTGATGCGAACACAAAATAATCATTGCAGCGATTTTGGCAAGCCACACACTCACAGCGGTGCGGGTTGCTTGTTTCATTTACACGAAATGGGCAATTGCTGTAGCAATCCATGTCAATCATCCTCTCGCTGTTCCCAATCGATCCTTTGTCCGCATTGTCCGCAGAAGTTCATCTCATTCCCATCTTCATTATGAAGAAACTCACCGCTTCCGCAGCATGGGCAGGCAATGATGGAAGTATCGCCGTCTGGATATGGACTCATTGGCTCATCTCGGTTTGAGAGTGTTTTCATAGACGAGATATCACACAATACCTGGTCTAACAGCCAGGAGGCCGTTTTGCTGCCCCTGATAATGTCCGCATCGATCAGCTTTACGATTCCGAACAGCTCATTGCCGTCAATCGGTCTTACTTCCATTTAGCACCTCCGTTATTGCCACATCGTTTTCCGGTACAAATGGCTGGTAGGCGATCCGCTCTGGCTTACCCTCCCAAAACCAGCCGCATGACGGACAATCTTTGCGGGGGATTGGGGGATAAGTGCAAATAACACTGTCCATTAACGGCGCTCCGCACTTTGGGCATGTCTCAACCACGATCATGATTCCTTACCCCCTCTTGTAAACACCAGCCTGAGAAACAGGCTTCATGTTGCATTTATACATGTCCTCGAAGAAAACATCGGATGGATTTTGAATCAGGTAGGCAAGGCGCTCTCCAAAGAAAACGCTGTAGAACCCCTCATAAGTGTCCTCGACAACGGTGGTGTAGGCCGCTGTCATCGCCTGCCCTCCAATCCCGCCAAACCCAAGAGCTGTGCTGCCCCATACTTGAGGGAAAACCCGTAGCGAAAGGTCTGTATATTTGTAATCAACCCCAAGAGACTTTACGGCGTTGATATGCCGCTCTGCAATGAGCGGGAGACAAGGTAGTTCACGCATCAACATAATCTTCATCCTCCAAAACAGCTTTGTTCCAAGTTTCGATTGCACATTTCAGCGCACGGTCTGGGAGAGCCTTTCCCTCAACTACTTTCAGGTGCGACCTGCCGAAAATTGGCTTGCACTTTATGGTAGCCCAACAACCGTGTCCCGCAATACCTTTGAGAGACACGGCTGGTGCTCTTCCACAAACCGGGCAGGCGAGAATGGTATCTTCAACCTGAGATTGCATTTACATATGCCCTCACTTTCTCTACATTCCAGAATACCCGCTTGCCAAACTGGATACGGGCTTCTGCCAGCTCACCGATTTGCACGGCAGATCTTCGGCCACACCCAAGCATGGCCTGAAGATCATTCGTATTTACCGCTATTTTTTCGCTTGTCTTTATATTAGAAAATTGCTTTGTTGCGTTCATACATTCCCTCCTACCACTTCTTCCAGTCGAGTAGGCTTGAAATTAACCTGTTGAATAGGAAATCCCATCAAAAATCTGGATGGGGATTGGACTGCATAGCATAGGATAGAGAATGTCATCCCGAATTTCTATCCATGCGTCTCCCCAAGTCAATTCTTCTTGGACGGCTACAAAATCAGCTCGTCTGCCACGTGAGTTTTCACTCAACCCTCTAACACAGAGAACCTGGACTCCATCACCGAGGTACAACCGTTCGTTTTTTCTTGAGTACATTAAACTCTCTGGCGAAACGAAGCGAAAACGCTTAATATATTGCTCCAACGCATCGTCTGTTTTATAAAAGACTAAGATTTTGAATCCTATATGAATCACCTCCAAGTTGATTAACTAAGCCCTTAGAAATCATCTTCTTCGTTCTTGCTGACATACATACAGAGGCTGTTTCCATCGTCCTGGATCACGAGAGCGCAAAGCCGTCCGCCGTACACACAAGCTGCATCAATGCAGATGTCGCCAGTATCAACGGTATACGCCCTACCAGTCTTACTTGGAGTATGGCCGAATACAACTTGCTTTTCTCGTTCCTCTGTATCGGTTGCGATCCAATCTCTTCCCCAAAGTAGATCGTCTGGGGAATTATCTTTCAATAGGGGATAGGTAAAGCCGGCGTGACAGAAGATGATTTCTGGTGTGTCGTACACCAAAGGCAAGGTTTCAAACCAGGAGATCGCATTGCCGATGTCTTCACCATTCTGCTCAAAACTGAACTCTGTAAATCTTCCGCCATTTCTGTACCACAATGGGTATTCTCCATGGCGGTAAGCATCAATCGCCATCTGCTCATGGTTTCCTCGCAGACAGACCACTTTATCCTTGCCAAGCTGCTGCTGTAATTTCATCAACATATTTACTACTTCGCAACTGAATCTGCCGCGATCAATATAGTCGCCAACAAACACAAGAGTATCAGTTTGACTTGAGTAGGACACCATGCGGAGCAGGTCTTTCAGTGTATGTAAGCACCCATGAATATCTCCAATCGCCACCAGCCGATCCATTATCTCACCTCTTTGAAAATTTTACTTGGATGTTTTTGGGGAATGACTTTTACATCAATACCGAGATTCTTCAAAAGCTCAATATAATATTCTGAATGAAAGTTCCCCTCTAAAACGGAGACTTCTTTTACGGTTTTTGAAATCAAGGTTGTTGTATCGTCAATTTTGTCTCTCTTTACAAATAGGCTTGGCACAATATCAAATGGATGCCCCAAAATAGAGCAGAACCCATTGTCTGTGATGATCGTGCAGCCGTCGATATTCGGGATCAGAATCATGAATCCATCACCAGCCGATCTGTATAGAAGAACTCTGTATGACTCCCTACGTCGAAACAGGTCATTGGCGTTTCACCAACCTTTGTATTCCAATTCCGTACATAATAGATGTGAAAATTGCGCTCGTCGCAGAACTGTTTGATATGTCCCATAGCTTCTTTGCGAGCTTCTTTTACGGAAAGGTTATCGCTGATTTTTGCAACCTCACGCATCTTACCATTGCTACCCTGAAAAAATAATGTCATGCCGCAGCCTCACTCTCTTCTGTCTCTGGGAGCTTGTAGACTGTTACATCCATATCGTCAAAGTATGTGCAAATCATATTGTAGACGATTTTCCAGTTGCCTTTTGCAAGACCACATCCGAATTTATATGGAAACGCCAAAGATTTATCGTGGTACTGGGTTCTGATTTGGTTGAAAGCATTTGTAAGCGCCGTATAGTTGGTAAAGGTTTTACCAGCGGTTCGCCCATAATCAAGCTGACCAAACACATTCGCAATTATCTTATTAGGCACAACGGGAATGAACTGCACCTTACCAAGCAAGTCAAACGGAGTGGATTTGCGGCAGAATTCATGGTACTCTGTTTTCACCTCAGGCCACCGCGTATAGATCGCCTTTGCCAAACCGGAACCCATTGCACTTCTGCAATTTACCTGCTGAACAATAATGTCTTCTGCTGCGTTCAGAAGATCGCCAACAACAATTTTTACCATTTCACACCACCTTATCTATCGAAAAATAACTACCATGCTCGGAAACGGGGCTGAGTTCTTTCCGTCTCCAAACTTTAATCTCCCACGGAGAAAGCGGATCTCAACATTGGGCTTTTTGTAAATGTAATCATGAAAATATGCCGTGTCTGTACGCGCTGGAATTAACATGACAACTGTTGTATCTGGCCTTTTGGCCTCTTCTGAGCATTTCTTCACCCAATCCTTGATCGCTCTCCCATATGGAGGATTACAAAACACGGTCTGCCCCCCCCCAGCATTGTTCAAGTCCGTTGTCCCGCTCTGTATAATAGCGGTCACATTTGTGGTTGGACTCGTCTGCACAGGGGTCGAGGGTGAAGTGGAACTCTGAATTCAGCTTGTCATAGAAGTCCTGCGGCGTTGCCCAGTCCATTTTCTTGGAAGAAAACATGACCTCTGTATTCATAAACCACCTCTGGATTGATTAACTATTTGCTTTAATAAGCTCCTGTAGCGTTCTTGGCGTATATCCCATATACGGCATCATACAGCCGACATTGATGATATTCCCACAATTATGGCTATTCATCGTTCTGCTGCTCTTTAGCTCTTCCCTCCACTTATTGAGAAAGTCATTTTCCCGTGTGGTATGGACATGACCGCAGAGCATATAACAGTCTGGATTATAAGAGGATTTATAGAGAAGGATAGGGTAGTGGCACATAATCACATGCTTGCCATTGTCCGTGATTTCCTTATACTCCTTAATATCCTGGAACATCTTCTTCAGCCCAGAAGACATACTCTTCAAATCGTGATTCCCACGAATTAGAACCTTATCCCCATTTAACTGGGGGACAATCCGTTTCCACTCAGGCTCCGTACCCCAGCAGAAATCGCCAAGAATAAAGGTTGTGTCTTTTTCGGTGACAACGCCATTCCAATTGTCGATCAGCACTTCCTCCATCTGCTTTGTATCGGCAAATGGTCTGCCGTCAAATCGGATGACATTGGCATGTCCGAAATGTAAATCGCTGATGTATCGGTTCATTCTCGTCTCCTTGTACGATATCGTTTGATGCGGATATCAAGCCCTTTTTCTTTGGCGGTGTCTATCATATGTTTGGTTCCTCTTGAGCTGCCGTCCCAAAACGCAACCAAAGCGTCTGCGTATTCCGCCATTTTTACATTTCGCTTAAAGCCGGCTGATTTGCCATCTAAATCCCAATCGGCTGGAAAATAGATGACTTGATACCCATGTTCTTTTGCATATCGCTCGCCAAGCCGGTCTGCGCCGCGAGCCATACCGCACACTACCTGGATATCGTCGTTGATGTTTTTGAAGAGATAATCTAAGCTGTTGGAGAGACCCTCATAGTTATTAAAGTCTCTCCCGCCAGCAACAATTACTTTGAACATACCATCCTGCTCCAGTCACAAAGGGCTTACATATAGTTTTGGAAGTTGCTTTCTGCCATGGGGCATCCTCTGCATAGTTCTTCAGGATACGAGCCACCCTCGGTCTGCATCCCATACCCACGGTTGCAGCTCACATCCTGCATATCCCCATACCAGCGCTCAGTAATTGTCCCTCCACACGCACCGTCGTAGCAGTTTTCCGGCATTTTAATCATTCCCTTCTGTTCATTTCTCTTGTAAGCAAATCACTGGATTGCCACAATTTTTCTGGCTGAAACCTCCATGTTTTTTGACAATCATACTCAAGTCTGCTTTCACACGATTCACACAAACAATAGTGACGAGACCATGGCTTGTTTGTCAGAAGTCTCCCGCAGCATTCGCAGATATCACCAGAATCAAGTGAATAATTGAACCGCTGCGCCTGTCGCTCGCTCGCATTCCCACACAAAACAAGGCGAGATTTATAATCCGTTAGGTCATAGTCGGACTGAACTATTTTCATATGTTCGTAGTCCCAGAGGTAATGCTTTCCCAAATCTTTTACGATACTGGCAAGCAAAGATGGAGTTTGGGCAGTGCTGAAAATACGAGATTCAGTAAGGTCTACATTTCTTTTCATTTGCGCTTACCCGTAAAAATACTTCTCACCTTTTTGAAAAAGCTTTGCTTTTCATTGCTTACGACCATAAAATGACCAGAAGAATTCTCGACAATGCTATTGAGCTGCGCTTTCAGTTCCGCAATATCTTCAGGTGTTTTGATCGTATGCGTAATCTTGCGGCCATCATGACGCTTGAAATCTCCAACCAGTTTGTCAAGGGTAAGGTCGCAATATTCATCTTCCCAATCGCCAAGGAAGTAGAATCGATCTACTACAGTTCTGCTTGCCTCATTTTGAAATGTGCCAAATAGGATTGGATCTGTAGACCGTCTTTCTTTTTCAACCTGACGCTCTACTCGCCCAGTATAATCCGTAAAGAGGACGTACAGCTTATCAAATTTGTCCTTTACCGCCTCGACCACCGATACGATCTCGTCTGGGATTTCTCGTTCGTAGTTTTCAAGCTCAATAATTTTAACGACATCTTTTGCCACATGGTCGATGTATTCCTCGATATCGTCTCGATAAATAAAGGTGTCTACACCGGCAGCAATCAGCGCCCGCTCTTTTTCGATGCACTCCAAATGGAAAATAAGCTTTCGCATTCCTTTGGTTTGCCCAGTGATTCGATACTTATTGAGAAGTTCAAGACAGTTATCGTAGATCGCAGTTAGGTCATCGTCAGTTACACTGTGTTTCTTATCTTTGATGAACTGAAAATATTCATCAGGAGAATAGGCTCTGTTTGTGTCCATGTAGACACCTCCAAATCTTATTTAGTTTTTAGCGCCAAACTCAACGACATTCGGTACGCTGGTAGAACCGAAGCCTCCGTTTCGGATGCCATCGGCTGCGTCGTCATAAGAAATACCGTAGGGGAGAAGGATGCCCTGAATAAAGCTATCTCCTTTTGTGATGAGAACATTTTTATTCTGCCGGCTGTCGTTGATCACTTTTGCGAAAATGTGTCCCTCGTTATCGGAGTGGAAATAATCAGAGTCAATTACACCAACGGTGTTGTTTAACTGGAGCCGATACTTGAAACCAAGTCCGCTTTTCGGCATACAGGCCAACCACCAGCCAGGATCAATCTCGACACGGATACCAGTAGGGACTTTCATTTCTACGCCAGGGACAAGACTCATATCAATTGGAGCATAGAAGTCATACCCAGCAGATCCGACCGTTGCCCTTGTGGGGACTTTGATTTCATCATAAATCCCCTTAACACATTCCTTGGACGGCTTATCGCAGTTCTCAAAAAATGTGTCACAAAAATCGTTGTAGAATTGCTCAAAAGACACCTTGCTAAATTTTGCTACTCGATTCATTTGTTGTCGTCTGCCTCCTTGATTTTGGTGTATAGCCCGCAATGGCACTTGCCCTCTTCGATCTCCAGAAACTCTTTGCACATGCACTTTGTATCTGGTGTTTTGACAATCACACAGGGGCAATACCCATCGTTTTCTCTCAGCTTTTCTCTCATTTCTTTGACAAACTCTTTGTCTGGATTTATCTTAATAATCATGCGTAACTCCTTTATGAAATCTGTTCTGCGTACTGATTATCTGATGAAAGAGTGATACCAAGCACATCATCGTATCTATGCGGTTTATTTGGAATAAACCGGCCAAACTTAACAATGATATTTTCATATTTCTCCAGACGTTCAAGCGAGGATCGTACCTCGTTTGGATAATATCCCGTGTAAATAACGATGGGAGAAGTATCGCCATTTGAACGAAACAGCTTGATCAAATCCTCAACTTCATCAATCTGCAAGAAAGGTTCCATGCCGCCAATGACAACCGCTTTGGTGATTGGATTGTTTGCAAAATGCTGATAAATGACTGAGTTAGGAATGTCTTTTGATGGTGCCTGGGCAAGAGGTGCGTTTTGGCACACCTCAATACCCAGGTTCGACTCGGTACAGCACTTAAAGTCACAAAAAGAGGTGTTAATAAACATGGCGGGGAGTTTGAAGTTGGTGAAATCCTCTTCAATAATCCCTTTTACCCGCATCACATGACCTCACTTTTTGTAAGGACATCGTACCACTTGCGCTGGTTGAACTCCTGCTTACGGATCTTCTGATAGCTGCTCACAGGGGTATAGAATCCCACGACGCGAGCGTAGGTATCTGCAATCGGTTTTCCGCAAATGGGACAGGTCTTAGTCCCCATAAAAGCGTGTTTGTCAGCACACACGGAAATCTTTGTGGTGAACGCAAAGTAAATTACGCCCTGGCTTGCCACATAGTTGAGCATATCCCATGCAGCTTCCTCATTCGGGAACCGGCTCTCAATATCAATATGAGCAATGCAGCCACCACCGCATTTCTTGTCGAACAGACTTCCAAGCCGGCACTTCTCTTGAATCGTGCATTTCTCCATCAGTGGAATCCACTGGTTGCTGTAGATAAAATACTTGTTCTGCTCAAAGAGAAGATTGTCTGCTGCACAAATGACACCGGCACAGTTTTCAGCCGGAATCATCTCCAGATTGAATGTGAAATCACACTCAAAGTTGTCCTTTACCTCGTTGATCGTATCAAGAATCTCAGCGGCGAACTCAACGGCCTCATCGGAATACGATTTGTTTCCCATTTCGTCCTCGTCAATCAGACTAAACAAATCCATAACCTCATACATTCCGATACCGCCGATAGTACAGAACTGCTTATCCAGCTCCACAGCTCCGTCCTGGTAATTTGGCAAAAGTCCCTTTTCAATGTTGCGCTTAATCACATGGCGCATGGAGTACAGAGCCTTGCAGTCAAGCAGCACACGATCTCTAAGGATGTCAAGGTATTTCTTCTTGTTGAGCTTGCTTTCATAGGCGATGCGCACCAGGTTAATGGTGCTGACGCGGCAGGAACCTACGCTCAGAGCGGTGCCGCCGATAGAATTGATAAAGGCATCCAGCTTCTTGGTGTCGCTGAGTAGTCGGCAGCAGTTACTCAAAATACCGATGTTATCGCTGACGAAGAAATTGGAGTCAGACCACTTGATATTATGATTACTACACCAGCGGGCAAACTCTTCGTCCTGGAACTTCCCGTCTTTGTAATAGAGCGAATAGGTGAGAACCGGGTAGGTGAACATGTTCTCTTCCCGAATTTCACTCACGACCTCCATGAACACCTTTTGGAACTCAATAAAGTCCTCAATGTGGTCAATGGCGAGCTGTCCGTCCGGGAACTCTACTCCGCCGAACAGGGACTCAAGATATGGACGGTCAAAGATAGAGACATTGGTAAAGGCAGACTGATCAATCCGTAAGAACGGCTGGTTCAAACGGTAGATGAACTTCTGGAATTGCTGGCGGGCATAATAGCTTGGGTTCTTCATATAATAGCCGCCATCCACATCTTTCTTCCAAAAATACCACGCCCAAATCAACACATTCGGGAGGCCAACCGCACCGGACTGACGGTTAGACAGGAACGATACGAACTCGATCACATCGTCAAAATAGGTGGTGAGGTGCTTCGGTGCCTGGTGATTATAGTGGTCGAGGAAGAACAATCCCTCCGTTGCCAATCTGGTCAGGTCGTTTGCCCAGCAATAGGGGAAATAACTCGCGGTTGTGGAATCGTTCAAATAAAACCCCTTGCTGAATTCCTGCTCCAGCCACTGCTTAGCGGTGCGCAAGCCCCACTGCTTCTTGATAGTGAGGAAAATCTTGTTCAGGCCGAACAGCTTATCTTCGCTCTTTGCCTTTTCGGTCATAAAGCTACGGATGTCCTTGTGGTTTGCATTCGCATTCGGATCAATGGACGCATCGGCCAGGGTGTCCTTATCAACAAAATTGTCAATGAACTCGCTGAAGTCGAGCTGACTGGGGTGGACTCCATTGATATATTCAAAATCCTCACCGTACTTTTTCTTTAGGTCTTCTAAGCAGCGCTCAAAATCCTTAGAAAGCTTTAGCGTAATATCCATATGTCATCACTCCCCCTGTTCGTTTACCCACTGAACTGCCTTTGAAAAATCCATCATATCCCCGTCTACACTCAGAACTGGAACAGACATAATTCCAAGAGCAAGCATTTCATCTACATCAGTACACTTTGTAAATGAGATATTTTTCTCATTTAATTTTCTTTCCAAAATTCCACACTTGGGACAACCTGTTGAATAAAGTACAATCATACGCTTTCTACATCTACTCCTTTCAAAACTCTGTCGATTTCATCGTCTGCGGAAAGAAGCTCCGCAAAATCAGAAACGACTTCGTAAATTTCATCCCAGGTTTCTACGCGAACCATGCCAGCCGCTAAATCGTTGTAGCTGCGGTTGTGCGGACGGTCAAACAGAATAGGCAGATCGCATGAGGTTGTTTCAAGGTTGTGCGTCCCATCGTCGATCATGATATCCCCGTTGACAAGGCTTTTATCGCTTGCAACAATCACATCTTCCCATTTTATATACGGGTACATTTCCAGCAGTCGTTTGATCTTTGCCGGCACGGTTGCGTAATGCGATGCAGTTACAATACGAATGGTATGCCCGTCGTCAATCAGCCTTTTCAATACCTCCTGAGCGTTCTGCATGGGGGAGATTTTCTCCCAAAACTCGGTTGTATTCAGCGGAGAGAAGAGGTCATCCTTGGTGAGCTGCGGGAAGAATTTTGCGATTCTCCAATCGGTAATATCTTCTTCCCGCAGGGACGAGCCGCACTTTTTGTTTAACTCGTTTACCCAGCACTCTACAAGGTTTTCCAAAACATCGTCCATATCAACCAATATGGTCAGTTTCTTCATGCGCACACTCCGTATCTATTTGCGATCAGGCCGCAAACCTTATTGTAAAGATCATCTAATGTGCCGTCGTTCACGATTAGAAAATCTGGGATAACATTGTCAAGAGCAGTCTCAGATGGATGGTTCTGCTGCTCCGCAGTCAACGGACTTTCAAAATTTTCCCGTCTAATTCTGATGTGGATTACATCAAGCCCGGCCTGCTTCAGCGAGTCAATTTCGTTTGGAAATCTGCTGTCTGGAATCAGTACAAAATCCCATTCAGAATGGAACATGGTAAGCATATCCTTGATGAAATCAACCCAGTAATTCGGACGTTGGGTGCGAATGATATCTGTGCCTACTTTTTGGAGCAGGCTTCTTCCGTAATCGTCCTTTTCACCGTTCCAGTTGAAGAAGGTTTTGCATACATATTTTACAAGGTCTCCATAATGGGCAATCAAAACAGAGTACCCCATGTCCTCCAGAGCAGTCTTCATCATGCCGGCAGTCGTGTCTTTACCATGCCGTGCCTTACCAGAAATACAAACTACTTTCATTCAGGCTACCTCGCATTCAATGTCGTCAAAAATCACAGGAATTTTATTCTTGAACTCCTGGAGCAACATCATAGCAATCTCTCTCATCTGGGGGTGAGCCGCAACAGGCGTTCTAAGTTTGAAGAAATGCCGCCATTCACGCATATTCATGGTGATACAGATCTCAGTTTTGGTTGAGTTATTCAGAACCGATCTTGCAATCTGGGGAGACGCACCCAACTCAATCATACGGTTGTAATGGCGTTCCGCATCGGCGCAGCCCATAAGCCACTCATTATAAATAGCGGCAGTGGTCTCAGCGTCGAGATTTTTCATCTTGGGATCAAGCTCCATGCCGCCCTTGAGATCGATATAGGTCACTTCATTTCCAAACTTGTCCTTGGAATAGTTGCAGTATCTTGTGCTCTCCTGTGCGTAGCTTGCGATACGGTGACGAACTTCTTCATGAGAAACACCACGGTCATTGATCAGACGGACGGTGATGTTGTAATGCTCGATAACCGCCTCATGCCCTCTCTTGATAATGCCTCTGACAAAAGATTCACAGGATGTATCTGTAATCTTGTCTTCGCTCTTGTAGCAGGTTCTTCCCACCGCCTCAATCGTCTTCAGAATCTGTTCTGAATCAATCGGCGTGATAATCTCAAAACTCGGCTTAATTACTTTCATCGCATAACCTCCATAAAATAGATTAACTAATTGCTTAGATAGCAGAAATAAGTTGTGGTTCCAAGCACTTCATCGTAGTATTCGTAATACACTCCATCTCCTTGTGGGAAGTTTGCCTGGAACACAACATTTTCAGGGAGAACGCTGCCCTGCTCCAAGAGCTGACGTGCGTTTTCGATGGTTCTTTCGTCTGGCGTGTTATTGATTGCGCCAGTCCATGTTGGAGAATACTGGCCTTTTGCATAGATCACATCGTATAAAGTATCGGGGAAGAGTGGGTGCTGCATTCTATTGAGAACAACACTGCCAACATAGAGCTGCATTTCATCCGACACCCAGCTTGCTCCCATTTCTGCGGTAATCAGTCTTGCGAGCAAATCCAGGTCTTCCTCTGTATATGGAACGACAGGAGCGCTCACATCTACACTCTCTTCTTCAGGCTGGATCTCGGTTCCTTCTGTAACTGCCGGAGCACTCGCCAAATATGGAGGCGGAATAATCACCGTAGCAGGAGTTGTTTCCTTTGCTGATACTTCATTGGCAACTGGGTAAACAAAAGATGAGAGAAGAACAATCACCAAAGCCATGCAAAGAACCGATACGGCCTTAAAGATAAAATTATGTTTATGTGTCATTTCCGTTATATCCTTTCTTGCTTTATGCGATCAAATCATAATCGAGCAAATACCAATAACCACTCCTATTCTTTTCTAATTCCTTTGCGTAGATTATGTCGAATCGTTTGATCGGCGCTTTTGCGTACACGGAAGACCTGATGGTGAGTCTGGACACCTTGCCGCTCCCAATCGATCTGGTTTGTGCCGCATAACCCCAAACCGTGTTGTCTTTTTTGCTGGACAATGGGAATACATCTGTTATCAACAGCTTTCGTCGATCCTCTTTCTTGTTTGTCGTCAGATCGATATATCCCATAAGCTCGATTTGGTTCTGTATTTTGCATTTCAAATCCAGGTCTGGTAGATGAAGTGATTTAATCACATCCTCACATTCATCCAGTAGGCCGGCCATATCCGTGATGGTAAATGACTTTGCCTCTGTGCCGTTTTTATTTTTGTCTGTCGCATATTTCGATACAACATCAAGCATCTGCCCGCTGATCTTATCCTTTTGCACCTTTTTTGCAGTGCCATTTTTGAAGAATGCGAATACGGATGCGATTCTGGATAGTTCCGTTACATTACCGAAGTCAACAAAGAAATCAATTTTGATCAGGATATCCCTCTGCCTGGTATCAATAGATGTCTCATTGTTCATTAGGGTAAGAAGAGACATAAAGGTTTTCGGATAGCTGCGTTTTGCAAGGCCGTACAGCTCGTTCGCAACAGTGCTATTCATATACTTAATTGAGTTGATACCTTTTGCGATCACATGACGGTCTTTATCATACACATATCTATCTTTTGAAATGCCGTATCGAGGGGGAACAATTTGAATCCCGTATAGCTCAGCAAGTGCGCTGCCGTTTTTGATATCGTCCTCGTTATTGGCGTTGTTCAGATATGCGGTAATGAACTCTGCCGGATAGTAGTAGCGCAGGTACGCACACAAATATCCGATCATACAGTACCCAATGGAGTGGTTATACCCAAACTGGTAAGATGCGCTGTCTTCAATGATCTGCAAGAACTCTTTGGCCTCTTCCTCAGCAATGTTTCTTGGCTGGGAGGATTTGGAGCAGTACCCCTCCAGAATATCGGGCAGAGCGGCTTCCAGTCTGTCCTTTTGCTTACGGCCAATGGCGCGGCGCACATTATCAGCTTCGCTGCCGGAAAGTCCACAGATTTGCTGAAGGAACTTAATCGTGTCCTCCTGGTAGATCAGGTAGCCGAGGTTGTCTTTCAGAAGGTCGTCAATGATAGGAGACGGGTTGTGATGCGGCTTTCTCTGAAGCAGTTCGTCCCGATAAGAAGCGCCAGACGGTCTGATGCAGGCTGTGACCAGCGACATATCATAAATGCTGTGCGTCTTAAACTTTCTCAGACTGTCAAATGCAAATGCAGACTCGAACTGGAAAATACCGATGGGGGAGCGCAGCATGTCATTCCAAACAGCGTCATCATTCCAATTGATTTCGTGAGACTTGGGGTATGGCTTCCCGATGAGCGCATAGGTGTCTTTGATAATCTCGATATTTTTCAGGCCGAGGATATCATACTTCACCAAGCCGGCTTCATGAACGCACTCCATATCAATCTGTAGGATCTCTTTTCCCTCGGACAAAAATGTTCCGTAGTGATCCCGCAGCGTAATGGGGCTTGCCACGATACCTGCTGGGTGCATCGACTGGGAAATTGCGACATCCAGTAACCCATCGTAATAGTAAAATACTTCTGGATATTGGCTCCTTGCCTTTTCCTCATCAAGCTCAAACAAATCCTTGATTTCAGTGTTTACTTTACCAACCCATGGGTTTTTCTGAAAGATTTTTTCGTTTTCTTCTTTCAACTTTGAATACTCTTTGGTGAACTGTTTGACCAGTTCAATCCCTGGGATATGCTCAAATTGCTTTGAGATAATTAGTGTTCCGTTTTCATCAAAGTGATAAAGTTCACACCCGTCAGGATGGTCGCCAAAACGAACTGAAGCGCTATTATCCTTTAGAAGCTCCAGTGCCTTACGAAATCCTCTTTCATCTCTCTGGTGCTCCTTGTTCCACTTTACACCCAACGCACGGCAAATCTCATCGATACAGCCTTTCGATTTAATCGTGCCGATTGCCAGGATAAATGCGGTTTTCTCCTGACCAAACCGGTTGATAATGTACTCATACACTTTGTCGCGGTCAGATGGGGACACGTCGATATCAATATCTCCAATTTCTTTACGGTCTTCGTTGCAAAAACGGCTGAAAACCGTATGCCAAGTCTCTGGGTTTAAGTCCGTGGTATTTGTGACATATGCTACACGGGAGCCTCCACAGGAACCGCGATTGAAACCAATTGGGATACCGTTTGACTTGCACCAGGTAACAAGTTCAGACATGAATAACATAAATCCAGACATATCGATCTTATCAAAAACGCGGCACTCTTCTTTGATAGCGTCCTTGAAATTCTGGATTTGCTCTGGGGTGATTGCACCCTCATCAATTTTTGACTGGAAGTTTTTGCGAATGGTATCTTCAAATACGGCCTTATCTTCTGCGGCATTCCCGTATAGCTTCGGGTACTTGAAGCTAATATCCAGTTCAAATGGCTCAACAGAGTCGGCCATACGGTTTGTGTTTTCTATCGCTTCAAGAAATACTTGCTCTGGTAATGCGCCTTGAATTCGGAACATCTCAACCAGTTCGTCGTAGGTCTTGTAGGTTAAATCAAAACTGTCCTCGTCCGCAAACTCGATGTGCTTTGCAAGCTGCATAATACTTCTGCATTCCGCCTTATACGCATCGATGCTGTGGGTGTCTGTGCCGGCAATCAAAGGGATGCCATATTTCTTTGACATCTCCGCAAGATGACAGTTGTAAGAAATCTGCTCCCCAAAATTATGAGCCTGCACTTCCAAATAGTCGTAATGTTTCAGCAGTTTTTCATACATCGGGTGTCGGACGCTCATTTTATTGAGCGGGGAGGCGAGACAGGCGCTTATTTTGATTACATTGTCTGAGATGCCAAGGAACTCTTCAAATGTAATTCTTGGCTTGTAATAAAAATGGTCGTCTCGGTTTGACAAGCTCACCAGATTGTTGATCTCAAGAATGCCCTCGTAATTCTTTGCAATCAAAATCGTGTGGTAATTATCTCTCACTTTTTTCTTACCGGACTCCATCATCTCAGCAAGCACTTTTTTTGCGTCCTGTTCATTTCTGCCGGACTGCGCTTCTCTCCACAGCTCGTTTGCGTCGGGGTACTCATAAAGCTGCTCAGTCAAATAGCACTCAACGCCATGGAGATACTTGATTCCAGCCTTGTCGCAGGCCATCTTTTTTGCAACCCACTGATAGATATTGCCATGCTCTGTAAACGCAATTGCGGTTTGGCCGAGCTGGACGGCGCGATCAATATAGTCCTGGAATTTTGTTGCGCTGTCCAGCAAAGACAGCTCAGAGTGAACATGATAAGCAGTATAGTTTTTACTCAGAAGACTCGCCTCCCTACTAATGTCCGTCTACCGTGCCAAACACCTCATCCTCTTCATCATTCAATTGTTCTGGAGGATAGGGGAGACCGCCAACATAAGGGTGTTTATCCCAGGAGTAGCGGCGATCCAGGTCTTCTTCCGATGTAAAGAAGCGTCTGGACGGCTGATCGTAATAGACACCAACGCTGCGCCCCTCATAACCAAGCATTCTGTCTTTCAGAATGTCGATCAGAACATCTTCTTTGATTGGCTTTACACGCCAACCGGAACCATTTAGCTTTGGCTCTCCCTGCTTATCCTTATCAGAGACGCGGTACAGGCTGATGATGCGGTGCGCCAGGTCGATAATGGCGGAGATGCCCTGCACATCCATCTTGTTTAACCGGCGCATGGTATCAATTTTGTGTGGATGCACGACCAGCAGAACAATGACATTGAATTTGACTGCAAATGCAATCAGATTCATAATCAATTCAGACTGCTTATTATATTTGTTGTCGTCGCTGCACTCCAAATTGATAGCGGTTAAGTTGTCGAGGATCAGAAGCTTTGTCCCGTACTTTCTGACGGAATCCTCCATGGTTTTCAGCAGGTCTGTCATACGGTTGGATCGTCCATCCTCGTAGATATACAGACGACCGCGATAGAACTCATCTATTTCACGCTTTGCCTCTGGAGAAACCTTATAGTAAGTAGCATCCTGCCAATGCCGCTCTTCGATGTGGCGCTGGCCTGCAAGCACAGAGTTGAGCCAGTTTTTTGTTTGGAAGTTTGGCAGCTCGCCAGAAAAAAGGAATACATTTTTATCCTGCTCCAACGACTGGCAGATAATTTGATTGATAAAAGAGCTTTTGCCAGCTCCGTTGATGCCGGTGATGATATTGAGCGTCCCCTGGAATAGCTTCATCAGATATCGGTCAAGAGGACGGATACCGGTTGTAATACCGTCGATCTGGTCTAAGTCCACATCCTGGATGTCGGAGAAGTCAATCACACCAGGGACAGGACTATCCTTGGCGTTCAAGATGATCTCAAGAACCTTTTCCTTGCCAAGATAATAGAGAGCTTCGTTCAGATCGTTGACGCTGTACTTTTTACCGTTCTCCGCCTCATAAATCGGTGGCACTTCGGCAACCTTGGTGCGCCAACTGCCGAGGCGGTATACGACCTCTTTCTGCATTTTTTGTCCGGCTTCATCGTTGTCCGCACACACGATAATGCTGTCAAACTGTTCAAGCCAGTCCCAGCACTCTTCGATCCAGTGGAAGTTTCCGCTGCCGAGCGGGACGGAAACAGCGTTGGTGAAGCCCGACTCAATTGCGGATAGACAATCCGGTTCCCCCTCGCAGATTAAGAGGGGTGCTGTCACATTGATGCGGTTCATATTGAAAAGCAAGTTGCTGGTATCTGCGTTTTTCTGGCACCAGCACTTGTTCTCCCCTTTATGTACCTTTCTGGATGGGCGGTATTTCACCATGGTCAAGACATCATTGGTGTCGTAGTAGTTCCAGACGATGTTGCCATCTTCGTCCTGGCGGACATCCGCATAGTCGAGGGTTTGAGGGCTGATACAGCGCCGCTTGAAGTATTCATACACCTTGCTTTTATCGCCAAGCGGTACTTCTTTTGGATATCTATACTGGTGTTTTGTTTTTACTCCAAGCTCGCCAAAGCTGTACTTGATCCCAGCGAGATCGAACAGCTTTTGACAAGCCTGAAGGTAGGTCATCCCCTTGTAAATAAACACATCAAGGATGTCATAGTTTCTGGCGCAAGCGCCGAAACAATGGAAGGAAAATGTTTTTCTGTTATATATAAAAGAGGCGTGGTCTTCCTGATGGAAGGGGCAGCAGCACCTCAAATTCTGTTCGTCAAAATCCTGAATCCCTAACTCCTGAACGATAATTTTAGCGTTATCGTCTCCAAGCTTTTCTTTTGCTTCGAGGATTGTATCTCGATCAATTTGCAGCTCCCGTCACCCCTCTCTTCAGGACATCTGTTTGTATTCACAGTCTGCGCATACATCGCATAGATAATGGCACCGCCAATAATCTGGATTTGCTGACCAGTCATCATTCACTGTGATTTTTTCAATTTCTTCTTTTGACCACAATTCAATTTCACGCATTCTGTCCATACGAAATGGCTCTTGAATCATTGTTTGAGAACGAAAGCAATTAAATTCAAGTGCGTCTGGATATCTGCCGTACTGATCTTTGATGGATGCGGAGTAGACATATAACTGCCGTAAATAACTGTCCAGTTCCAGATCTGATTTCGTAGGAGAAGAGCGGTGTGAGCGGGGATTTAGCAGCCTTGACTTATGATCGGTGATAATCAGTTTCCCATTGTCCTCACTGACCAAATCTATAAACCCAGTCCATGGTTTCCCGGCAAAGGAGAAGTTCACGTTTTGCTCTACGCCAAGAACCGTTCTTTGGGGGAACGACAGATTATCAAGATAACGAAAACCCTGCTCAAAATAATTGTGGTATATTTTTTGGTTTGGAGCTTTTGATCTTACATTGGAAGAAAAGTGGGCTACATAGAAGGTCGAAAGCTCGTTCTTCTTCAATACACCATCTAAGTACATTTGCATAATCAGGTGTATGTAACTACCAAACTCTGCAAAAAACCCACTTTTCTTTTTCAGCGGCCTACCGTACTCGTCCCGATACAGATAGCTAAGGAACCATCTGTACGGGCATTCCTCGAATGAAGTAAGTCGAGAATAGCTCCATACCATATCTGATATCGTTAAATCATATCGAATAGAGCATCACCGCCGATTGATTCAATTAGAACGGCAAATTCTCGTCGTCATCGTCCGACTCTTCATCCGCCAGGGGAGAGGCCGGCTTGCCCTTCTGCTGCTTTTTCTTAGCAGGCTTTCCAGCTGACTTGCCGCTGTCCTTGGAGCCATCGGCCATCTCGAAGTCGAACATGGCGAAATTGGTATACTCGCGGCCAGCCTCCTTGTCATAGCGGTTTGACACATCACAGGAACCGATCTTGATGCGGCAGCGGCCACCACCCTCCAGCGCATCGGAGATCAGATTGATGTTTTTGTTTGCGTCGCCAACCATGGAGACAAAGCCGTTGAAATCGGTGACATACTCATCCGATTCCTTATCCTTGCGGCTGGTGGAGATACGGATTTTGGAGAACTTGCTGCCAGTCTCCGTAATCTCCCACACGGTCGCATAAGCACCTGTATGAAACCCCATTACTTACTACCTCCATCCTTAATTGGGCATTGCTGTTGCAACTCTTCGTAGAGACGCGCCGCAACCTGCGGGTCAGTCAGATAATTCATGTAGTCGGCAGTCGGCTTATTGCCATTGCGCACATGTTTCTTTACCAGCTCCGTAAGCGTCTTGCGGGCGGCTTCAGAGTTATCATTTGCGTCCAAATAACTATGGACATGGGCATCGATTTTGGTGACAATCTGCTTTGTCACTGCCATATTTGCCTCGACCTCTGCCTCTTCCTTTTGACTGCGGTAATAATCCGGGTCGTCCTCAGGAGTGGCAATCTGGAAATACTGAGTCAGGAATTGACGCTGAGCATAGGTAAAACCGCCGCCCTGCGCCTGGGACGGATCTGCCTGCTCCCCGCAGCAAGTCCACGGAACACGTCTCGACTCCCCGCTGTCCACATCGATCCAGGTAAAAATGATATCCTGGGAAACGACGAACTCATGGACGACCTCTTGGATCACATCGCCGTTTTTCGTCGCCTTTTGCTTTTCGTAGTGGTCAATCACAATCTTCTGCGATCCATGGACGCACTCTTCCTCAAGCAGCAGGCCATACTTATCCATGCCGGCTTTCAGTTTAGCAAGAATTTCTACGATAGACGCATAGGTATAACCGTAGCCTTTCTTGCTCTTTTTCACCACATCTACATACTTGCGAAGCTCAAAAAGCTTTCGGTTCAAGTTCATTGTCGCATTGTTTTCAGACACTTCGTTCCTCCATCAAATAGGTTGCTTCCATATCCGCAAGGTGAAGCAGGACGGCAAACGGGCAAGCATCGTAAGCCTTGCTGCAACCAAAATCCCCGCCTTTTACAGCGCTGTCAAACCCGGACATATGCCAACGGATTGCATAAATCTCTTCGTCCGTCAACTTCATGTGACGAAGAAGGATAATAACAGACTTCTCGCCATGTCCAACTGGGAACTGGTCTTCTGCCTTATAAAACGGCTCTTTATGCCATTGACCAGTTGCCTCATCCTTGACATTTTTGGTACCTACCGCATAATAATTTGCCTTGCACAAATCATGAAATAGGGCTGAAATTGCAATGGTTTCTTCTGATACCGCAATCTCAGGAAATTGCTTAACTAAATCCTTTAAGGCATCGTAAACATTCAGCGAATGTTCCAGAAGACCGCCCTCATGATTGCCATGGAATCTGGTGCTGGCCGGGGCATAGTAGAAGTCTGTGGTTTCGATCCAGGCCAGCAAATTTTCAATGCCATCTCGTGAAATATTCTCCCTACAGATAGAGAGATACCGCTGTTTTAGATCCTCATTTACCAGGGCTTATCACTCCCATAAATCTTCGATATTCTTTTGTTTGTAACAATTCTCGCAATACACTTCACCAGATTTTATCACCACATAGCCATCCAATATGGGGTTCCCGCAGTAGTCACACTGTTTATATGGAACATAGTTCCCACCGCACACGGGACATCCGGTGAAATGCTCATAGGGTGGAGTGTCAAGGCCGTGTGTCTCAACATAGTTTTTTGGATTTTGAAACACACAGCCACACTCTACACATACGAAATTACTCGTTCTCTTTTACCCGATAGCCCACGCGGACACCCATACTGTCGTCACCGGCGAGCTGCTTGATCATCTTGTCAAGCCCAATAACATTGTGAGCGGGAGAGGGGAGAGCGGCAGCAGGCTCTTGCTGATCAACCTCCTTGGCCTTCTTCTGCTTCTTCGGCTTCTGCTGAGGGCGGAATGCGTTCTTGAACTGCGCCTTGAAGTTCGCACGGGAACCATAAGCCTTTCTCATGCAGGCCATAGCGTAGCCAAATTCCTCGGAGAACACATCGTTGTCGCAGCGCACGACTGTCTTATCGCCGTCCTCCCAGTACACAATGGTGGCAGGAGGATTGAAGATAACCTGAGTCGGCATCGGAATCAGGGTGCAGGGAACCGTCTTCACCGCCTCTACAGGGGCAATGTGCAGCTCTCCAAAGTTAAAATCCTCGGCCAGATTTCGGATCAGATCCATTTTAGTCATAACTTTTACTCCTTTTTAGATTGATTAACTAATTCCTTTGGATGGACTTAAAATTCTGGCTATGTGTCAGAATTGCTTAACTAATTCCTATTACAGTATAACAGGTTTTCCTAAAATGTCAAGAGGTTTTTCTGGGTTTGGGGATTTTTCTATCACGCAAATCCCAGTTGTTTGAGCTGTAATTGTGGGGCAAATTCTTCCGCCGTCCTGGACTCTGCCTCGTCTGGTTTTACTGTTTGGATAGGACAGATCCACAGCCCCCCCCACAACACATTCAATAAAACCTTTTTTCGTTGCCTGCTTGATTCTTACAATGTTCTCCAACTTGTTCTCTCACCTCATATACTGCGCAAGGGGGATTCCCATGTATTTGTGCGCGGAGCGTTGGGCAAACCAATATAACTTTATTTATCTTTGCTTTTCGCCCCTGCGGATCAATTACCCCGATAAACCGCCAAGAACAAGTATCGGGGTGGATTGCTTCACTTGTCACTTTGTTCATCCTTTTATCTGATATCTTGGCATAAAGTAATCAGAAGTTGTTACAGCGGCGGCAACACCAGATGTATCATAAATTCTATTCGATAATGACGGCTGCTTGCCATTTACCTTTGAATTGATACATAATGTTTCGCATCTCACTTCTGTACTACTTTGTACCATCCTGTTTTTGCACCCCCCCACCAGCGTCAGCCTTGAGGGTACGAGAAATTCCGTCACCATTGTAAACTCTGTTGGCATCACCGTTATAGTCGTTGATATAGCCAATCTGCTGGAGATCAGGTTCCTCCCCGATGGGCGAGGGAGGCTCAGCGCTTTTGTGCGTGTCCAGTTTCGTAAGAGCTTTTTCAAATGCGCCGATACCTGAGAAGAAAGAACCGACAACCATATCATCGAAAAGATACGGCATCGCATCGTACAGGTTTTCCATAATGTGGAGCAGCACATCTACCACGATGCTGTTGCCGGCCTGTTTGTAGAGCTGGGAAGAAGAACGGTCTTTCCCGTTATAAAGATTTTCGTTCATTCTGGATTTGGCACTTTCAAAATCATGGTCTTCAAATCCCATAAGCCGCCAACACTCCTTTGGGGTCAGCTTTCGCACACGAAACCCAGGGCGGATTGCGATTGGTGTTTGCCCGCCGCCCATTCCAGCGGCGCTGTTTACGCATGGACAAATACCATCGGAACGCGGGGTTTGGTGCCTTTGTAACCCGCCAAGCATTGTAATATTATCGTATGTCTCAATTAGTTTCGTCCCATTACCTGGAGCGTCATTTTTGAAATTTGGCATAACAGTCCCTATACAAGTCTGATCTGACTTGATCCTCCTATTGTAATCATCGTAAATTATAATGTGTGGCTCCAAATTACCCCCCCCATACAGGTCAAGGCGGGAGATATACCGCTTGGGTCGTACACGCGGCCACGCTGCGGATTATCTATCTTTGAGCCTTTTGTCCAATTGCCAACTTGCAATATCTTATCAATCAACTTCTATAACCCCCGTCATTTGCTGGTTTCCGAACCCCTTATAATCACGCGCAAGCAAAGTCATGGCGACATCGCTATATCCTTCAAACGATGTCCCTTTTTGACCCAGCTTCGCACCAATCTGCTGGCAGCAGATCCCATGTGTGTCTGTCGGTTGAACTTCGTCCGCTTGTTCGGACGGTTCTGCTGATTTCACGCAGCGGGGGGGGGCGATCATACCGGCAACTTTCTCATCACTGAGATAATATTTCTCATCAACATTCTGCTCCAGCATATCGCTAAGGGAGTGTTTTAGAGGAATAGGGGATGGGAAGTTGAATTTTCCATTGTCAAGGTCTTTACGAATGATAACGCAGTAGACGCGCTCACGGTTTTGAGGGATGCCATAATTTTTTGCATTCAACACTTGCCAATATACATTGTAGCCGTAGTCTTCCAGCTCCTTTACAAAGAGGTCAAAAGTAGCCTTAAAACGAGCGCCTACAATATTTTTAACATTCTCGTAAATTGCAAATCTCGGTTTCTTTTCTCTCAAAAACCTGAGCCACTCTACCAAGAGAGAGGATCTCGTCTTTTCAATCTCTGTTGATCCACATTTGGGGCATTTGTCCCGCATAGTGTAATGGGCTTCTAAGGGATTGTATGTATGGCCGCAACTTTTACATGTCCATGCAGCCCCCCCCTGTTTGCCCGCGATTGAGAAGTCCTGGCAAGGGCTTCCGCCAAACATCGTATTAAAATCAGGGACAGATTTCTCATCTGCCTTTGTGATATCACCGATATTCAGTGACGGATCGATGCCATGGACTGCGCAATAGCTTTCTGCGGCGTACTTATCGAACTCGCAGAATAAGGCAGTTTTGTAGTTCGTAATGATTCCTCCTTAAATTAGATTAACTAATTTCTTTTGAAAATCTTTCTTCAAGCTCAAAGATACCTTTGGCCTGACCTTTGTAATACCCTTTGAATGGGCGTTCGATTTTGCTTTGCAGATCGCATAACCCGCGCCAATACTGCGGCAAATACCGATAGATATTTCTCAATTCTTTTAGGTTTTTGTTACAGCAGCACCAACACGAAATACGATCCAGGATATCATAGAGATCCATGTACTCTACGTCGGCGTTTGACACTTTTTCAACCCAGTAAAATCCATGGTCGTGACAATATTTTAGGCAGTCTGATTCTCTCATGCCCCACTGTACCAACGGCATAACTTTACCATCCTGACTCGCCTTTTCAAATCTGCCTTGCTCATCCGCTGCGATACCTACATAGTCGATTACCAAATCATTCAGGCTTCTTTTGAATTCTCTGATAGACTGTAATTTTTCGGATGTTCCCCAGCGGCACAAGCCTCCACACCAACCATATCCAAAATGAACGCCCTTTTGCTTACTAAACACTTTTTTCTCAAGCATAGAGTATAAAAATGGACGCTTCGGGTTTAACTCGACATAAGAAATCCCTCTTTCCTGCAAAATTGGCTTGACCTTATCTCTAATGTTGTAGATGCAGTCAAACTCCATTCCAGTGTTATAAAATATAACATAATCTAACGGCCAATTCTCTTCTATGAGACGGAGCAGCATGGCAAGAGAATCCTTGCCGAAGCTGACACTTGCAATGTGCTTCATACCGACCACAAACCAAACTGGATGCGGTCAACTGTTTAATCCTCCCATATTACTTGCCATAAGGCTTTCACGCAGTAACAAACAATTTTACCTCAGACTTATCAATCTTCTGAGAACCTGGTTTACCAGGATTGGTATTAGCTCCTTTCTTTTTTGCTCTTCATGTAAATGCCAAGAATGTTAAAATGATTTGCGCGATATGGATCGACTGGTCGCATATCAGATTTATCCTCCTTTCATTTGCTTTCATATTATCTACCAGCGCATGGACGATAAAATTCACCAAGAAAGCAAAAATAAATCCGATAGGACATTGAAATTCCATACTGATGGCGATTGGTAGCATAATCATAAATGCCCAACTAAATCCGTGCATAATTAGGGCTACGATATAATCGTACCGATACATTTTTTCTGGAGCGGTTTTGTGCCACCACTCCTTTTGCTTCATTGAGGCGAGAATCCCTTGTAAATAGTAATCGTCCACAATATGGAGAAAAATCATAAGCAGAAGTAAAAAGCAGTTATTCATATCAACACCTACTTCACATACACATCACGATATACGACACCGAGGCGGTACGCTTCTGAATGACTCCCAACACATACATCAATTCTGTTTCCCTTAATTGCGCCGCCCGTATCATGCGCCTTAAACTCTCCATACCCGTCTATGTAGACTGTACTGCCGAGAGGAATGACAGACGGATCAACGGCTATTGATACCCATGGGGTAAGGGGAGTGCCGGATGCGGTTCCAGAATATCCTCCATTACAGGTCGAGCACGGGCAATAATGGGAGATGCGGAATGTGCCGATATATTTCCCCTTGTTATTTTCATCTTGAACGGCCTGGTCATACTGTTGGTAGAGATTTGTGAGAATGCGCTGCTGTTCCCACCATTTCTCCTGGGCAAAAAGAATTGCCGGGTTGTCTTCACTTTCTCCGAAGCTCCTTACATACTCTGCAATCTGATGTGCCATGTTCTGCTTTTCAATAGCGCTGTCAATCTGCTGTTGGATCTCTTCAGAAGTTGCGGCCTGTGCTGGAAAAACCAGCAGGGCGGCTATTACACAAGATGATAAAAGTTTTCTGACTAACTTGATAAAAACACTCCTTTCAATCGTGTAAAAACATTCCCTCTCTATAACGGTCTCCCATTCTTTCGATATACTCCCAACAGGGGAACGGCTCTGTTTGAAAACACTTCTCACAACAACTCTCGCACACAAAGCCGTACTCCTTGTTGTATGGACATGGGTTTACCTTTAGGACTTCTTTGCCGCATATGGAGCACTTCATTTCGTTTCCTCCGCAGGTGCCATCTTTGCCTTGATGTCCGCCTCGTGAAGAGCCATGACATCCGCGTACATTTTGTCGCCAATCAGTCTCTTAAACTTTGCGACAGCTTTTTCGGCGTGGGGAACACGCTCCAATTCAAAGGGGCGCATATGCCACTGAATCACCCCAGCGACATAGAGGACATCGAGAGCTGGCTGGGTGTAAAAGAGGCTATCATATGCGGAGACATGATGGTGCTCATAGTAATGAGCAATGTCAGTGTCTTCACCCCGGCTGTTCTTAAACGCCTTGGTAAAGGCTTTGCCGATATCATGCAGCATTGCCGCCTCATACAGCTCAGGGGAACCGTTGTGAATGTTCGCATATGTAGCAATGCAGTGAGCGCCAACCGTCAGATCATGATGGGGATTATCCTGATCCAGCCAGGCCAAGCCGTTTTCACCCCAGAAAAGCTCTTTCACATCCAGCGTCTTAAAACCATCCGGGTAAATCACATGAATCTTGTCCCATCCCTCATAATACTGGGGAATCCAAATGGACTTATACATCCGCTCCAGGACTTCATAGGGGACAACGCGATCCCGATGCTTGCTGCGCTCCACGCAATCGGCAAAAGGAGTTGCCATGAATTCGCACACTTTTTCGCACGGGACTTTGCTCAGCCGCTGAATGGTGTCCATACGGCGCTTATAGTTGATATTCGTTGCGTCGTAAATGACATTTCTGCCGTTGCTCAAATCCTCGATCACACGGCGGTGAAGCACATCAAACACCTTACCATTATTATTCTGATCCTGGACATCCCCAAGGATCTCTTCGCGGATTGCGTCGCTGGAATGAACCACAGCATTAAACTCTTCTTTCAGCTTTTCCGCATAGCAGGACTTCCCGCTGTAAGGAAGCCCGACCATCATCATAAACATCGGTTTCATATTGTCCCTCCATATACTCAAGCAACACAGCCGATCTCGCTTTTGAAATTGTACTTAAACAGATCAATCAGCGTCTGGTTTAATACATAGTCAACGGCTCGATTAACGGTTGGCGTATGCTCTTCCATATATTTTGCCTTTGTCTCTTTCATCTTTGATGTGTAGACTTCCGCCATATTAACAGCGTCATCTTTACTCAGGCACCCAAATTTAATTTGTTTGAGATAATCTGCTTTCTTGGAGAGCAGGCAATCTTCATATGCCTCACCTGCAAGCCATCTTGTCATGAATTCGTCAAGCCTTAAAATATGGTGCAATTGCTTTGGGTCGTACCCGAACCGTTCAATCTTATCTATTGTGGCCGGATACGGGTGGCAGAGCGCCTTTTGCTTCTCCATTGCGGTGCCTACCATACAATTCAGAGATGCAAAGTCGTTGTATCTTCCGATCAGTTCGCGGGAGTCCAAGACCGGCTGAAAAAGAGACGCATACTTCGGATTAAGAATTCTGTACTTCGTGAAAAGGATCTCAACAAAGTTGATGTTCTGTTTTCTGAAGCAATCAAACATCAGTCGGATGTCTTTCACATCCACATGCTCATCATTTTCCATGATGTGCGTGTAACTATACGGCTTTCGGTTCAATACAAAATCCTCGAAAGAGGGGAGGACGATGAGCTTTGAATCTACATCGCTCCCCTCGTAGTCGAGCTTATAATTTTGCGACCCTTGCAAGAAAATGCCGACCCATTCCGGGTGCTTTTCCTTTACAGCGTCTAAATGTTCTGAAAGCCGGCGCATGATTTTTTCATCATGGCTTCGCTCTTCTATCTCAAACACTCCTTTCATTAAGTGAATGGATTTTTGTTCCCATATCCAAAGAAGATATCAAAAATATCAGACAAATCATCGTCGCCTGTTTTTGGGATATGGTTTGACCTCTGCTCGTTCTTTTTGTCCGGTTTGTAATCGATGTTGTAGGACATGTTCTTTGTCCAGCGCTCATTTCTGGTTCTGCTTCGCAGGACAATTGGATCTGAAATACTCCGTTTTACACGCTTGGCAAGCAGAGCGCCGGATAACTCATTTCCGTTATCATCGAAAAAATCCGACATCTTTGGGACAGAGATATAAAGGTGTGTTACCCCGTCTACGGTGTCTTCTTTCTCAAGACGGACACCATATTGCCGCCAGGGTTCGATCATTTCCTTGTTTGTCATGCGGCATCCGCTACTTCCTGGGACTCTTCCATATCAGGAGCAGAGGCCACCTCTTTGATAATGCCCTCCAGCACCTTGAACGCAAAGTTCTTGTGCTTGTAAGCGGTGAACTTTGGGCGGTTCACGATGCGGCAGACAACGCCCTCGCGCACATGGGACTTGCCGATGGGATCAGCACCATCGTAGTAACACTCGGCTACGGTTTTTACCCACTCACCGGGGCTATCAGACTCAGGCACAAACCCAGACCACAGGAGCGGGACGCAGTTCACACCCATCTGTTCACACCGATAGCGCATGAAGAACGGTGGATATTCCACAACATCGCCATCCTCATTGGTCATAGTCATACGGTATACATATAGAGCAGACTTCGGAGCGTCTACACCATCTGGGCTACAACCATAACTGAATACAGTTTGCTTGCCGTACTGCTTCACAAACTCCTTATCTCCGACCTTCTTGTTATCACAGGAGGCCATGATTGGCGTACCGTCGTCAGTAAATCCGACTACCTCATAGTAAACGGTTTCTCCCTTGTGGAGCTTGCCCTCGAACACCTTGGCGTGTTGCTCCCTAAATGCGTTGCTCCCATAAAATCCGCCGTCAAAGGTATCGAGAACAACGCGGCGGGTTCCAGTGACATATCCCCAGTCATAGATCGGTTTCCCAGGCCGGCGCAGCAGCTTGTCCATAAAGGACTTTTTATAACCAGACAGCACGGGGAGGTAGCCGGTTCGCTGGGATGTGCCGTGCATCTTCAGCGTGATCTCAACAAGATCCCCCTGGTGGAAAGCGCTGAGGTTATAAGGAAGCTGCTCCGTGTCCGCATGTTCCATGAACAGGGGAGAGATGGGATCTTTGCGCTTTCTGGTGCGATTGCCGGCACCAACAGAATTTCCTTTTTTACGAACTGGGATATACTTTTCACAGATCGTAACGCCGTTGAGCTGCGTAATAGTGTCGCCCTCTTTGAGCTGAGAGATATCCGTGAAATCCGCAAGGGAAGACAGAGGCATGAACAGGCCGTCGCTCTTCTCGCCGCGAAGCTTCAGTGCCTTGATATTCCTCTTCTCTGGATCGAGATAGCCACCAGCGGGGTTCCCGTTCTCATCTTTTCTGCGCAGAAGGTCGTTCTTCTGGGCGAACTCAACACCAAGTTGGCCGTCAACGGGGAAGTAGACCCCCAGCTCGTCAGGCTGTGTATCAAGCCCAACGATTACCGTATTACCGAAACACTCACCGCAGAGCAGGCGATCTGCATTGGAGTGCTTACGCAGGTTTTTAATCCTGGTCACAAAAGCGTTATACATTGCATCACCTCAAATAGATTAACTATTTCCTAATTTAATCGCTGTCAAGGATTTTGACACCGATACCTTTATCTCCAATCTCCTTTAACATGGAATGGAGCGCTTCATCGTCATAGCCTATATCCTTGAACAGAATCGTATATCCGTCTTCGATCAGATTTATGCACTCGTCATACAGCTCTTTTGAAAACCATCCCTCAGAGATAATCTTTTCAATGGTATCAATTTCGCCGCAGGATTCGTAATCCAAAATACAGGAGTCCAGTTCCTCTTTTGTAGTGCATCGCTCCCCGGTCGTCGTTTCATACCCAGCGTCAGAAAGCAGAAGTGTTTCAACGATATCGTAAAAATACTTAATCTCAGGATATTTCTCTGCGACATCAGATGGGATATCTGGATTTGTTTTATACGCAATTACGAAACTTGAGCTACTACTGTTTGTAACAAAGTCGCTTCTAATTTTCATCGATAAATCTCTCCAAAATCAAAGATTAGATTGTTAGGAGACACATCCATTTTGTAGACGGACTTAATCTCTTTGGACAGCATTTCACGCAATTCTGCAAGATTGTGCTCAGTCAAGTCATTTTCATCAAGCGTCCATCCAACATAGTCAAGTCCGCACTCCCCAAGCACAGCCTCAAGATATCTGTCTCTCAACTCGATATCGTCATAATCTCCATCGTCCATACGTTGCAGAATCTTTTCAGAAGAAAGATCGTTTTGCTCAAGGATCGCCTCTACAGCTCCAGTGGGCAATCGAAGACAGATAAATGAGCTACTGCTACTATTGGTCACAAAATCAGTTCTTACTTTCATGGTTCACCCCTTATGGATATAATCATAAAATCGGCTGTATGTGCCGAACCGATCTTTCAGACTGGCGACGATTTCAGCGGGGTTCAGATGGAATCTGGAACACACCTCGGTCACATACTCGCTGTCATAAAGTTTCTTGCGTCTCTTGTTGAGCTGTTTTACCTTATCGAAAACTTCATCACGAGAGACTTTATATTCTCTTTCCAGATACTTTGCCAGATCTTTGTTGGAATACTCGATAAACTGGCAGATGGGGCAGCACTCTTCCGGGATGCTATAATACCCATCATCGCGCTCCAGCATCATCTCTTCCAGTTCCTCATCGGTCTTCTCGTTCAGCTCCGTATAGGTCATACCATTAAAGCGAGACCAGGATTGCTGCATTTCCTCCTGGATCAAACGAAGCATTACTTCTCTGGGTGCGCTCAGCATCTCATCCTGGCAAATGGTATGGCCGTTTACGCACTCGACCATCTCTGCCTCTTGTAGCGACATATCCCATCCGCTCTCGACATTGCCGCAAATATCGCAAACAAAACTGGAGCTGCTGGAATTGGTCACAAAATCTTTTCTGAATTTCATATGACACCTCTTTTACTGCTTAATCGGGCATACTGCCATGCCCCGCTCTTTTAGAAATTGGATTGCCTTGTCAGCGGAAAGATGTTCCATAATCCATTCAAGGGTGACGTTCTTCTTTTCTTCATTGACCTCAATAATAGAAATAGAAGAGAAGTCTTTTTTGAATAGATTTATAGGCTCATATAACCACTCTACAAAGAAATGCAGATACGGACGGCGCAAGATAAATGTGCGGCAGGGCGCTATATTTTGATCTGGGTTTTTCTCAAAGTGTTCAAACGCCTGTTCAAAGTCCACGTTTTCCAGAATCGTTTTTGAGTCAACTACTTCAGTTTCCTCTTTGCAAAACCAACCCGTATATCCAAACCTGCTCCACTCTCCATGGTCGAGTTGATACATATAATAAGAGTTGTAAATCTTCAGCATAAGATTTTTCCTCAATGGTGATTAAATCTTCTCACTGTAAATTCTTGCTCAGGGAGAATGTGATGCTCAAGCTCAGAGCCGACATCTGTATGATCTTCATACTCCAGCTCTACCAGGTATTCCTTATCGCCAATATCCTCTTTGATTTTTGAGAGAAGTTCTTTTGTATGGCGCTCTACCTCCGCCGCTCGCTCTGGGGAGTCGAAGTAGTCAATATACTCGCTGTCCGGGTGCTCTTCTCTCCACTTCTTTTCAAATGTGGGCTTATCAGAAGACCACCAACCTCCCTCGCCGCAATCCGTAAGAAATTCTGCGTCACCACGAACTTCATCCATGACCGCACTTTCAAACATTTCTTTCTGGATCGGCGTTGCCTCCATGAAGTCATTTAGAAGCTGCGTTACATAGTCGTTGCCGTATCGCCTTGCCATGGCGGAAATCTGCTCTGCGCCGTCTTCTTTGCTCTCAAACGCAAGGATAAAACTGCTGGAAGAACTATTGGTTACAAAATCTTGTCTTACTTTCATGTACCCTCCTTAGCCGTCTCTGCCGGCTCCCCACTGGCAATCGATTTCCGCAAAACCATTTTCCTCAGTGATATCGTCAATTGCAGCGGTGTTAAAATAAGAGTAGTCAACATCGTAGTCCGGGTAGCCGTCCTCGTCCTCATCGATATCCTGCCGATCCTCCGACACGACGAACTGATCACCAGCGTGTTCCTTGATGTAATCCTCTTTCGGAGTAACATCGACACCTGCCCAGTCCGCCTCTAACCATCTGCCCCATCGGTCGTTCTTGATATTCTCCAGAACCTCTTCCGAGGTGTAGACCTCAATACGGTCTTTGTGCTTTTCAAGAATTGCCTGCGCCTTGATAGGATCTGCAATGCGGGCAAAGCAGCAAATAAAGCTACTGGAGCTACTGTTCGTCACAAAATCGCTACGAATTTTCATCTTCTCACCTCTTTAATGATGACTTTCCAGGAAATCAATAGAGACATCCCCATTTCCGTATCTATCTGATAATCCCCATCCGCTAAACCCGTTATGGATAAAGTTTTCAAAAGCACCGTCGTTATCCCCGTCGCCACATTCATATCGAATAGACTCTCCAGGCTCCAGAATAAATCGGTCTTCTGCGTCATCCAGAATCTTAGAGACCAAAGATAAAACGACATCCCTTGCAGTCATTGTCTTATCAGAATGGTTTGTAATCAAAAAACTGCTGGAACTGCTGTTAGTTACAAAGTCCTTTCTATACTTCAAAATACCACTCCTTAATCAAGCCATTTGTTTTCCAGGTACAAGAAAGCGCATACAGCTCCACATGTGAGTAGCACCCATATCACCCAGAAGACTACGGTATAAATAGTTTCGTTCTGTTCCATATGGGCAATCACCTGCTCTGGGGTCATATCACGAAACAGGGCAGAGGAATCGTTGATCGTACCGTTTTGCAGAGATGTGTAAATCGTACCTGTCATCGGCATCGGAACGACATTGTAATAGTAGCGATCATCGGAACCCACATAAATATAATTCATGCGGTTATCTACCCCGACAGAATCAAGATTAAGGCGCTCGGCAGGAAGTTCGATTGACTCATATGGAAATGTGCGCCCCTGGAATGCAATTTCCTCTACATGCCTGCGATCACTCCAAACATGATCCCATGTGTAATAAACCTCTGTCTCAGTGCGTTTCTTTCCGTTGCTATCTGTCTTAGTAACGGTTCTGGTGTGCCTGGTGTATTCTTCTTTGTTCTTTTCAATGTAGATAAATCCGCCGCCGATCTCATCGTAAGTTACAGACTCATTGGATGATACTTCACCGTATACAAGGGCATTCCCAAAATCGGTGTCCATTCCATAATAGAACTGGTCTGTATTCTCGATAATCGTGGCGGTTCGATATGACTCGCTTTTTGATACTGCACTTTCCAGGATTGCATCGCTGACAAAGATGCCAATAAAAATCATTATAAGGACAATGATAACACTGAAAAGAACCTCTCTCTTTTTAATTCTCATCGGCAAACAAGTCCTGCGGTGCGTCTACCGGCGCATCATAGTCCGTATAGGTCGTATCAATCGCCTCATATCCCAAGATGTTCAGAATGATATTGTTGGGAAAAGATCTCACCATTTTGTTATAGGAGCGAACCTGCTCATTGTAGTTGTTGCGATACTGCGCGATCTGGTTTTCCGTCAACGCAAGCTCATTCATCAACTGCTTGTAGTTTTCATTGGCTTTTAACTCAGGATAAGCTTCCGCAACAGCAGTAATTTCTATTTGAGCGCCCTCTACATCGCCATGCTCCATGCTATTTCTGGCGGAAACGATACTCTCCATCGTCTCACCTTCGTAATCCTGGTAGGACTGTACGGCATCAACCAGATTGAACACAAGGTCATAGCGGCGTTTCTCTGCGACATTGATATCGGCCTGGGCTGCGTTAATCTGTTCCTCCAAAAAGATCGCCTTGTTGTTGGAGCTGATGAACAGACCGCCGATCAGAAGGATAATGGCAAAGACAATCCCTACCACAATCCAAGTAGCTTTATTTTTCACTTGTAGTCACTCCGTTCATGTTATTTTTAATGATTTGAATTGCCTCTTCATCTTCTATATAAAATGGGTCTCGACCCCGAAATAGAGAAGAGCAAATAAGTAATTGGCAAAACCTCAAATCAGGATACATTTCCCATATATCCGCAAGCTGATTGCAGAATTTGCGAATCCTTTTTATATCTCTCATGGTCACACTGTCTTCTCTTCACTGCTGCAAATCACGATCTGAGGACGAATAGGACAGCCACCCATACAGGCTGCTCGCTTCTTACATCCTGGGCAGGAGGTTCGGAAGTGGTTTCTAAAGTCCTCAAATTGGCTGCTGTTCCAGGCGTTTTGAATGGTGTCATTGGAAATATCGTAAGCCCAGCGAAGATCCTGGTTGTCAAATGAGCAGGGGAGAGCTTTCATATCAGATGTAATATACATACTCCATCGCCCGCCCTCGCACGTGTCAATACTGTTTGGATCAATGTTGTGCGTATAGTTGAGAATGGCCGGGATGGAACAGGAGTCAAACCCAACTTTGAATGACGCATCCATATGGTCGATGATGTCAAAGAATTTCTGTACCTTTGGATCGCCGGCATGTAACACATTTTCCTCACTACCCAGGCCAACTGGCTTATGGAGCAGAAAAATCACTGCGTTAATCCCGTTCGGAAAATCATGATTGCTCAGCCGCTCAATGGCCTCATCAATAGAATTCTGACCAAGGACATAATGAATATTTGTTTTGATTCCTGCATCAAGCAGCATCTGGATGGCTCGGATTGTGTGCGACTGACGATACCAGGAAATTGCCACTGCGCCGCAATACTCTTTGCATAGGGAAACAATCTCGTTTGTAAAGCCAAGGCCAGAGCTGGTGAAGTTGGGGACGATGTTGTTCTCTCGACAATACTGAAGAATCTCCGCAAAGTTTTCATGCTGGTCAACGTCGCCGCGCCCACCAAGCGCAAGCTGGAACGTCTTGCCTTTGCACTCGTCTACAATGCGCTTGAAATTTTCAAGGGACATATTTGGATGATGTGTTTTAAGGCCATTCTGGTAGCACTGGACACCGGACTTGAGACAAAGGCCGCTGGCTCCATGCACACAATGTCCCATCACGCCGACATCAATCAGCTCCGGGTAAGATGTCATAAACGGGTCAACGCCGGTGTCCTTCCCGTTTTCATCGATCACTCCGCTTCTGGCATAGAACCCCGTCTTCGGATCAAACATGGAAACAAAGCGGTTTTTACGGTCTATCTTTTTGAGCATATAAACTGATACTCCCTTTCTCTTCTGCGGTTGTTATGCACCTATTTTTACTGAGATTATCTGTGCGTTTTCAGGTTGGTAGCGATTACATTTTGCCTCGTATTGCCAATGGAACGGTAGAAACCGTCCGGGTTAAATTTTCGGATCACTTCATAGATTTCTTTCTTTCCATTTTCGGTAAGAACCAGGTTCGATGTCTCATCCGCATGGGTAAATGCGAATGTGCGATTTGCGCTGGGGTACATCTTGGAAACCTTTTTCAGTTCATTACCCACAGCCTCATGAAATCGACGCTCTTCAAATCTGCCGTACCGGAAACTGCCCTGAAACTCATTCCACACATTGGTGTCGTCACTCCGCTCTTCTCCAAACAGCTCTTCAGAAGTGCATTCTGTAGGGAAAAGACCAGCGCCGTGCCGCGTAAAGTAAGTTCTTGTAACAAAACAAACCTCCAAATCAGCAGATTTTGAAAGCCCGCTGTTATAGAGAACTTTATTTACACCAGAGAATCCGGTGCGGGAAGTGGTCAAATGAGGCGCAAACTCTTCATAGAACTCATCCAGCAACAGACCTTGTGCGCCCTCAAATACGATGCCGTCATATTCGTGTACGATATTATCATCCGTCACTGTGCAATACCGCATCATCTCATTGACTTGCAGAATCCAGTTGTCAATTATATTTTCACTGAGGATCACATTCAAATCCGCCAGGGAAACAGACGACACGCCGAGATCCTTTAGTCTTTTCGGGAGGTAGTAGTCGCGCTGCATCTGAAGAGAGTGCTTTAGATCTACCGAACCAACACAGCCAGGGGTGATTGTGTACCCAACGCCATGGTTACGATACCGCAGAACCGTTTCGTTAATGCCGATTCCGCAGCTTCCATGCTTTTGATCGCCCCTTGCTCTCTCAACAATTTGGTTTACCAGCATGTCGTAGGGAGTTGTAATTTTACAGTTGTGGTTGATATATACCTTGGGCTGCAACCACCATTCTCTGCGAAGATTATCAAGCTCCTTGCAGAACAACATGGGGTTCAAAATAAAATCGCCAGAAAGGTAAGTATCGGTATTCCTCACGAAACTCCCAGCACCAAAGTGACTGAACACATGACGCTTTGGATTTCCATATGCAGGAACCACAACGGTATGTCCGGCCTGTGCGCCGCCATTGAACCGAATGTTTAACACACTCCCGTTCTTTGACAACTTGCTACAGAAGTAATCGGCCATCAATCCCTTGCCCTCGTCGCCAAAGTTTGCGCCAATCACAACCTTTACCTGCTTATTCATACCAATACCCCTTTCTGGCATTTCATCTTATTTTATTTTTAGAACTCAACCACATCGCTCTTGGCGGTTACACTCTTCAGACCGTCCAGGGCGCTCTTCACCACAATGGAGGTGGAGCCGTCCCAGCTTGCGGCAACCTCGTCAACATCCTTGCCGCCCATGGTTTCCAGAATGGACACAATGATCTCCGGCACCTTGGTGTAATCGCTGACCTTGATAACGCGCTCGCCCATCAAAGACCGCCACTTTGCAATTCGGCTGCTGTCCCCGTAACGATCCAGAACCAGATGGAACACCTCGTACTTGCGATTGACCAGGTTGAGAAGTTCATCTACAGGGATATCACGCTCAACGGTGTCGCCAAAGATTTGCTTGATTTCCCGCGCAGTCAGCTTAGTGGGATAACAGTCGTCGCCCATGGTGAAAAGGAAACCCTTTTGATTTCGCTTGTTCAGACAATCAATGTCCGTGTGCATGGCGGCAAAGTACCAGGCGAGGGGATAGCTCTCAAACCCGTTCCCGCCACCGCCGCGCTCAAAGTAGAGCTGCGTCAACTGCTCCGCAATGCGGATATCGGACTCGAACTGCGTAGCCTGAAACGGAGTGGTGTCGCACATGGCATCCCCAATGGCGTTGAACATAATCTGGGGGTCAGTGACAGGCTTGCGATCCAGAATCTCAGAGACCAGCACATTCAGCTTCTTTGCCACACCCTCCAGAATATCGCTCATGGAGCCTGTTACATCCAGGCCAATGATAATCGCATTGCTGTTCGGGTGGTCTGCGCTGTCCCGGCTTTCTCTTACAGGGATATCCTTCGGATCAAATTCTGCTTTCATCATTTTGCTGGTGTAAATACCAGCGGCGCTCTTTCCAGCGATAGAACTCTTGGAATAACTGTCCCAATCGTGGGGAGTCCAACTTCCACAACCCATACTTCATTCCTCCTACTTGTAAATGTCTGATTTTGTTACTTGCATATTGACAAACTTACGTTCACCGTAAGATTTATCCAGTGTT